TCCCTATCGATCACAACACAAAGGTAGGAAAATTAATTTTATTCTCCAAATAAAAAGGAAAGTTTGATTGTACTATCTTCACTCTCCTTAGCACTGTCTTGAAAAAGACATTATTTTGTATTCCGCCTCTCTAACTCTTCGATCAAGGCGTCGGCAAACGCGCAAGCCATACTTGCAACCCCATCTTCAGCGTATGAAGTATCCATACCCAACGAAGACACAATCCCCTGCATTGCCTGCCCGGCATACACCCGCCGCCAGTACTCGCGAACAGGTATAAGGTCTTGAACAGTGGCTGACTTGGCCATTTCGTTAACATCAACAATGCGATTCATGCACTTTCCCTGCTCCAGCTTCTCGTCATCATCTTCTCGCATCATCAGATCTTGACTACACTTTGTATTGGCTGGGAGCCAGCCCCCGTCATCTCGATACGATTGTGGTGTTTCTTTGCCAGACAAGGGATCTTGCACCATAGCTACTATTGAAAATAACGGATTATTTACATTGAAGCAAACAATACGTGCTTTACAGCCTCCCAGCGTGCACACCGCCGCACCTCGCTTGGCGGCCTCCAAATCGAAATTCTTCATAATATATTTAATTTATAAAATTATAACTGTTTCCACATCCACACAAAAGCCGGATCATCGTAATCGGCATAATCTTCATATCCCCGGCGTCTATACCAATCATGCATCCATGCGGACTTATCAACCCATAAAACACATGAGTCACAACCTAACCCGCGAGCAATATTCTTCAACGTAGCCAATAACTCATTCCCATAACCTTTACGTCTTTGGCTCGACTTAACCTCCACATTCTTAAATACAGCAATAGACTGTCCAATATGTCGATAGATAACCGCCTTGCAGCACCTGTGCAGAGTTACGTGTAATTTTAAGTCAAGCATAATATCATGGAATTGATATCCACTGATAACTACATGGATCACACTGCAAAATGTCCATCCATTTGGCAACATTGTGGCAGTCGATAAGTTCAACGCTCCCGTCCCACTTGTTCCGCACAAGGCGCGGCAGATGGCAGAATATCTCTTCTATGGTGTTATCGGTAACGCGACAGTCTGAGACAGCCTGAATGTCGTGCCATTGTGTCAGAGAAGAAACTCGATACTCTAAATCGGCAATCTCATCAGCTTGCTTATCTAATGCCCGCTCGTACGCAGCTACTGTCTGCGGGGCAATATCTTCCGCCTTGTCGATGTTGCGCCAATAGCGGCGAACCCAATTCCACATTGCATAGTAGAACTTATCCCGCATATCCCGCCGGTGCAAATCGGCCTGCGTGTCGTACTTGGCCGTGTGGTGGCATGGAGCAGACTTGATGCAGCGGAATGTGCCCGAATCGGTGATATACATCAGCCCTGCGAACTTCGGGCATTCAGCCTCGGAGATGATTCCATCCGGACAGACATACCAAAAGTAGTTAGGCTTCTGCATCGGTTCCTTGCCACACCCTATACCGTATTTGTCATAGCTGTGGTATTTTGCTACCGTCATATCCTCTCCTCCCAGCAATCGCATTTTCTCCTGCTTGTGGGCAGCCTCATTCAGAAAATCTGAATGGCTGATCTTGATCTCACACTCGTACACATATCCGGCTTTTGAGATTGCCAAGTAGTCAGACTCCCAAGCATAGAAAAATAAACCAATCATCTCAAATGCAGGCTGTCGCAGGATTGGATGATTCTCATAGAAAGCCCGCTGAATACTATCCTCCGTATATTTATGCTTCTGTGCGACTACACCCCGTCGACCTCTAAGTCCCATGCAATCAATAAATTTATTTTACCAACTCAAATTCATAAGCAGTAACAAATAGATTAGATTCCCAAGTCCCAGAACCAGAAATCATATCAGTCAATGACGCAAAAGCCTCACGAGGTGTACCACCAAGCCATTCACGTAAAGTATTCGTGATACCGAGACTTACATAAAACATACGGGCTTTATGATCCCACTCAAGGCCCTCCTTGATGCAATCCGCGTCCGAAATATCCTGCAACCGCTTGCACTTGACTCCGGCGATGCAGATTCGGCGAGGCATAAGCTCCGCTTTAGTGAACAGCTTGTTATTCCACCCTGCAAGGTCCTGCACGATTTCGAGGGGTATTTTATGCGCTTTGGCCACCTGAAGCAAAAACGTATCGACATCCGGATGTTCAGCAGCAATCGTCGAATATTTTTGCGCCACTGCCACGATCTCTCCGACCCCGTATTTTGGCAGTATCACATCCCCATTATTCCTTTTCGCCCATCCGAAGTTATCAGATAAAAAGTCCGGTTGCGGAGTTATTATCCATCGGGACATGATCTTCCGACCCTCAATAACCGCCTGCGTCAACCCATAGTGAGCATTAAAGTATATCTTCTGCATATCTATCTCTCTTTAAAATGCTCGACAAGCTCCTCAACCGTAGCCTTGCGCCAGTAACAATAATATTTCTCAAAGTTCTCCTTTAGCCATTCGGTAGACCACTTGTCAGACAAACATAAACAAAAATCACCAGCAGTATCTGTAAACCACTGATCCCGGTCATTCTCGTCATTCATCGCCGCCAATGCTTTGAACATCCCAATGTTTTCGCCACAATCAATAAGCCCATATGCCGCAAGCTCATCTGATGTATTACAATGGGGCACGTCAACGCATCCATCCTCCAACCCGACAACTATAATCGAATTAGCCATATTAATTTGATGCCTTCCCGCGTACCCTCTATCGAACAACCATTTAAATAAATCAGTCCGCTTCTTTGCATCCTTAACACGAACAAAGCACGGAGTAATGAATTTTATCATATGCTTATCGTTTTAGATTGTTGGTTTTGTTAATCTCTGCGGCAATAGCCTCCACGGTCTTGCCCCGGCCTCGGCCATTGCGGCGCACTCGTTCTATTTTCTGGAACCGCCGAACAACTCCCGTTGGCTGAAGGTATTCATCGAGACCTGAATAGGCGACAACCTCATTGAGCCATTCCTTTACGTCGAATCCATCCGGCGGTCCCTGCCAAGTACCATCAATCAAAAAATTTTTCACTCCTTGTTCAGTTTTGAAATAAACAATGTAACATACTTGCAAGCATAGGTACAAGTGTAGTCATCACGGTCACGATGAAGACATTGGAACTCATTCAACGGACAACAGTCACGATGTGCCTTTATCGCTTCCGCAATCACCCGAGACTCTGCATCCAACTCAGCAAGTTCGACACACTCAATCACACGCCGCTTCAACATAGAAGCTGCACCATCACGGCTATTTCCAACGGCATATTTTTCAATATACTCTTCTACTCTTTTACTATTCATACATCATTCAGTTTTTGAATAAACAATCTCAAGTCTTCACACAATGTAGGATCGCAAGCCCGACCAGCACCACCACAACCATCCTTATACATACAAGAAGACTTGAATGCCTCTACCGATTTTTGCCGCATCTGTTCATAAGCCTCATCCTCGGCGAGTTCGATAGCGATAGACACATCCCATCTTGATACGACCAACTCGCGCCCTCCGAATCTTTCAGCATACTCTTGTGCCGTACACGTGGCAAATGTAATGTATTCCTTTGCTTCCTCGCTTTTCATAGTCTTATGGCATTTGTTATCAAGCATATCGTCTTTTTGCCATTATCACATCTCAGTTTCAATAGCGGAGAATTCTCCCTTATCCCATGACCAACAACCACCCCTCTGACATGCTTGCTCTTTTTGGACTGAACAAGACACCCAATAGGGAAGTTTGACAAGGCAGACGCCATCAATATGGCACATTTTTTACATTGATCTTCATACTCGGCTATTGTACGCAGGGCTTGCTGATACTCTTTTTCTGTTATCATGGCTCAATCATTTTTATCGTTATCGTCATCGGGATAGCTCACATCCTCATAATTCACGCAGAAGTCGAGGTCCGGATTATCGTCGAATATTCCTTTGGCTCGGCATTCTTCGTACTTTCGGCAGTTATCGCAATGGCATTCGTTTATTAGTCTGTTGATCTTCATTTTCTCTTCCCTTTTAGCTCCGCAACGCGGTGGAGGATATGATTTCTCATCGCTTCATTAGCAAATTTTAATGCTCCGAAATAGCCCTTACACTCGGCAAGCATTAAAATCAAATCATCCGGGAACTCTTTGCGGGCCTCCCGCCGCAGTCGTTTCAGTTGGCGTGTTTTCATCGTTTAATCAACTTTGCATGTAAACCATCAATCTCATACTCCCGGTAGCATTTATCGCAGATGATTAGCCCATCCTCATAAACCGGGCATTCCAAATCTTCCCAAACGTCAGTATAATTAATGCCCCTCGCCTGAATCGCATTTCCGCAAATGCACCTGAACTCACAGACGACTTCGTACTTAATATCTTCCACATGAATGTGGACATCTAACAGGCCATCATTGGCGGCCTTTTCCCGTTGTGTACGTTCGCGCTCGATCTTCTGCAAAAGCGTGATTTGTTCGGGATTGCCGATTTCAGGTTTTACCTCTATATCCCCGCGCATAAACTTGCCATCCACGAGGCGCAACGGCATTCCTACTGCATGTCTCATAACTCCAACTCGTAACCGTTAGACACAAGCCACTCAATAGCATCTTCCAGCAGATGCAAGAAAGAGATTCGATCCTGCCATCCAACCTGCGTCTCTTCATCTCCCCAATACAAACACCAACAAGGGCTGGTGGACGAACAGGCCTCAATGTGCAAAATATGGACTGCGCCTCCATTGGTCGTTATCTTTTTCGGCAACATCCCCAGCAGGTCCGCGACCGTGAAGGCCGGGATAACATCTTCTCGTATTTTTTCTTTCGGAGGATAACCATTCACTTGATAAGGCTGAGCATATAATTTAGGCTCACCCTGAGTAAAGTGGCTCTGATAAGTCAGGCTCGCCTTCTCTGCCGGAACGCCCAACTCCAACAGGCGGCGAGACTGCTCAATGCTTGTTACCTGATTTTTTCATAACTCATAAGGATTTTTGACAAAAGTATTGACGTCCAAAGCAAGGTCAACAAAAATCAGCCCTCGATAATCGAACATCCATTGAGATAACATATCAAGAGCATCCATATTAAAAAGCATATCTGCCATAGGAGATGAAGCGAAATCATCGTCATACCAGAGACTAAAAGAACCAGATGCAGAATTCCAATCAAACAAATAACCCTGAGAGTCGTCCAAGTATGTCATCTCAAAACCATAAGCAACATGCCCACCATTCTCGCACCGCACAAGCCCAGAATATCCAAGCAACTTGGCAATCTCAACCATAGGCACAAAAGTCTGGCCCCTGTGTGTGATCTCGTTGACCAGATCCGACATGGGACGAAGAATAGGCTTTATATCGCTGAGGTAATCATACTGCTGACAGTCGCCACCATCACAACACAAACCAACATCCCCGTCCATACAAGGGTCTACATTGCCAAGCTGAGACAGCAACCAAATATCCAAATCTCTATCTTGAACTTTCAACCCATACGGAATATATGAAGCAATATCCTTCTGCTCCAAAACACACGGCGAAATGTTAGTACTTTTAAGAAAACCCATAAGACGTATGAAGATTAGTGATAAGCATAAAACCAACGATACATGTGACGATCGTGATCCGAGGAAGCGTCATGCCCTATAATAAGACGCCCACATGAAGGACACCGCTTCTGATTATCGCATATAGCAACATGACAACACGTAGTAAACATAGTGGAGTTATAAGGACTACAGAGATAAACATACCCCATAGGTAACTCCTCCGACCTCGGATTATAATTGCAACTCATAATCATGAGATAAAACCCACTCAATAGTAGTAACCTGATCTTTCATAAGTAATAAAAAAAATTAGCACAAAATTGTATAGTTGTTTCTTAAATATGAATTCCAAGAATCCCTCGCAGCATACCAAACAGCACAAGAACGAGTGATAGAATCACTAAAGATAAAAGCTCCACTAACCGCCATATCATAAAGACAAGAATAAGCAGCAGGAGCATCCCATAAGTAACCAATATACTCTGACAAGGTTAAAGGACGTGAACGACTATACAGAAGATTCATACAAAAATCAGAGTACAAGCCAACCTCCTTAAGCCACTCCCGAAAAACATGAGTATATTCCTGTAGGGAAGTTATTTTAATCTTTATGGCGCAACAGAATTAAAACCTCCTACAATCGCTATAAGGATTACAATCCAAAGTATCCGCATCCACTGCAAGCCCACGCTCGATAAGACCACCCACGTCGAAACGCCAACGATAAAGAAGATCAAAGCACCCCTTGGGCATACTCTCATTAGTACCAAAATAATGAGTTATTCGCCCCTGCGGCGTAAAAGTGTAAACCATCACAAAAGAATCTCGATCCACAACAATCCAAGAATCTTCCGGAATATCCGGACTGCAATACAACGCAAGCTCCACTGCCGGAATGAAAGAATCCACCCGGTAATCAAAGTCACGAATAGGTTTACTCAGAAACGACATAGGGCGTAATATCGGACGAACATCCGACAGGGAAAAAGAACCTCCTCGTCGTACAAAACCACCAGTAAGCGGAAGATGACCAGACGAAAGCGGAACTAAAAAGTCTACCGTCTGATCCGGGAACTGAAAAGCCAAACCATAGGGAATATAGCCCCATAAATCCTGAATACTAACTACATTTGACATAAATATAGCATATTTTAATTTACAATGGTGAAATTTCTATCCAAGTAAGCATCCCATGCTGCTGCGCAATCATACCAAACCTCTCCAGCACAATATGGTGCCCTATGAAAAATAAACGATGACCAAAGACCCATCTTTTGAGCACGAGACTTGAATTGCCACAAGCCAACTACAAATTCAGATAGAGTCTTACCATGCCACAATAACAAGTTCATACAGAAATCACCATACAAACCATTATCCTTGAGCCAAGCCCGAAGCACCTTAGTATAAAGGACGGCACTATCAATCACTATACTCATAGTAACAACTTAAATGTCTATTAGTTCTAAAATCAACTCTACATCACAAAAGTAGTAAATTAAATGTATAATCCAAAATAAATATAAAGAAAAAATAAAGACAACCTATCAGTCGTCTTTATTCATATACCCAAGCAGCCGCAGATTCCCATCTGTAACTACAAACATAAACGTAACCTAACCCTTCTGACTGTCATCGTTACCGTCCTCAGAACCATGCTCCCGGTACCTACTCTCCTCATTCTCCATGTGGCAAACCAAATCGCCAAGCAATAAAGTAAGTAGACACCAGAAGCCAACGTAAGGAATAGCAACGACCTTCCAGTAACGCCACGGAACAGGTGCCTCCTCGTACCTATACATGCCTGAAAAGCATAACATGAGGCACACAAAAAAGACATACGACAAAACGTAATACAAAACAGTGGCCCAGAACAAAAAGATCAAAAATCCCATAAGCCCTCATCAATTATAGGTTCGACAGTCTCCTCTACACAAACCAAAGCCCAGTCGGGAACAAAAGACCAAATAGACAAAATAAACCTCCTACTAAAGTAATAAACAAAATCGCTGACAAGACAACAACAAGGCACGTCGTCCGAAGCCCAAGACATCGCAAAAAGCCAACATAAGCATCCCGAAAGTCGTCCATCGCTATAAAGTATTAACGTCCCCGGAACACAAACGCTTCCGCATGTCCTTCAAAGACAAATTGTGCTTCTGACCATCGAAGAAAGAAGCAACAAGCAAATCCTGATCCGGAATGATCTTGCAAACCAAAAAAGTGGTATCAAACTCTGTAGACCGATACGTCCTACCTACAACAAAAACAGGCTTAGCCTTCTTAACCATAACACTAACTGAAGCTACACAGAACAGAAACTATTGAACTTTCCTCGAAAGCAGCAACGTAAACAGAACCCAAGTCCTTCAAGAAATGGAAACCATCCCAGTATAGCCACAAGGTGCTCATGTCTGACATGAGACACAAGTAACCACCACAAGACGCTCCGCACCGACGGAACTGACCCACAGCAACCCAAGACCCATCTACCTCACTACCCGGACAATAACACACGATTCAATAAAAATAACTAACGACCTAAACGTAAGAAACGGCTCATGCCGAAAGCACAAGCCATGACCTATAACCACCTATCAAGCATCAACACCCATCACTTCGCATATAAGGAAAGAAGACCTGCAAAGCCCGCACGATCCAACTGAGACGAGATATTAGCAATATCGAAACCATGAGACGAAAAAGAAAGACCAACAACACCCAAAGGCTTCGTGCCCAAGAACAAGACCCGAAGGGCAATACAATGAACATCGTTAGACTTTAACTTAAAATAAAGACGCTCGTCGATGTCGCGAATACCATCAACACAGCCATAATAAGAACCTACACGAACAAGATGAAAAATAAAAGGATACTTGGCAAGATCAAAATCAGTATACTCATCACTCACGCTGTTAACACCATCCCCGGTAACCTCCATACGCAAATTACCAAATACAAAAGGAAGCTCCGTGGCCATGTTCTTGGTCCCGTTGTGAAACTCCAAAACCCAAGCACGCGACGCACCCGTCTTAGCCTGAAGCTGGGAGAGCAAACCTAAAACCTGAGAGTCTACCTGAATCCTCCGGGAAATAGCCTCCGAATGACGTGCCCGCTGAATGGCCTCAACCTTATCTAAAACAAAAGACGGATTCAAAACTGCAAGCAGAAGCAACAGCAGAAAAATACACTGAAGTATATTAAAGAATCCGTACTTATTCTTCAAGGACAAAAGCTGCTTCAACCAACCAATGGCCGGACTAACAGACTCTGAAGCCGAAGCAACACTCTTTTTATTATCAGACATAAGACTAAAACTACTATTTTCCGGATATATAATTGCAAGCTACCAAGTAACACCTCGCTTGGCCTTCTCCTGCTCAAGCCATGAGTCTACAAAATACCAATCTCCAGAATCAATGTACTCCTGTGGGGGCGTGAAATCCTTAGGCCACAGCTTCCCCGTCTTCTTGTCAACAGCATGGATGTCGAGCTCGTAACCCCACGTAAGACCCACACAAGGCTCCGTAACCAAAGGAACCTCAAAATTAGATGGCCAAAAGTTCATGATACGCTGCAAAACACATACCGCCTTAGCAAGATACTGAATGCGAGACGCAATCTGAATCTCATCATGAACTGTAACCACAAAACGTGTATTGGCTGCGAACTCCGGGTCCATATCTCGATAACGCATAAGACGAATTAAATCCCGACGAATCAAGTCGCCACCCGTATTTTTATGAACAAAACCACATAATGGATAAACAGGCAACCCACTACACATACTTGGTGACATGATATTATGAGTCACACCCAAAGGCATAGCAAAGACAGCATGAGCCTTCTGCTTCCGACCACGACATAACTTAAAGACATAATCCGTAGACGACGAAGCCGCAAAGTCATAGACCAAATTCCAACCAAAAAGATCGCAGACCGAACGAAGGGTCGCTGCCGTGACAAAAGACCGCGTATGGAAACGTTTGCCCCCAAGAAATGACTTTAACAGACCCCAATAGATACCCCAGTCATCAACAGCAATAGGACGACCCATGTGAGCCAACGATGCAAGCTGCTCTAAACTAAAATTACCCCGACTAAAAAGACCCTTCAGAAGAGAAAAACGAGGCCGCTTAAAAGGCTTGCCCATGCGAACCGGAATACGACCACAAGAGTCCAAGTCTATGACGACATCGTCTGTCCCATACTTGACGAACTTGTGACCCCTATTGCAAACCACAAAATCACCCGTATTGAAAATAACAACATGAAGCTCCTCCTCGCCACGAAATGTAGGAACACCCATACGACGCACACCTGACAAGGGATCGACAAAGTCAACGCGCTGACCCGCAAAGTCCTTCCACGGACGATAACTCTTACCATCCTGAGATGGTAAATAAATTGTGTTAATTAAAGAGCCCTGTATTGTACTATTTTTGGCCACACGCTCCGCATAAGCACGCATCCCATTATCAGGAGAACTAAACCATCGAGCTAAGTAAATAGTACGACCAAAGTAAGTCCGAGAAAACCCAGTTCGCTTAGCTGTTCGAACAACCTCATCCTGCCAAGCCTTCAACCGAGGCATACCTTTGTCGTAATCTGAAATGAGTTGGACAGCAGCCTGACGAGAAATGTTCAAACGCTGAGCAATCAAAGAAGCTCCACCACCATACAACTTGCCAAAAGAAACAGCCTTTGACTTAGAACGAAACGAAGGATCGGTTACACCAAAACGCTTATTGGCTACATACAAGTGAACATCTAACTTATGCTTAATCGGATACAAAAAACCATCCTCACGGGCCATATTCCCAGCCAGATTTAACTCCTCACTCGCATAATCGGCTCCTAAAACAGCCCAGCCATCTTCACCTGCAGGAGCAGGGAGGAATGCACTACGCATACCAGCTTTCGTCTTGTACTTAATGGGATTACCCGATGCATCACAAATCGCACCATCAGCCTCCTCAGTAAGACAATAACCCAAAACCGGATGAGTATGAAGATAAGCTTTAATCTCAATTTTTGGCAAGTTTTGGCCGTTTAAGGGCTTATAGTAATCATTACCCTTAGAACCAGAGCTACTCATACGACCCGTCAAGGCAACCGTTAGATTGTAATTAATGCGAACAGGAGTGCCACGCCAACTACACATCTTAGAGACAAAAGACTTAATGTAAGTGGAAACCTCCGAGTACTCAAGAAGCAACTTTGCCAATGGATGATCAATAGTCGCAAGCACATTCTTATCTACCTTCAAACCTCCCCTCTCGGTGCGAACCGTAAGCGTCACAAAACGACCCAAAGCCTCGGCAATCTGAGGCCCGCTGTCAACGTTGAAGGAATAACCTACAAGCTGATAAATCTGCTGACGCAAAGACTCCATCTGAGCATTCGACCTCCGAAGCTCTGCATCCAAAAAGTCATAGTCCAAGTAAATCTCCTGCTGAGTCATCCGACGAACAGCCTCGCCACACTCGTTGTCCAACGAGTAAATCTTCCGAATGTTGGGATAATCGCTCCATATCTTCAGACCAAGAAGAGCAGTTATGAGAGGATCACCCCCAGCATAAATAAAACTAACCTCCGGATCAGTAGAACCAAAGTCATTATTCTCAGCCTCATTCTCCTCATAAGAAATAGTCTGGAACTTCAAGAAACGCTTCGCCCAGTCCTTCAACTTCGGCATACGGTCATTGAAAACCTCATGAGCCATGAACTGGATGTCATGCGTCTTGCCTACAAATGGTGCCTTAAAGCCATCCTTCTCAAGCATCGAAAAGTCAAAGGACCTATTCCACCATGCAGTCATGTAGTTATCAACAACAAACTGAACGAACTCCATAACCTCCTTAATGGGCAAGTTGCGAGAATAACCATAATGACGAAGCGGAATGTAATAACCTACATAATCCGCCTTGCTATAGGTCCTACCTGTGGATAAGCAAATTCCAACAACATAATCGCTTACAAACGAGAGCCCTGTAGTTTCAGAGTCACAGCCGACCAAAATATTAGCATAAAGATTTGACCTTATAAAAGCCAAATCCTCAAGCGACTGAACGAGAGCAACCTTATAACCGTTAAAGGAACCCCAAAGCATAACTACTACCCCCGCTTCTTCTGATACGGAATCACCTCGCGAACAACACTCTTAGAAACAAGAGAAACCTTAAAAGGACGTGTGACAACAACGTAGCACATTTCAAGACTAAAAAAGATATACACATCCTCAGTATGACCATCCACATGAACCAATGTTTTCATTTAAAACTCGCTAATTTATACAATTAACAAAATGAATTAATCGCAACTTTATCCGCACATACACGGACTGGACAGCTCACATGCCCTCTATTGACTAAACATCGCAACGCAACGTCGTCGCCAAATACCTTCCGCAGAATGTTAACACTCCCGTTAACGTCTGCATTTATTAACATCCCACTACCCGAACGAAACAAGCCTCGACGAATACGCTTGCCAACATAAGCGTCATGATGACATACAGCCTCGCGGTCTAAACTACTACAAACGGACGTGTGCGACTCATTGACACCAATGAACCCTATGCCCAAAACATTAGACTTATAACGAATCATCTCAACAAAACGACCATGTGGCAAACATACGAAATTCTGATTCGTAACGGAACCCAAATTAATACAATCCTTCCAACCCGGATTGTAACCCACAACTATCCTGTTAATACCATGATCCCTACAATAATTTACTATTAAACGACTCGCCTTATGCAAGTAATCGTCAACCTTATTATTACGACGCAACGTAAGCCTAGCAAGACGGCGGGAATGCTTCTAACCATGCTGCTTCTGTAAGCTACTCTGTAACTCACCACGCCGCTTATTATAATACTGATTTATAGACTTCAATGAACGACCATTGACTATAAAAGAAAAACCGTTGCTGTCATAGCAAGTCGCCAAGTTGTCAAGGCCCAAGTCGATAGATAAGTAACGACCGCTATCCGGTAACTCCACAACATCCGGAACCTTGTAAACAACCTCGATGACGTAATAACCATGACGCGGTATAAAACGAACCTCATGGATACCTCCCGTAACACGCGTACGTAAAGGCGCAAAACCCTCCTTCTTGGGGAAGTGTAACATCCCGTCAACCAACCGAACCATCTGCGACGAGTAGACAAAGGAGAAGCGACCATTCGTCTTATCCTTGTAGTGCGGAAAACGAGGACATCCTGTGAACTTCTTATTATCGCGCTTCCATGCCTTGATCGACGAAAAGTAACCCTTCAAGTTCTGATCCAAACGGTGAAGAATATTATTCGACGACCATGCACTCAACGCACGGTAATCTACATTGTTAGCCGACAAGAATTGCTTATTCAACTCAATCCAACGAATCCACTTGCCGCTACGCAAGAACTCCTGCTTAATGACAAAAATACCCGCATTATACAAGTTCTTAGATAACCAGCATACATGGTCTATACGACCATAACGATGGTCGCCCCGTCGTACTATATGACGCTCTACTTGAACCATGACGCGAATTTACTAATAAATTGGAAATAAGCGAATATAAAATGTAAATAAATCAATGAATTTATATCAACAATTGCTTGCTAAGTAGTTAAAAAAATCAAAGGACCCCGGAACAACACCCGGCGGAACATCCGATAACGAAGCATAGCGTAAACGTGACGATCTAACCGAACTACGAAGAAGAAAACCCGTATCCGGAACAACCCCAGACATACTCAACCGCTTCAGGCTATCCGGATCGAAACGCTGAAGCAAATCAAACACAGAATAACTCCTACCACAACCATAGCACTTCAGCCAATTGCCGTAAAGCTTCGCAGCCGGACTATCCACGTTATGGTGAAAAGGACAAAAGGCATTACCATATGGCAACTCCTTGCCGAATATGCGCTGATACTCATCCCGGAAAGACAGATTGGAATTAACCCACTCAGCTAAACGAGCGTAAGACGACATGGCTAAGCTCCCTCTACAACACAACCCGGCAACCGATCAGCAGCGTAATCACCAACAACAGACTGCTCTGAAGCCTCAAGTAAAAAACGCTTCGTATCCTGAAGGCATACAAGCCACCAAACGCAAGCACTCTTACCTAACCACCCATAAACCTCTGACGTATTCAAACTACCGTCAACAGTACCTGCCAAAAGCAGATGCTTAGATACAAAACCATGAATACTATCAGAGCACCACAAAGAAGCAACATTAGAAGGTACAGAATCTATATTCTCAACATCAAAAAACTCCTCAGGAGAAGCATAGATGAGCACACTAATAACATCTACACTATCGCAACCATCCTCCTCGATAACACCACGCATGCCACGACAAACAAAACCATGAGACTGGTAAGTCCTATCATAGCGTACATCCACACCCGTAGCATACGACGGTATAAAGTCTAAGTCCGACGCCGAATCCGGAACCACAAAAGACAAATGTAAACGAACTCCACCAATAGGACATGTGTAAATACGATCTAAAATTGTAGTCATAGCACTCAAAAAAAGATTAGGTGCCACGGAAATCATCCATAGCACCTAATCTACGTAGGTGGAAGAAAACCCTACGAAAGCATGATATAGATATCTGACTTAGATCCACACTTAAAGCAAGACACCTTCTTATCTGCCGACAAGGATGCGTCAAAAGGAGTGGTAGATACAAGACAAGAGCCTGACGCACCCGAAAGACCATCCAACTTAAACGAATCAGCTACCTTCTGAACGTCATCACATACCCAATAGCTATCTGATAACTTGCGCTTATAGATATCTGAGCAGTACAAATCCAAAGCATCCATAGCCAAAGCAGAATCCATGACCTTAGAAACCTTTGCCTTCGCAGCACGACTGCCTGACTTGCAGAGACTCTTATAAACACTCGGAGTAAGACGCTCGCCAAGAACATCCGACGCTACACCAAGAACAGAGTCTAAGATACGCTTTGTGTTACGAATGCGACGAAAGGTGGACGCCGTATGAGGAATATCAAACGTATTAGGTGCTCCATCCTGAACCCTATCAACATCAATCCCCACTACAACACTATCCTCTACAAGAATCTCCTTCTCCTCAAGGGCCTTCTTAATCTCACTCTCTATAGAGTGAAGAACCTCCTGCTTGGCAGCGTCAGACAGAAGACTGTCATCATCCATCACCTCCTCCGGCCACGTGTTAAACAACGAATAGGTAATCTTGCCATCCTTAATAAGCTGCTTCAACCGATCAAAAGCCTCGCGCTTATCCGAGAAACGAACAGCCTCAGAGCGATCCGACGTCTCACCGTCTTCAGACATGTACTTCTTATCACGCCCAAAGGTATCCGCCATTGCTACGATAAACTTGCCATCCTCGTCGTCCTCGACTCGAACGTAACGAAAATCATCTCCTCCAGCCTGCACAGCATCCAAAGCACGCAACAAACCATCCTTCGACTCGAAGTCTACATAAGCCCCATCAACGCCCGTAGGAGCCGAATCCGAAACCTCCGGAAGGTCATAAATCTTGTGAGCCAACTGAACAGACGCGTCACTAAAGTCAGACGCAAACTTAGAAATGGCAGAATCCGACGTCTGATAGAAGAAAGCTACCGTGCCCACATAAGCCCCATCAGGACGTACATCTATAAAACGCTGATTCTTGCAAAGAACACGAGGAACAGACGGATCAAAACGAACCTCCATATGCAAAACCTCAAGACCCGCAGACAAAAGCTCGCAAGCAGTCTGTAAATTAGCATCCGTAGGCTCCTGTGCGAGCTTGAAACTGTTATCTAATGCCCACTGCCGACAAGTGTCGCCAACAGCACCCCAGGCGACGACTTCAGGTGATCCTGTCTCAGAAACTCCCTGCTCCTCGACAATCTCCTCAGAAACAGAAGAAGAAACTTCATCTCCAGCAGCATCCTCAATATGAACATCGCCAGAGACTACATCTGTGACTATCGCGCCAAGAGCCTCGCCGATCGCATCCGCAGACTCTGATATAGCCTCCTTAAATGCATCCAAATGAGACGACAGGTAACCTACTGCCTCTGATACAGGAACAATATCGGTACCATCCTCCGTGACAAACAGAACTGAACTGTCAGCTCCATAATCTGACCCATCATCATAGAAAATACCAACAGACGAATCTGAGTTGGAGATATCTACACCTGCCTGAACAGCGGAAAGAAGCTTATCAACATCAAAGTCTACAGCTGAGTCCGAAACATAAAATTTTTGCGGCGCAAAGTAATGAGCTAAATCAGAAGCCACTGTCCGCCAGTCGCCCTCATTATCCATGAGATTCAACCCTATATTACCCTCCATACGACGACCGACTCCCCTTAAAACATAGTGAACATTAGATTCACTATTAAAATCGGGACGGAGAACCAAAGTTCCTTCATAAAACCTACCATCCGACTTAAGAACCGTAATATCGGTACTCTTAGTTGCGCCTCCTGAAACCTCCGGAAGAATAGACGCCAACGCCTCAATATTCTTACGAATAACATCATCATACGTCGTGCTGTCAGAAGCACGGAAAACATCATCAAGGTCTACAAGAGTAAATACCTGAGGACCCAGCTTCTCCTTGATAAACTCCGTGACCTTGTCTACAAACAGAATGCCCTTCTCGTCATCACTCAAACCTCCCGTAGGAATCATCAAACCTCCGCAATCAACGATACCCTCAAATACATGAGCACTTATATTATTGGGATTACTACCGTCTACATGAAGCGAGAAGTCAGCCACAAGAGGAATGTCGAAAATATCATCAGCCTCATGACCTACACAACCATCGCGTAAAATACCCCGAAGCTCCTGCTCGAAAGGCGTATTACCAATAGCATCCTCAATCTTCTCGTCATCATCCATCATAATGCTCTGCATATAACCCCCCTCCGGAGTAGACTCCTCTACAGTATTCTCCTCGACAGCAACCTCCGATTCCACAGAAGGACCATCTAAAGCAACAAGACTCCCGTCTGCCGGAAGAACAACAACATCGGTAGAAGCAAAGGTATAATCAGCATCAGAACCCGTAAAAGCTCCGTTCTCGGCACGAACATTGAAATACTCAATAGGAAGACCCGAAACAACAACCGAACCATCCCCTACGGAGGTAATAGTGCCTGCATACAAGTTACCCATATAAGACACCTGAACCGACGACCCAACCGGAAGCGGAAGACTCGGAACAGAACAACTGTCTTTAACGCGCTTATTCGCAACTCTATGCTTAGGCGCAGCGTCAACCACAGACCTCGAAGATCGTTTATTCTCTGCATACTTCTTGGCAGAAGAGTCAACCACGGGACGATTAGAACGCTTATTAGGAACATGGACAGGAGCAGAATCACCTACCTCGACAGAAGTAGCCTCCTCGACAACATCGTCATCATCCTGAGCAGGATCATCTTCTGACTCCACATCGGCCTCAATAGGCGGATTGTCTACAATCTCTTCAGAAGCCTCCTCGGCTCCTCCCGAAACCTGACCCGCAACAATATCTCCCAAACCATTCGTATACATAGCGGCAACCTCCGTGGCGAAATCCTGTGCCATGATAGCCGCCTGATCACTCAAAGCATCCAAAGCATCTAATGCATCCCCGTAAAGCTCCTCGCCTGCAACAGACGCCTCCTCAACGACATCATTGAGAGCATCCTCCTGAGTAGCTCCACCCTCCAAGAAGGCCGCAACACGCTCATCATCCTGAACAAGACGGTAAGGACCCAACAAGGACTGAGCCTCCTGAGCCTCCACGGAATAACGATTCTCAACAAAGGCATTGTAGAACCGCTTAACCTCCTCCGGCAACGACTCGTAACTCTTCTTAAGAAGAGCGTAACCCTTCGGATCCTCATTCGCAATAACTGCATTAATGGCCCAGCAAACCTCAGGAGTATACTCAATACAAGAATCCTGTACCCGAGCATGAATGGCCTTACACTCGGCAATCAAACGACGACGGGTACTACTATCCGTAGCCTCCAAGAAAGCCCGGCGAGGACCACGACGCTGCGAAAGCAAAGAACAAGAAAGCATATGAATCTCATCATCCGTGAACCCACGGCGTGACGAACTCCCCGCAGAATCCGAAACACTACGGCGTGAACCACGTGCAGAATCCTGCAAATACGAACCCACAGAGTCACCAACACGACGAACAGACGCACCCGACTCCGGAACCGTATCGGTAGACGAAGCTACCGCTACAATCTGCTGATAAAAACAATCTCCCATGACTATAAATAATTAAGACACCCCAAGACGCCTAAAACATAAGCCCCTCAGGATGTCGGATATATAATTGCATGCTGCCAAAACAACTACTTATGGTGGCGAACCTTCCGGTTAGGAATGCAAGACAAGAAGCCCCAATAAGGAATCCGATGCTTCAAATAGTCCGGATCATCCTCGTGATTATAGGCCTCCGTCTCAAAACATGTGTAATAGTAAGCTCCCGGATAAGGAGGTATAAGAACCTCAATCAACCACGACAACCCGTAGCATATCCAGAAGGCAAACAAAATACCCACAACAGACAACGCCCAAGCCCACCATGTGAAGCTATAATGAATCCCAAGAGGAATGAGAATAGCAGCAAAAAGAACTGAAAGCTCAAGCGAGTGTAAAGTATGCACAAGCTCATGCCTACGTGTACGAGCGGACATGTGGAAATTCTTGTGCTTCCGAGTAAAGCTGAAAATATGAAAAGTCAACCACCCGAACCCCTTAAAAGGAATGAACTTGTTGTGAACCTCAATTGGAATCTTCATGGCACATACAATTTATTGGATATATAATTGCATGACACCAAACCACTACAAGCTACCTACTAAATCGCCCATGAGGTCGGAACCACCCCCACCAAAAACTCCTCCACCATCACTAATGGCGGCAAACTCATCCTCGTAAGAGATGTTCTCAACATTGGAACCTACAAGAAGAACGCCCGGCAAAAACTGAGTCGTAACAGGCTCCGGCAAAACTCGACCTAACCGATGCTTCAACATGCAAACTCGAGTCTCCTGAGCATCGGCAAGGTCGGGAGGAGTGTAAAGAAAGATACAATAAGTAGACGACCGCTCAATCTCATTAAGGTCCGAAATAGACATCAAATCATACTGCCCATTCCGACGACCAGCTCGCGTGAAACCCTGACGGTTACACTGAACAGCAAAGATAGTGACAGGATGCACATTGGCCTGATTCGTGTAAGACAAACCCGCAGCACGCAAATTGACGATAATCGTATTGCCAAGACTCTGACCACGCTCCACAAACAAAGCATTCAATTGAGTGATATGATCATAACAAATAATATCCAAACCACCCAAATACTTACTCGTAGCCTCATAAACAGCTACAATCTTCGACGGGTCCATGAACACACCCTTCGTGAAAGTAGACAAGTCTAAAATCGTGATATTATCACCAACCAACTTATGAAACTCGTCATTGGACGCCAAGACAGCAGCCTGCTTATCACCCGACAGCTTATGAAAGATCAAATCCTGAGAATTAATGCTCAATCCCTTCTCCTCGTACAAAAAACGAGTCTGGAACATCAACCACACAATATTAGGATCAAGCTCCAGAGAAACATATAGACACTTCCGACCAGAACGAGCTGCCTTATAAAGACTCGAAAGACATAACGTGGACTTGCCCTGACCCGTATAAGCACATATACTGGCTATGGTACTACTCTGAAAACCGTTAGTCAAATCGTCAATCTCCGGAACACCCAACTTAATACCCTCCGTGTAAGGACGCTTGACCTCCTCGGCGAAATCCCACTTCGTGAACTCAATATCCGACAAGTCGGACACCTCATCCTCCGTAGCAGCAATGGCCTTCTTCAACTCCTCGCGGTAATCCTTAAACCTAAGAGACTCCGTGCCCGCAGCAGTCACCGTACCCATAAGAGCCATACGGCGATACATGTCGGAAATATCCAAAAAGGCAACACCAAGCTCCCCAAGATTATACTGATGATCCGGAGCAGAATAATAACGACTATAATAATCCCACGGAGGATAAATACCTACCGCAGAACAGTCTAAGGTGTACTGTAAAATCGTCCTATCCTGAGACGATAAATTAGGAAGCTCTAAAAAACGAGTAAACCAATCATCAAAATCCGGATGCGACTTATGACCCGCACACTTATAAAAGAAAACCTCGAAACCTATCATCTAAACATCCTCATCTAAAGAGTATCCGAATCCGTAAAATCAGGCAACTCCTTATCACTCATAGAAACACGAACAACCGGAGAAGCACTATCAGCTGGTATAGACGTCCCCGAACGAACAACTGGCGATACAGGAACATACGAAGAAGATGGCGAGGCAACAACCCTATGCGTAGGTGACTCAACGGGGCCTGAAACAACCCCTCCAGCCGACGATTTTAACTCAAACCAATCCTTGCCAATCATAGGCTTCAACCACGACGTAAGCAAAAAAACAACCCCACCAACAGAACGAACTAAGTTAATGAACGAGTCAACCATACCCATAGCCTTCTCCGTCCGACCATTCCCGTTATATATTTCGAGGAAATAAACACTCTGCTCAAAATCAAACTCACCTCGGTTGTAAGAATAACAGCTACTAATAACACTCTCCAAAGTAAAGTACTTAACAGGAGAACCCCCGAAATCCTGAATAGCACGGCGAACCGCAAAAGACTTCAAACGATCAGCAAGCCATACATACTGACTATTCTTATACAGCATGTCTGACGAAACAATCTGGGAAATAACACACTGACCCCAAACAACACTCTGAGACGGAACAAAAGGAGATCCTGACGAGCGTCGAACCGTCACAAAGTGAAAAGGCTGTAAAGGCTTAGCACAGGCAATTAAATGATACTTCCGATACAAAGGACAAGACCGAAACACAACAACAAAACAGTCTGCGCAACCCGCAGACGCTCGATACTTACACCCAAAATCTGACATGACTAATCCTTCGAAAAAAGCTTGCCGTAAAGGCAAAACATATCCATCACTTTAGACTTAATGCGGTGTGTAGGGGACTCGAACCCCTGACCCCGTGCGTGACAGGCACGTATTCTAACCTGCTGAACTAACACACCTGATAAACCCATAAACGTAGCAAGGCTACTTAGAACGCTTACGCTCCTTGCGACTCAAACGCCGACTACCAAACTCCTTCTTCTTAGGACGAACATGACCTACTGGACTCGTTTCGTTACCTCGACCCGTACATGTAGAACCATTGGAAATCCTCCGTGACGGAACACCATACAAATCAGAGTCCGACGCACACAGCGAACTCAAGGAAAGATATAAAGGAAGCAAACTCCTACCCATGACCACCTCGATTAAAAACTACCCTCAAAACCATGACCTAACTCCAGAGACTCATCCACTACAAACTCAAAGTCTCCCGGAATGCCAAACTCCTCAACAATGAGAACCCGGAGAATATCAGCATAAGGCTCATACCAACTACCAACGTTCACTATGAACCTACCATCAGCAAAAGTTACTCGACCACGAGGAACATCCTTGAAATCCTGAGTATAAACAGAATTATTCCGATTCCGAGGGCTAAAGCGAGCCTTCTCCCACCAAAACTCATGCGTCTTAGTATAAAGCAACAGACCATTGATAACTCTATCTGGATCGAAGTCCTTCGTGTGAACCTCGAGCAAACTCTCAGAATCCTCATCAAACCAAAAGATACCAATCTTCGGTACCACAGATGTATCAGCGTCAAAAACTTGCATATCCTCCATATAACCAATGACGCAAAAATAATATAATTAATTGTATAATCCAAACGGAAAAAAAGAGACCATGATGCCTACATGGTCTCCTGTCAGCTCCTGTCAGCTCCTGATCTCTGAAGCCCGATGATATCCATATATCGACTGGAACATCTTTAGCCGTTGATATTAACCTAAATCAATCAAAAATAGGAGCATACAACATGAGCATGCCAGTCGTCCTGCGTTTTTATAACCTCCATGCAGGGAATGGGCGGAGGGGCATAGCATTAAGACTCCAGCAGACTATAAGCAGTAAACGCAGAAAAATAAAACCCACTGAAACCTTAGAACAAAAAAGCGGAGAGTGAGAGATTCGAACTCCCGGTACCTTTCGGTACGCCTGATTAGTAGGCAGGTGCTTTAGACCACTCAGCCAACTCTCCAAACCTTAAAAAAGAGGGGATGGGATACCCACTTATACTCTACCCCTCATAGAGTCTGTCGCCTCCGCTCCGGCACTCGCCTATGGAAAAAGTCCGTGTTGCTGCCTCGGAAACAATTTGTTTGGCCTCACGACCCAGTTGGCTGGTGTCTGGACTTATCCGTTAAGGAGCCAAACTCAGATCCCCCACAGCCGGGGATATGGTAAGTTGTAGGAGAGTTGGACGCTACTCATCTCCGTAGCATAATCCCATTACGAAAGCCGCTACAGCATTCTCACAATTAAACTACTACAACATGGGCACCGGAGAGCCCGAAGACTCTAACGAGAACACCAACAAGCAATTCGTGCGCACTCTTTGACTCAAATGTCCCCTCTACCGGCATGTATCTCAAAGAACAAAGATATAACTACCACTCTATGAAACCATATATCAATGACTTTATAAGTCAAAACACATCTTCTTTCTGCAACTCGCGCCAAAATTCTAAATCACAAGGAACGTGAGTATATCTCGGAAGACACTGAGTTCTAAAATCAGTATGATTATATACTTTGACCTCTAAAGGATTCGACGCTTTTTCATTAAGCACCTCATACTGTTTACACTCAAAAATAAACTTCTTTCCCGGCTTTATATTTGCAAGCTCAATATACATATTAAAACATTTAATAAAAAGTTTAAGTACTTATCGGCGGAGAGTGAGGGATTCGAACCCCCGGTACGTTGCCGTACAACAGTTTTCAAGACTGTCACCATAAACCACTCGGACAACTCTCCATACATGTTATTACTTCTTGACATACTCCCATGCGTAAACACACGGAATTCATGACTCAAACATGACTGCCGCAAACCGCGGACTTACTATCACTCATCATAGCGTCCATGCCCGAACGCACAAGATTCAGCGCCGCATTCAAATCCCTATCATGGACCATACCACATGCGGGGCACGCCCAAGACCTATCCGTCAAATGCAACACCTTATTAACGTATCCACAACCGCGAAGAGCAAAAGAATAAATAAAGTCCGTAGTCATCCCATGGCTAAAGCCATGGGATTTCTACGAATAGTTTCGTAAACTCCAACAGGTGTGAGCGCACATTGAGGAATTTTCCGCCTGTCTTCAACATATTACTTCAATAACACCATATTTATCAGAACCTTGAGCTGAGGGATGGACTTGAACCATCCTAACCAACGCTACTCGTACTATTCCCTAAGGTCAACATTTCACGCCGCGCTTTGCCTGATAAGCTACTCAGCTTGTGCCTACACCTAAGTGTACGAGGGCAACGTCTCGGCAAGTATTTTGAGTGTGACTGCTCCACTACGGGTGAACGGTTCCTGGTTTACGAGTGGCTAAGGCTTGCGCACCGTTCAAGTGTCTCGTTTTAATCGAACTGCTTTGTTTTACTGCTTAACATACGCCCCTGCGGGGTTCTAATACACAGTGGGAGAGAATTACGTACTTCTAAAGCCAGACCCTCATCGCACCTGCTCGATTAATAGCGGGAGAAGGACTCGAACCTCCGACCTTCAGGTTATGAGCCTGACGAGCTACCAACTGCTCTACCCCGCGATATAACTCTAACACTAAATTTTAGTGTTGGCGAGGGCAGGGGGATTCGAACCGCATCCGTCACCCAAGCTCAAGGCTACCCTTTACAGGACCTTATAGACTTACTGGGGCACTACCAACTGTGCTACACCCTCATATTATTATAAAGAACCTTGATATATTACAACGTTTCTCAGAAAGAACCCAAACCTCCAGCCAATGCCTTGAAATAGTCTTTCTATATAAAAAAGCCTCCGCTCCTATTTGCCTGTTCCCCGTTTTCCGTGACTTAGGAAACACCATGACGACTAAGACGACAAGATGTATTTTACGCGATCCTGTGAACGCCACCGAGGCGAGCTGCCGAGGCTCTGCCAAATATACGTAAAAAAAGTAGAAACTCTTATAGTCAGAGCAGTAGGTGAACAGATAAACCCACCAATAAAGTAATTACTCCATAAAGCGGTCGTAAACCCTGAGCGAAGCGGATGCTAAACCCAGCAAGGACTAACCATATGTCTGTTACTACAACCGCACCAAAAGAACCTCTACTAAGCTAATTGCCGTGCTACTCCCGGACGCTCACTCCGGATATTCAGTCATAATAACGGTTCTATGGGCAGGATAAGAACCTCTGACAACGCACCCAGTACCTACTCACTCTAAATTCAGTACTGCAACACATAAAACCAACCTCCTGCCATCTCAAAGGGTTGGACGCCCACTCGCATAGCAAGCCTGACGTGGAACGCGTACCGCCTCTGGGACTCGAACCCAGACGCCATCTCTGACACTACATTTTGAGTGTAGCCCGTCTACCAATTCCGACAAGGCGGCAAATATAAAACAACATCTAAAGAACCAAATATCTAAAACACTACTCACTATCCGGAGGCAGGAACTGAGCATAGAAAGATATCTTATCTGATAAAACCTTCCGAGACGCAACCGGAAACTTACCCGCTTTATTATCGCTAATGTATTCCAGAAGCGTATGCATCGCTTCATAATCTCGAAAAATCTCCATAGCATTGCAAGCCCCATGAAAATGGCTAATACTCGCCGTCTCTAAATAAGAAGTAAGCAAACTTACACAATCTCCGAAATTTCCCATCACAAACAGTAATCGTTTAACCACAAGGCAAAGATAATAACATTAATTTTATTATCCAAATAATTGTGACAAAAAAGCGATTTTTATTTCAGCAATCTAAAAGCCTCCTGTAACCCATCCGCCAAAGCGTCATCATAACAATCGAAAAAACGAACTCCAGAATAGCTTAAAAGACTACCATGATTGAAAAGCTCCCAATAAAAATAACCAGACGCATACCGACGATCCATAGTAACGGCTACAAAAAGACCTGTAGTCACAAACACCATATGACGCAAAGAGTCCTGATAAGGAAGAGGGTAAACCGCAACCAAATCTGAATCCGGAAGCTTCTCGGAACCATAAGCAGAGTCACTCGGAATATCAGACGAAGAAACCTTCGACACCTCCAGAATGCCTAAAGCAACTGCTTCCTTAGCAACATCAAGTGAAATACGATTCATAACATGTTAGTTACAACACTGTACTCGGAGCGGGAATCGAACCCGCACGACCATTACTGATCACAGGATTTTAAGTCCGGCGCGGCTACCAATTACGCCATCCGAGCATATATTATTTAATTCCAATGCAAAGATAATAAGATTAATTTTATCATCCAAATAATTATAATAAAAATTAATGTATATAACAACAAAAAAAAAGCACGCGAAATCTGCTGAAACTCCGGACGCAATGAAAACAACAGACTCCGCGTGCTCATGAAACTTAAAGACTACTCCAGCTCACTACACGAAGGATAATCAGACGTCTTCGGAGTCTGAAACAAAGTATGATAGATGCGTTCCAAATCAGCAATATGACGCTCAGTCCATTTATAAGCATCATATAACCCCAGAACAACGTCAATATTCAAAGGAAACTGATTCAGACTATCCATGTATTTCTGATAACGAGCATCTCGAGCCTCCTTCGCATCTAAAAGTGCAAGCTTCAACTCCAGCCGAGTGCGCTCCCGATGCTGACAAGCGTCGAAAGACTCGGACGCCAAAGCCTCGGACGATAGATTTGTATTCACATTATCAGAAGCCTCACCACCACAGTCGCACTCCGAAACAGAAGGCATATCTGACATGGATTCAAAATCAGGTGACTTGACATCAAGATCGTCGTCGGAGGCATACCGCCTATAAAAGACTACATTTAAGTAGTACTCGCAAAACAAATCGGCCGAAAACAAGCGATCTCCGCAACCCACCAACTTATACATAACCTCTGTGTCATCGCCATAACGCGAATGGCTTTTGGACTCTACGCTCTCTGGAAGTACATCCGCGATTGTATATGACTTCCCGCCATAAATGTCTATCAACATCCGAGCCCCAAGAAGATGATAAGTAAAGTCATCGTCCGTATCAGTCACAATCCGCGGAATAACCGTAACACGATCTCCAACCTTAAAATGGTGCGGTAAGGCACCACCGTCAGACGAAAAAGAGGTTGAATACTCCGGCTCCAAAACCTCAAAGGGGGTCCCTTTATACTCTACTAATTTACTCATGATAAAAAAAAACTTAATACTTTCAAAACCTTAGGAAATTGTATATATACACGTAAAAAAAAACGGTGCCTAAAAAGTCACCGATAAGACTCAAGAGCTAAAAAGCAACACAACAGGAACAAACTCAAACTACCCCTGAACCTTCTTCTGCTTCAACGTAGGCTTCTTGGCAAACCAAGCATCAACCCATGCCTTAATGGTAGGAATATCGTAAATGCCATTACTCGACAAACCCGTGACAACACACAAGGCTACGACTCCAAGCCACTGAGGATCACCCATCTCTACAAGACCAGCGAAATATGCCCCGACAGAAAGACCGGACGCCAGAACCCAAGCCACAACCTGAGGCCAGACACCCTTCTCAATCTTGAGAAGACCATTCACAACGCCCGCAAGCAATACCGTGGCAGCAGAAATAACAGGAGCAACCCACCAGAAGCTCTCAGAAAAAATACCCGTAATATCCATAAACTAAAATGTTTTGGTTTGCAGGATATATAATTGCTACTTCACACCCGAAGTGGACGAAGCATTAAGTAACCGCTTCTTATGCAATATATCACGCAAGCACCGCCCATCAAAGGTTGATGCATAGACCGACTTTGTCTTAGATAATGAAATGCCTGCAAACCCGGTGGTCTCCTCAAAAAGAGAATGCAAAGTACAATCACCTAAAACAACATCATCCAGATGAGCATGCATAAACCAAAACGCAGCACGCGCCTGAAGCAAAGCGTCCGCAACAAGACCCGAGATCAAAAGATAGTTTTGAACCACAAAGCGATCGTGATCCAAATAAGGACCCGTGTAATCTAAAATGAACTCCAAAAGCTCCTCACGACGATCGTCGGAGAGAAACTGATAACCTCTGTAAGTATATGAACATTTCCCCATGACCTACTGCATAGACACTAACTCCAACTCACCTGTAGACACAATCTGGAAAGTGTAAAGATCATATTCAGGACTCAAGCTCGACGTACTGACTTTAACCATCTCCAACTTACCACCCTTATATAAAAGCACCACCCTCAAATCTACACCGTCAGAAATAATTGCTGTCCCATTTAAACCTCCTCCCGAGTAAAGAAGCAAAGCCCCAAGCACAATGTCTTTCAACCGACACGTAGAACCCACCGGAAGCTTCCGCATAAAACTACTCTTTATCGAAACATCCACGACAACTATAAAATTTGGTGACTACATACAATTACTTAAGAAAACGCAAAATCCTATCTGTAACCCGCTGTGACTCCTCTAAGGATAAACACTCCGAATAACCCGGATCAGACTTCACAGATACTGCCATAGCAGCCATAACCTCATCCTCATCCGAATATAAAGCTGAGTCAGGAACCAAAAATATGCCCCGACAAGAAGCATTAGCCACATCCTCACAAACAACATCTACAAAAGCAATATCCTTCTTCATAATCACCAAAATTAATAACACACCACAAAGATATGAAAATTAATTTAATTCTCCAAATCTCATCAAAACAATGTACCCTGCGGAGAAGCAGGAGCATCTGGATGCTTAACCTTCTGAGGCTTCAAGTCATGCCACAACAAAACCCGCTTAGCCATCTTCAAGTGCTCACCATCTGTCATCGCCTTAACATACTCTCTCGGAAAATTAGGAACCTCAAAGGATATACGCTCCTGCATGTAAGTCTTAAAACCAACCAACCGAAGCTTATACTCACTAATGTCACGACCATTGCGAAAATACCAAGCATGAAGATTGCCTAAGAACTTGCTCGACCGACGTGTAATACGACCTACAAACTGGATAACCGAAATAGGGACTACCGGAATGTCAAACAGAATAGCGTTATTCAAAAACGTGAAATTCGCAGACTCTGTAGCCGACCGAGTCATGATTATAAAATAACTCCTAAGAGAACACATCGACTCGGTAACCTGATTCTTCTTCAAACCAACACGCGACGACTGCTCAACAACAACAATATCCTTCCCGTTAGAATCCTTAATCCCAGAACGACGCAGATGATGAAGCAGCACATCAACCGTAGTGTAGTAATCCGCGTAAATAAGAGCAGACTCATTACGGCTCGCAATATCACGACACAAGTCAATAAGAGCCTTGACCTTGTTGCCGCCTTTCGTGCCAAACGTGCCGTCATCATTCAAACACCCATCCGTGACAGCCTGAAGATAGATAAAACGCGACGAATGACGCTCCAAGTCCTTCACAGACTTAACATCTCGAGAAAGAATATCATCCCGAGACAAAGCACGCTTCAACCACGACGTGTCATCCTCATCATCCGCCCCCGACAACATAATGCCATTAGCTACACGAGCATACAAGTCTGACTCCTCCTCAGACATCGTGTAAGGAACCATATGAACATGAGCCTCAACAGGAGGACTGCCTACAACCAAAACCGACGAACAGTAATCCATCAATGCCTTCGGGTCCTTATAGTCAACAATCGTATAGACCTTCTTAAAGGAACCATCCGGATTCCGGCCTATGATCTTAGACTCCATACGACAAAACTGATTCTGAAAGCCTCGAATAGAGCGGAAAAAACGTGGATAAACAAAGTTGATGATATGATAAGTGTCAATACAATTCTTCGACAAGATCGTCGCTGTAATACCCCACAAAGCGTAAGTGTTACGAAGCAAAAGACTCATTGTCGTTGTAAGCTCCGTCTTAGGACTTTTGAATGCATGCGTCTCGTCGCACACCGTCAGAATCCGCAACTTTGTCCCCAGCAAATAAAGCTCCCGAAGCAAAGCGTAATCTGTCTTACAATGCGTGTGCTTCCCGTAAAGAACATCCACATCACTAATAGCATCCTCGACAGACTGCCCAGACGAAACACGCTTCTTCAACTCATCAATAGACAAACAACGCAAGTTAGTGAACTTCTGAGCATCCTTCAACCATATCTCCTTCGTGTAAGCATTGAGAGGCGTAAAAACAACCATCAAATCTACACTATCACGAGACCGAAGATAACTATAAGAATAAAGACACATCAAAGACTTACCATTCCCTACAGCGTCCACAAATAAAGCACGACGCTTAGAAATAAGTGAACGACAGCAGTCAACCTGATGCTCCATCAAAGAGCAATTATCCTTAAGAAACTTACGCATGACAAAAAAAGCTACGTCTGACATTAACGTAGCTCACACAAAAAAGTTGTAATAACGCCCTAAACGTTCCTATATACAATCTCCCATGGTAAAGACAAAGTCGTGGCCTTCTCCTTCTTGATGACTTCCGCTGGCATCGTAAACACAAACAAACGCTCATTACCTGTTTCCTTGCCCGGCAAGTAATTGAAGGACGGAATACCCGGCAAGTTGCCCTCACTATGACAATCAAGATTGCCACCAAGCAAAAGACCAAAACCACCCACAACACCGTCACCTACAACAGGAACATCGGCGGTAAGTACAGACGTCACCAAAACAGACGAACCTAAAGTCTTAGACGTGACAGAGTCGACAAACGGCTCCGGACTCCCGACAGCCAACCCATAACCAACAGCAGTACAATAAACAATATACGACTGAACCTGCTCAAACGTTAAATCAACGGAAGCAGACGACGTAAGCAACTCGCCAATACTACTGTTGAAGTATAAAACATTAGTCAACTGCTGATACGAGATATTGGTCTCTACTCCTCCCAGTAAACCTATAAGACGATTTATACCCTCTGCGCAAATAACTCCTACCTCACCATCCGATAAGGCGGAAACACTACGAACCTGTATCATGAATCTTCCTTAATTAATGTGAAACCCTCGTTCGACTGAACATAAACAACGGTAGAATCCCCACCCTCTTGAACAATGACATTATCTCCGTCGGACGTAACTAATAACTCATTCTCGGAAGTCATGAAGTTCAAATCCTGAGAACCCTCAATCGGAACATCAATATGAATCGTAGGCAAAAATACCTTCCCGTCCGCACTCACACGAGCAAACGGACCAACACCACTGCCACTAACAACCCACGCCGAATTGGATAGAATATCTACAGTAGTAGAGCCCGCCACCGCTCCAACAGAAATAGTCTTAGTAGAAACTCCCGAACCTCCGTCGTCAAACAAAACATAAGGAGATAAATCCGGTGTGTTAACCACAAAACTCAACTCTACACGAGACGGACGATAGTTGAACTCTACCTGAACCCTAACGCCTATAGGGACCGAAGCCGATAATATATCCTCAAGACGACGTATAAAAGCATCGCACTCAGATTCCGACGAAGCCAAACCACGGGCCAGAAGCATGGAATAAAACAGAGCCTGCGAACAACCGAAGGACAAAACAAGACGATCAATGGAACCAGCATTAAGAGATAAATCATAATAATCCTTCGTAATACCATAAGAAATAGACGACGCAGACGTAGCTGAATCCGGAGTAACAAGAGGAATAGAAACAGGATCGGCATCAGAAACAGGAGTGCCAAAAACAATACCCTCAAAACCAGCATAAGGAAGCAACTCCGACGAATGGTATATTTGAGGAGGAACACTATAATCAGACGTCAACTTTGCAGACCAGCCTCTACCTGCTGACGAACCACCACCATAACCAACCTTAAAAGAACCACCCGGAGCTGACGACGTAGACGCCTCCTCCGAAATAGTAGTCGCCGACGGAGACGCCCACACATATCGAGACGACAGACCCCACGCACTCGACGAAGCAGGATAACCTGCAAGATAAATGAGCTTCGACCCCGGAGAGTTGTTGCCAACAACCCAAAGCTTCTTGTCGTAACCTACAATACTCCCATACTTGGCGAAAATGGCACGCAAAGACGCAGACGGAGAATTAGACGATACCACATTATCACCAGTACCCCACAAGTCGTGAACTGCCGACACAAGACTATCCTCAGCAGCCACCAACCCTACAAGTTCAGAGTAACCACTCCTGGATAAAGGAGCAAAAGAGTTCAAAGCGTCTAAGACCTGACGAAACTCAACCCAAGAATCCCACTCTACGGTAGTCGAACCTAAGTTAGAACCTGCCACTAAGTAAACCCTAAAAGGACAAAGGGTGTAATCAATCCCAAGACTAAAAAGACGCCGAAATAGAGAAACAGCATAAGGCGAAGCCCCATACAAACTATTGCCAACGCCTGACGACTGGCGTGCCCCGGAAACGAAAGGCGCATTAACACCATCAGGAACACCAACGAGCTGAAGACCAACACAAGACGAGTCCTTCGGAGTCTCGGGAGAAACCAAAGCCTCCGACGAGTCATGGAGATACTCCCACACCCGGACAAAGAAACAACACGGTGTAGTAGCATCATACTTAAACAAGTCGGCAGACGTGTCCCAAACGGCGTTCGCAGCGACGAAAGAAGCCCAAGCATCTCCAGCTGTTAAGAGAGCCTCTAAAGTAACTGTATCCGGAACAACCCACAAGGAACAAGTCGCATACGACGTAATAACACCAGACGTATCCTTAACATCCTGAAGCATACTCGTGACACGAGCATCCCCAAAGTCATAATAGGTGGTAGCCCCAAAGGGCATATTAAACCCTAAAAGAGTATAGGCATTCTTATCATCTTCACCATCCTTATGACGATAAACCTGAACGAAAGAGTTACTACTCTCGAAAAGAGAACCAAACGCCGAAAACAAAAACTCAAAAGGAACACCCCCAGACTGAAGGTAGTGAAGAGCACGAACATCTAACGCCGAAACAAGAAGGTCTATATACTCAGACCAGCCCGGATCAACACGAAGCTCATCTATGAAATAACGCCTAAAAGCCTGCCTTACTGAATCCATGAACTAAGACGAAATTTAACTCTCTACAACAACACTACTCAACAGCGGATATGTAGAACCTCCTGACAAGGTCGAACCAACCTCATACTCAACATAACTACCAGACGAACCTCCAAGACCGTAAATAATGCCAGTAGAGTAATCAACACTCCCCGCATTCGTCAAAACATAAGAACCCGCCGTAGCCGCCGAAAGAACTCGATAGGACGACAAGAAACCACTACCAATGCTCGTATAGGAACCATGCCAGAAAACATACGACGACAACGACGAACCACCACCCGTAGGCGTGCCAACAAGAGTCAAAGACGTCCCGGAAACATTCACAATCGAATCTGCGTAGGGAGCAGCAAAAGACTCCTCCTTGGAAATGCTATAACGGAACTTGCTAACCGTATCCGAACTAATGACAAAGTATACTAACCCCAAGTAACGCTTCGAATCGCGCTCGTAGATCATAACCATGTAAGTGGGATTCACAACACGCATGCTCAAAACATTAACACCCGACAAAGAACCCACAGAGTCGCTTCCTGAAATAAGCTCAAGATCCAAAGACTTAGACCACACCGAAACGCCAGCCTCATTCGTAACACCAAGACCCGGAGACGACTCATTATGAATCAAGAAACCGGAAAGACTACCCGACGAATCCGACGAAAGAGGCATATACCAAACACCGTCATAGTAAGACGACGCAGACGCAAAGGACGACGTCGTATTAGCAAGCATCATAGTCAAGTCCAAGTAATACTCAGAACCAGAACGACGATAGCGAGCTAAACCATACTGAACAGGAGAACTGCTGACACTCAACTTATAGCTTATAGAGGCTATAAGAAAATCTGAGTCCGAGCCAGAGCCACTAACCCCCAAAATACTATAAACACTAACCGTCTCGTAAGACTTCAACCTAAACAAACCTGACGGATCAGACGACGAAACAGGAGTAATATAAGACGGACGCTCAAACAAGGAATAACGACCCGCATGGAAAATAGATGAATCCCTATAAAGACGGAACGAAACATCCTTGTCACTCCTACTCCACAAGGCAAGAAGACCATCCGAATAAGGCGCAAACTGAGCAGACTCCGAAGCAAAAGAAACGGACGAATCCGAAAGAAGTAAACGACCGTCAAGAAGCGAAACAAGATAACTTACATTATTCCCGCCAAGCCAAACGTAATCACCAACACCTGACGCAACAACGCCATCGGAATTCAACAACGACGCAAGCGTACTGCTCAACTCAACATACTCCTTAAAACGACCGTCAGAATCAAAACCAAAAGTCAAACCAGACCGATCCCGCAAAACAATAGAACCAACAGCAGGCAACGACTGAAGCGTAAAAGAACCCCCCGTATCCTCCGGAACAGACTCCCGAGCATACAACGTAGCAACAATGCCATTAAGACCCTGAAGCGTAAGCTCCTGCTGAACCAAAGCACTCGAAACACGTGTCGACAACGTCACATTGTCGTAAGAGTAAAGCTGACGCAAGTAATTCTGAGCCTGAATCAACGACGACGAACTGTCAGACGTAGACGCCCGAAGAGAAATAATAAAAGGCAACGCTGTAGCTACGGAAACACTATAATGAATGCCGCTAACGCCATACTGATACAAGTAATCGGATATGAAACCAAAAGCAGTATCACCCTCCGTAACAGGCTTGACATAAACATCTACAGACTGAGGCGAAACAGACAAATAAGTGCTCTGGACACTCGAAAAGGATAAAACAAAATTACGAATCTGAGTCTCCGTTACCAAACCACTATCCCGAAAAATAGACGAAATAACATAGTTCCGAGCATAAGACAAACTCGGAGACTCCCCGTCAACCGAACTCACAACGCGAAAACCAACACCCGACTCGGAACTCGAAAGCTGCTTCAACGACGAAACGGACGACGAACCCGTAACCTCAATAGACAGACCACTCGTAACCGTGAAACGGGTATAAGTCCCGCGAAGCCAAACTATGCAATAGTCATACTGGCTCGGCAAAACAGGCTGGGCCCAGTTACTGTCACCAAACAAAACAACACAACTCGAATCCCACAAGCTACGAACCTTGTACAACTTAGCAGACGGATTCGATAAAGACGCATTGTAACTCGTGTAGGGAAAAACAGGACCATAGTCGGAACCAGACGTCCCTATAGAGCGTGCGAAAACCCAAACACTCGACGACAAAACATCTGAACCAAGCTTCACGTAACTACTCTGATAACGACCCTCCCGAAGCTCCAAATATAAACGCCACGGACCTCCGTACGCCAAATCGGACGCCGGAAAAGGAAAAGACGACCGGAAATCAGAACCCGAAATAACATACTGTGGATCGCCCTGATACAAGGCAACCTCACCACTCGTATCGCAATAACCAATATTATAAAACGACGAATCGCCTACACGCAAACACAACGAGAACGGCGCAAACGTCTGAGGACTACTGCTCGAGAACCCGGAAAACGATATCTTAACACTCGCAGGACGACTCAAGTCTACCGGAACCTCATTCGTGTAAGCATACGAAAGCAACTGACGAAGATCATAGCGTGACAAGTCGAGAACCCCATTAACACTATCCGACAAAAGCTCCGTGGCACTAACAATATTGGCACCCGCCCACAAAAGCTCCTTGCCTACAAGGCTGTCCTTCAACGACGACCACGACGAACCACTCCGAGAGCCTATCAACTCAACAAGCGAATCATAAATATCCTCTATATCGCGAGCCATGAAACACCAAGATTAAAAACTACCCAAACTATACTCAAAATCAGACAACGAACCCCGATAGGAAACACGAACTATAACCCGATCCCCAGAAACAACGACACTCTCACAAGAACAACCTGAAAGCTGCTCGATAGTCGCACTAATACCCGCCTGAAGCAAACCACCATCAATAGTATGTGGAGCAACTCGAGAACCCATAGCCGGACTCTGCAAAAAACGACCGTACTCCGTCTTCAATAACAAATAAAGGGTCTGACGAAACTCATCATACCCGTAAACAAAACTCAAGTCCCTAACATTCGGAAGATAAGCAGGTATATCCACACTCTACAAATTTTATGGATATATAATTGCATAACCCCAAAACAAAACACCCGGAACATAGAAATGTCCGGAACGTAAAAAAATATAGACTACAACGCTAACTCAAACGAACAACAAAGCACTCGCTGAAAGGCAAACATAGACCAAGACGCAAAGTATTAATGCAGTCTATGTGATAAACAAGCAAAAAACTAAAGAAGACTAATGGCAACACGAGCACCCTCAAGAGACTCACTCAGGGTATCAAGACCTGACTTCACGGCAGGCAACTCCTGAATCCCCAAGTCCGACAAAACACCAGTCAAAGACGACAGCAATGAAACACACGTCGAAACACCGCCCGACAAACTCGACTTCTGGCTCGACTTAACACCCGAAACCAAACCAGACGCATCAGCAGTACCAGCACCAGTAGAAACTGCAACAACCAAAGCCGTATTCGTCGGCGTAGTCGACATAGTAAGCATACTCGAAGCACTCTGTGATAAACTCTTCAAACCTTCCTGAATCTGATCGTAATAAACCTGAGCCTCCGAAAGCTTCCGATTAATAAAAGCACGAGACGCCTCCGTCAAGATAGACTTGATACTATCACGAGAAACTGAATCCTCAATAGCTGAAAGACTCTCCCCGTACTTAACATCTATACACTCGGCAACGTCAATACCCAAAAAAGCCATAACCCCTAATGTAAAAAGTTCTTGTCCTCCAAAAAAGGATCGTCCGTGCCAAGCCACTTAACTACATTGCTGCCGCTACCTACGACTGCAAGATCCTTGACCAAAGCCTCCACAAGACTACGAATGCGCGCGACGTTAACAACACCTCCATTGGAACCATCGTGAACCGTAACAACACCACCGTCGCTACGAAAAACAAAACCCGAACTATTCTCAAAGACGAAAACATCGCCCTCCGTGTAAGCAACACTCCAAGACGAACCGTCCGAACTAACACTCTCCCACAGTAAGCTGAAGCCCGAACCAAAAGAACTACCATGCGTACGCCAACTCCTATCGTGACTACGACCAAGAACCAAAGGACTATCAACACCGCAACTGATGTCGACAAAGACAATGTCACCCTCATTCAACGCAACATTCCCTACAACGGGTATCCGCAAGCTACGATCCCATAAACCACTCGAACGCAACGCAACCCTCCCGAAACCAAGAGGATCACTCGACGAACCGCCTACAACCTCTGCCTTAACTAACATCACTAAAAGCTAATCTACGCGCACAACGTCTAACTCGATATCCTGAACATCTCCACAAAAAGACGAACGATATCCTACACACACAAAATGCTGACCATCCGAACTACCGTCAAGGTAAGTACAAGAACCACCACAACACAACGTACCGCCAACAAGCTCAACACCCCGAAAAGTAAAACTACGACTCCGCAAGTAACTACGCCAGTAACCATTACGACTCCGCCACTGACGATCCAAGCGCAACTCGTCATTCGACAAGTAACTCTTATAAACACCAACCAAACTCCCCGACGACCCAAAGGTCAGATCGACACCATCCGAAACACCACCGTCGCCGTCCAAGTACATCCGAAGACGACCCGGAACGTCCGGCTCCGACAAACGACTCGTACTATAACTGTCATTACGACCCCGGAACCCGAAGCAACTCGGCATACCCCAAGACGCAAGCAAGTCACAATACATAAAGTCCCCACCAACGGTATAATGAAGAGTACTACACCCGCCACCACTGCAAGCTCCTCCAAGCGTCAACGTCTCGAACAAGTAAGAACCCCTAAGACGCCCGAAGCACCACCAATGACGAACAAGGCTACTCAAACTAGGAAGACTCCGAAAAGGCAAACCCAAAACGCTACAAACATCCGACAATGTATAGTCTCCGCAAACAGGCTGACGCAACATACCACACATCTTCCAGTAACCCTCCGGATAACTCAGATAACGATACGAATTGACGCCCAAGACCTCTACGGAAACAACAACGTACCTACAACCAGTACCACGCCACTCCCAAACGTCGCCTCGAAGAAGAGTAGACAACTCCATCCAAACCTCGCTGCTGTAACGCCAAACACTCTCCCGGACGCCCCACCGAACAACAGGATACAAAACACCATCGCAATCTACTCGAAGATCCATGACCAAACACTACGACAACGAATTCATACTAACAACGTCCGGACTCAAATAAACAATACTAACGCCGCCCGGAAGACTAAGCCAGTCAACACGCGGATTCAAAACCTGAAGGATCCGACGATAGTAACTCGAATCACTACCGTAAAGACGACGGCTCACAAAAAGAAGACTGTCACCCTCACTCGAAACATACGTCAAATACCCATAGCTCTGATAAGCCTCCTCGATAGTCATAACACCTCAAACTTAAAAACCCGTCATACGACCCGAAAGGCTGTCGAACAACATATCACTCGTAGCAACACGAAGAGTCTCAAACGTCAGACTAACCTCCATAACCTGCGGAAAACCACCACTATAATAAAGCTTCGGAATACTAACTCCCAAACTCTTTATATAAACATTCGACACGAAGCTCCGACCGTAACCAACAGACAATCCACTATTCGTACTCGGATAATAATGAACCTCAACGCCATTAGACAGGGTGCGACTATCGGCCCCGACGCCGCGCTTACGACCTCCTGTAACCCAACTAACAATAGGACTCCGAAAAGTGGGAGGAGCATACAAGCTATAAACATCCCCGAAAAGACCGTTGAAATTCTTGCTAACCCAATCAACAGCGCCCGAAATGCCCCCAGAACCACTATTACCCCTAAGTAAAAAGTCTGCCAAACTATACCAAAAGCTATCCTTATGCTTCGCGGCGTCCTTAGCAAAGTCCGACGCAAACTTCGAAACACTCTCCGTAATACTCTTACTCATCTCGTCGCCACGCTGAGGATAAGTGAGGAAAAACAACCGAAGCAAAGGATCGTAAAAGTCGCTAACAACGTCATCCTCCAAAACCAAGTAACACTTACTACGGAAGCTCAAAGGACTCGTACCCTGAAACAAAAACTTACGACTATAGTCCACCTGCGGTACAAGACCCCAGCCTATCTGAGCAGCACCTGACAGAAACTTACCAATATTAGTAGAACCAACACCGCCCGGAATAAGATCCTCGGTCGTAATACCAGCGTCCAAACCAAGACCACCCTCGCTATACATCGAAAACTTCCAAACACCAGCACTACCCATGCTCAAACGACCCGCAGGATCGCTACAGCACGTAACATACAACGACAACTTATTTAACTCGCGCAAACGCTGGATGTCCAATGGCATGACTAAAACATTTTATGGATATATAATTGCATAACCCCAAACAACACGCAAAAAACATAACCATAACAACAAAAAAACGGATATAGAATTGAGCAAAGCATGCTCTAAAGTAAAAATACCGGATATAGAATTGCTCCAAGCAACAACCTTGAACTCTATACAAACGCAAATTATAGGATATAGAATTGCTGAAAGTGACGACCAATCTACTAAAATAACGGATATAGAATTGCTCAAAGCAGAAGCTAAACCTAACAACTACACCTGAAGATAAACTCTAAGTAAACGCCGAAAGGCGCAGATAACCAAATGAATATAAACGCCAAAGGCGAAGCAGAAGAACGAGCGACGAAATGCCAGAAGCTCCTACGCAAAAAGAAGAAGGCCCGGCCCAACAAGACACACCACCCCGGACCCCGGATAACCCCCTAAAAGAAAAAGAACTCATCTAATAATAGATAAGCTCCTAAAATCTACCTTTTACGTATGATTTTAGACTACCAAAATGTAAATAAAATAAACTATGACACCTAAAACGAACCTTTTGAACAAATAATCAAGAAAATCCCATTAGGAAAATCGCAGAATATAGGGAAATTTAGACCAATGAAATTATTTTAATTGCCTAAAACTTTTGGACATTGGGTAAAACTATCGCACCCCGCTGATTATTGTAACATAGTCGCGGCTCCCGCAAAACAGACGTTACGACACGCTTGGCAACCTCCGGCTCCACAACCGTACCTGACTCCTGCTTAACAAGACCAAGTAACACATTAGTGGCTGTATCTGCATCTCGTAAGTCTATAGGCTGATCCGAACGAACACCAACATAAGAAGCTACGTTAGAAGCCCATGCCAGAATGTCGTCACCAGCGTAAGCAGGACGACCTGACATGTTGCCTCCAACATACATACGGCTAACATCGCCTAAAGTAACCCACTGACCATTAGAACGTGAAATATCCCGGCGATCCTGATAACCAAGCAATGTCATATAGGCAGCCCGCAAAGATAACTCTGGCGACGAGAACTTAACAAAACGCCTGCCATCAGGTAAGACCTTAGTGCCAGTACGACCCTTCCACTTGACACCAAAGTCCTGAACGTTGGCAATATTATTAGTCTGTTTGGCGAGGCTGGAACCTATAGTGATACCTGTGGTCGACTGCTGAGAGATCGGCGAAATTTGAGGCGTTTCCATGGCTGGAATAGCAACTCCTAAGTCTCTGGAAAACTCAGTAGGACTGACGCGCGAGCCAGACGCGTCTCTAAAGGTGATATGTAAGTGAGCCCCCGAAGTATGCGAGCCTGTGTTGCCTGAAATAGCTACCACATCCCCTCGTTTTACTTCTGCCCCAACAGGTAAAACCGTATTACTGCTTAGGTGGGCCATACCTATACGACGCCCAGACTTCATCCTAACAATAAGAGAAAGACCGCCCGCATCATTATTGGTACCATAAGCCTTCTCAATAACACCTGGCTCGTCGAATGGCCACCGAAGCGGTGTTCCTCCTGCAATGCGTAAGTCAAGACCACTATGAGCCTTAGAATGCCAACTATCGGTCACTCCGTAATAGGTAGACACCGCACCCTTCTTCTTATCACCGTACTCCTCACCCACAAGACGCTTGTAAAGCTCCTCGCCAACAACCCCCTGAGCCATGCGCTCAGTATAACCAACTCCAAGTACTGCCGAAGATACAGAGCCTGAAGCAGAACCTGACCGCATGTCGGAAATCCAAGTCGGCTCCAAAACCCACTCGGCGGTCATGGAATTCCCATCTCCGTCTTTAGGCTCCGCTAAAGAAGAGGCTGCACGCCTAACCAACTTGAACCCTCCCCACAAAAGAAGACCCCATACTGCTGTAGAACCCACAGACTTGACAAGCTCAAGTAACGCTAAACCCGCCTTAATAGGTGCAGGAAGCAACATGGAAGCTCCCTTAGACATCAACCAGCCAAGAACACCCCCATCCTCCTCATCATCATCCTCATCAGCGGCCTTCGCGAGCTTAGGAGTCTCTACTCCATCCAACGCCGACTGATCGGCCACAGACGTGGACTCCAAGAACTCCCGTAAGGCACTAAGAGACATCTCGCGCCCATTAACAGACAAGTCATCAGAATCCGAGAGAGCTGATACTGCCGCAAGCCATACGTCAAGAACAGACGTAGAAAGCTCCGTAAAAGCCTCAACACCCGAACCTATAAGAGTATCTCGTCCCTCTGATTGCATAAACATCACATGTTTCCGGCACTCTTAGGTGCAACCTGAACATTTACAGACGAGTTGCTAACAACTGCAGAACCGCCTGCATTAGACAGCTTATCACCTAAAGACTGCTGGCCCTTAGTCAAGATATCCACCTTAGCGTTAACCGTCTCTACTGCATTAAGTAGACCCTTAAGCTCCTGATCAAGACTCAGTAAATTCCCCGAAAGAGGATTGCGACCCGAACCCTCACGCATAAAGTCGGTAACCCCAGAACGAACCTCAGAGAACCCAGCAGAGTACTCAGGGCGATAGGTCCCAACAGTCGCCTTCACAATAGCATTCTCGCCTATGAAGTAATCTCCAGTCCAACCACTGACAATAGACCCAAGCCGCTTAATCGCCGGATTGGAAATGTAACCCAAGATAGGACGACGCTCCAGCTCCGCATCTAAATTTGCCTTAGTATAATCATGAAAACGCTGCGTAGTCCAATCAGCACCCTTCATATAACCACCGGAAGCCACAATCTCGCCCGGAGCAACCCGCAACTCCTGTAACCGACGCTGAAATTCTGGATCATTCTCGCCGCCCGGATAACCTAAAGACGCCGCATGAAGCATATCCGAAAGGGACTCAAAATGAACATTACCCAATACCGAACTACGATTCAAAGCCGATGAGTAACCACCCGGAAAATACTTCAACGACCCATCCAGTAATGTCCTATACAACTCCGGATGTGCCTGCAAGAAAGCCTCCCTCTCCTCGGGCGTGGTTGAATTAAGCCAGTCCGTAAAAGCCTCAGACTTATTCTTCGCTGAAGCATAAGCCCCACCACCCATAGCTAACACTCCTACGGTATCCGGATTGGCGGCAAAAGCAGCATTAATAATATTATACGAATTCTGAGACTGCAAATGATGACCCAGCCATGCATAAGTGTTAGTAGCTACTCCAAGCTGATCATCCTCAGACATCTCAGAATACAAGGTGCCGCCACTCTGGCCGCGTAAGCTACTCAAAGCTACAAGTGCCGGAGGCCCTTCGGTCGAACCATCGTGAAACAAATAAGCTACCCCTGACCCTATCTTCAAGGCATAAGCCATTGACTTCATATTAAACACCGTGCGAGAAGCCTTATCCATCTCCTGCCAAGCTCTAAGACCAAGCAAGGTGAAACCCATCGTCGTGACTAAGGGTCCCGCGAGCTTATAAAGTGCCGAAAGGCCGCCCCACCTAATACCTGCACCGACAGCACCTCCGGCAAGTAGACCTCCCGCAAGTGTGTCAAAAGCAGCAGAACTTCCAGAAGTAACTAAAGACTCGTTCCCGCTAATGCCATAAGCATCAAACGGTTTTTCATTAGAAAGTGTATCTGCAAAATCAGAAATACGCGAACGCATCGTATCGGAAGCTGTAGTGTAAGCTGCAACCCCCGCCTGAGCCTGACCAAGCAAATGTTCCTTAGGGCTGGTCGTAGAAGAAGCTATCAAATCATAAACACTCGTGACCTTCTCCCAAATGGCCGTAATCTTAGAAAAAAGATCATTCCGACCATCAGGATCAATGATATTCTTCTTAATCCAGTCCTGAACCTTCGGGATACTAAGAATACCATATAAGGCCCCTGCAGTGCCCGCAATCCCACCAAGCAACTTCAATGTCGACCACCAACTACCATGATCCTTCTTAGGCTTATTCGGCTTAGAAGCCTCGACGGTAATATTAGTACCACCGCGCTGCTTACCAAGAGCTGTCAGAATGGCGTCAGACGTGGACTCAATAGTAGCAACAGCACCCTCGAACTTCTCCTGACGATCCTCTGCAGCAAGCTCTGTAACAAGATGATCGCTATCCCCACCAATGCGAGAGTCAAGACCACTGCCCAGAGAAAAAGTACTCTCCTGCATATATGACATCATACTCCTCCGAGACGGTGCAGACCCAGAACGAGACGACCAGTCAAGAAGAGGACGAAGCTGAGCAGGTGAAACCTGTGAAAAGGTGGGCCCCAAACCCGACTTATTAATACCAGCAGACAAAGACTGTAAACCATCCCGCTCAGATAGAGATAAACTCGGAAAAGACGACGCTGCAGTACCTCGACGAGTCAAATCAACAGCTCGAGCCTCCTGACGCAACAATGAATCAACAGAACCACCACTCAAAGCAGTAGTCTTGATCCGAGACAGCAAACCCGCACGAGCAGACTTCTCACCCGCAGACGCTCCAGACGACTCAATAGCTTTAATCTTCGAATCCAAAGAATCCGAAAGACGAATACAATCCTCCAGAAGCTTCTGGTTAGCAAGTAAAGACTCCCGACTCAGATTGACCTTGTCGATCTTCGATAAATACTCATCTAAGGCGGCATTTAGACCGCTAATTTTGAATTTCTCGTCCGCCATGACATAAACCCTCTAATTGTAGACTACTCGCCAGAATTCCGCAAATTAAGCTCCATCTGAGAAAGCTCCGGCATCGACAAATCCAGAAAATCCTTGAAAGTAACCATCCCCGACAAGCTCATGAACCTGTTGACAATCTTCGCAGAGTCCATTGTAGTCACAGCCGCCGTGAAAGGAATGATAACCTTAATATCCCCACCACAATGAGAACACTTACCAATAGCATACTGAGGAACCCCATGATAAGTCATCTGACTAAACAACAATGCCGAAAAGTAAACATACATAGGATACTCGTCAACCCGCTTGATGCTCGCCTCAATCTCGGACACAGACCCGATAGGCTGACCAAGAGTAGCCGCAATAAAAGCCTGCTCGTAACGCAAGGTGTAATTCTCGTAATCAGCAAGAGCGTAATTGATGATCTTCTCCTCATCCGGAACAGACAAAAAACGATACGTTACATCCATATCAATCCCATCCCAACGCTTCTTAACCTCGACAGGAGTACCCTCATCCAAAGCAATAAGCTCCTGCTGCGTAATATCATAAACAACACTATTGGTGACCGGATTCCCATTGTCGTCCTTGCACAAAGGACATACAAAGTCAGTGCTAATCTGATTCAAACAGACACCAGACGCAGCAACATCAAAAAGAAAGTCCCGATCACACAAGGTCATCTTAGACAAATCCTCCGGACGCTCCAAAAGCATCCGAACAAACTCCGTCTTCAACTGCTCGTCCGTATAAGACGCAGAGTTAATACTCCGAATATGGCCCAGCTTCGGCGTGTTCAAAACTGTCTGGTGCAGGCCAAACAAACCATTAGAAGGTAATGTTATAATCATAATAAAAACTATTTTGCTGACGAAACCATAGGATAAACCGTCGATCCTTTCATAGCAGAGGTACGATCCTTCCCTAAAAGAGACCCTACATTCCATTTAATAAACTGGTACCCTATCTGCTGAGTAAAAGACATCGGTGAAACCCCAGACGGATTAGGAGACGGTGTAGGCGTACCAAAAACACAACGAGTAAATCTACACAACTCCAGCTCCTCGTCTGCCTCCGTGATATCGGAATTCGGACATAAAGCAATAAGAGCAATTGATGGGCGAATATAGATATCCGTACCCACGGTATCAATAGAGCCCCCGCCGGAACCTCCAAAAACATCGGCATCATTATTAAACCTATTTGTTTCTGCAGCTGCCCGAGCCGACTCGGTAGCACGCGGACCCACTACCATACTATCAATATCAACCCAATTACGCTGTACAGGAGCACGCAGTAACCCATCGCTGGAAAACTGCTCATTATAATACATCAGACTCGGAAAGCTCTTAGAGGCAAAGTCTGCATCCCCTGAAATATAAAAAGTTATCGACAAATAATCAGTCTGAACAGAGGGCATTGGTACACCATACACCGAACCATGAGGTGACCACGACAAAGCAGCCCCCGGAAGTGTAATACCCGTAAGTAAAAAATCGGTTGAATCTAAGGACATTCCATTTCCTATAAACCGCAAAACAAAGTCTCCCTGAAGCAACGGCGCAATAGGACGGTCCTGAGACAGAAGACCTGAACCAAGAGACCCCGACGACTGGCTCATCAACTTCACACGACTGGCAATAGCCTGCTTAACCAAATTGTTTAACCTTCCCATGACTCTAACCCAAAGGCGATAACTTCGAAATGTAAGTATAATGAACCTTCACGTTCCACACAATAGCCTCCGTGGCTGACGACGTCTTCGAAAACTGAGCAGGATCAATGCCCTTAATAAAAGCCTTCTCCAGCTGAACAGCCGTAAGCAAGGACGCAGATGTCATAGAACCAACACGTGCAAGAGAATTCAAAGCCCCTCCGGTACCAAGAACATCCAGCATATTGCCCATTATCAGTGTAATGGTATGCATCTTACGCTCATAGAAAGCACGCTCAATCTCATACCGAACAGTAGTAAACATACTATCGGGTATCTCGAAGGACCAATCGCCCGGCTTGAAAACATGAGTCGGAAGCTCTATATCAACTCCCCTATGAGGAACCGTAACCGTAGCTAATTCCTCCGTGGGAAAAGTAAGAGACTGAACCAAGATGGTAGACTGAGGTAACGCAGGCCACACCATCGTGATATCGCGCTTCGTAAGCGGTGACGTAACAAGTGCCTTAAAAGCATCTATGCGATAACTCATGAAACCTAAACAAAAAGCTGTGAGCGTGGGACAATATAAACCCACAGCCCACAGCGGTTAATTAAATGCAATCGTATAATGCCTCTACTACGCCCCCTCCGTAATAGAAGCATTGTCCATCGGACCAAATACCTCATCTAAATGAGCATCTGCCTCGTCGTAACCACAATGCTCCTCGTGGCAGAACATCACAGCATCAAAGATGTCATCAATCTGAGACTTCGTCGGATTGGTGACCGTGTACTCTTTAGGAATCACACCATAGTCACCGAACTTCTTGAACAGCTGGACACCAACCGTCGAAATATCAGCTTTAGCATAGAAGGCGTCAATCCCCTCATTGTCATACAGATCATCCAAACGATCCTCGTCGCCGTCCAGAGCATCTTTGCTCTTGCCATAAACAATCAGCATGGCCTCATCGCCCTGATCATGATTGTCGAGTTTGATCTGCTCCGACCACAGAACATAGTCCTCCATCGAGTACTCAATGCCATTCTTATTGAACGCCTCCGCAAGAGTATCATAAACAACCTCCTCTGATGCATCTGAAACCTTCTTGCCGCGACAAACACAAGGTGCACTGTCACTCACTTTATTGCTCTTCAGCTCTAAATCGTTATCAAGATATGATACAACCTCATCTGACGACAAATGTTCATCCGAGCAGAACAAAGCAGCATCAATAATCTCTCTAACCTGACCAATAGTAGGATTAATAATGTTCCATTCTGCAGACGGACCCTTATCAGATTTAACATCATAAACCTGAATACCCAACACCTCCAAAGGAGTCTGATCATAGAAGGCATTATCACCAACCTCATCGTAACGAGACGCCAAAACATCCAAAACAGGATCAGTATAAGCATCTTTAGCCATACCATAAATCTGAATCTGACCCGCGTCTGCCTGATTGCCATGACCATCAAACTTCTGCTCGTTCATCCAAATAACATAATCCTCAAGGGTATAAGGAAGGTTAGCATCATCCAAAGCATCCGCCAAATCAGCATAGGTCAAAGTCGCATCATCTTTAACATGCGCCTTCCGAACAGGCTTGCCAACACGCTCACCGACAATCTTAGCAACCTCGGCCGAATCCTGAACATACCCAGAATCAGACGTCGGAAGAGCCTGATCCAACGCAACAGCTGCATCCTCTGCCGACGACTCCGAGCCGCGAACATCTGCAACAATCTTCGCGACAGTCTCGAATAACTCTTTAGACGGATTCTTCCACATCCACTCCTTGTAGAAGTCTGACTCGTCGTCAATAAGCTGAACAAGTAAATACTCCGCGGCAGTCTCAGCAAGAGCCTCATCCATCTTAAAGTACTTAGAACGGCTCCCGCGGAAAACCTCTTCTCGAGCCTCAGTATCCATACCACCTACGCTCATATCCAAGCGAACCTCATGACCGTCGTTAATCCATGAATAATTACTCCACATAGTGCCATCGAAAAGCTGCATGTCAACATTGTGCTTCCGAGAGAGAACCACAGCATCCGTATAAGAGAACGGTACAAGCACCTCCTCCGAATCTGAAACACGACCGCGCTTGCGAGGCAAAGCTGAATCTGATACACGACCACTCCGGTTGGTCGAAACCGAGATAACGTCGCCTACAACCTCAGTATAAAAATCTACACTATTCATAAAAAAATAAGTTTAAGTCCACTAATAATACAAAAGTAAAATAAATTACTGAAACCGCAAACTATTTACCCCGCAAATTTTTTTCCTCAAGCCACTGATATCGGATAACCCAGTCGTACCGGAAGTTCGTCTCCACGCTCTGCTTGTTGAGCTGAATGTCATTGTGGCCCTGAAGCCATGCACCATGAAGAACTACACAGAAAGACTCAACGGAATTCAAATCCCGGCAAGTAACCGTAATATCCCGCCATAAAGAAATGTCAGGCGTGAAAGCTCCGGACTTCTGGTTCCACATCTGAGCCTTGATGGCGTTCAAGGCAGCACCAATAGATCCGTCATCCGTCTCGGGAACATTAAAACCCCAAGTACCGCTGTTCTGCGGAATGGTAGGATAACGAACCTCTTCACCATCCATATATAAGACCGTAGTCCTAAGCTGCTCCGACGGAAAAGTCGTAGACTGAACCGTGATGGCGTAATCCTCAAAACCCGGAATATCCAACGCAAAGTTATGCGTATTCATCGGATTTGAAATGACATTCGTAAAAGTAGATATCTTAATAGACATGACCTAAATGTATTTATCGAATTAACAACCTCTATAAAAGACTACGCTGACATCGAAACATCCGCCGAAACAGAACCGTCGCGTGCTACAACCGTAATGAATACCTTCTCCGTAAGGCTCATGAAGTAGCAAACAAGCTGAATGCGCAAGTAACGACCACCATTCGTATTCACATCCGAATTGAGCTCATCTCCCACATTAGCATACGACTCCACCTTCAACTCCTGACGAGCAGCAAAATTGCCAAGAAGCGTATTCAAACGACCCTCCAAAGCAAGGCGATTCGACCGATTGGCAGCAACATCCGTATGGATAACCTCCTCGACCATATCGAAAGTCTGAGAAAGCAACGCCGCCGTAACACGCATGACGTTCAAGCGAGCGAAGTAAGACTCGCCGGCACCATACAAGTCGCGGATGCAGAAGATGTAATTGCCAACAGCCGACGAGTAAACAGACCCAATACCATCCTCATCGTGCATAGCTACAACCGTGTCGAAATCAAGAGTCCGAACAAGAGACCCCGAGAACGAACCGTAAGCCTTGTAAGACGGAAGCTGGTTGCGATTATGCAGTGCTGACGCAACCGCACAAATACGTCCAGCCCAAGCAGCGGTGCAATCTAAGTCGAACCGCTGAATACCAAGAGTGGTGCGTAGCGTATAAGTCTCCCAGCCCACAATCCCCGACGTAAACATGCGAAGACCCCCATTGCTAATGCTGGCGATATTAAACCATGCAACAGCATTGTCTCGCGTCTCAGAATCAGGAGTACCTTTGGACTTCCAATAATATGGATTAGTAATTGTCGGAAAACCAACCAAAGAATTACAATCCTTGCGAGACTCCGAAACAGAGGACATGGCTGACAAAACAGAAGCATAATCAGTAAAACCAGTAATCGCAGAGGAAGCATCAGACGCCTTTTTAGAATCCATTAACGGAATGAAAGAGCTAACAAGCAACGTAGAAGAAGAAATATCTCGATCCCCAAACAACCCATAAGCTAACTTAAAGGCTGACGCCGAATAAGCCGGAGCTTGCATAGACACATCCTTAGAAGCCGTAGAAACTTCATAGCCCTGAATATCACCCATACCCACATTCACATACGACAAAGCTACTCCAGTCGAGGAAGTCGGAGTCGTATACTTAGAAGTATTTGAGTACGCCCACGTAATATCCGTAGTAAAGTAAGCTGAATTGTTCGATATCTGATCAGCATAGAAGTATGAAACCCCACTGGCCTCTAATTCCTCCAAAGTAAAGGACAACGTCTCTAACGTGTTATTGAAAGACGGAGTGGACTTGCCAGAAGAATCATAAGTAAAGCCGGAAAAAGCCGAAAGCGTGAGAGTAAACAACTGCTTCTGCATGAAAGTCTTGGACGACGACAAAGACACTCGCATCGGAAAACCTCCCGGATAACGCAACCGGAAAGCAGCAACAGAACCCTCTTTGATCGGATTATTCTCACTCGACGTAACAGCTTTAAAATCTGTAGCCTCCGTATCATCAGCGTAAGTAAAATCAGCATCGGCGGTCAACACGCCTTGAGCATCAATGCTAAAGAACACCCACGGCTCCGAAGTAGAGGCATCCTTACCAAGCCGTACAACCTCAACAAAGGAAGCACCCATCTCTAAAACACGAGTAACAGTCGCTAAAGATGAATTTAACCGACCAAGACCCTGAGGATTAAACAAAGTCCGATAAGTGCTACTATTGCAAACCGTGGGAACACCAACAGGACCCCAGTTCGTATCTGCTACAACCCCGACGATATCTGAACCGTCCGAAACAGAGATGTAGTTAGTCTCATCTAAAAAATCGACTTGGATAAGATTCGAAGCCATAATAAAAAACAATTTAATTTAACGGATATATAATTGCTTCTGCTTACACAAAGAAAAAGCAGGCCCCGGGCAAACCACCTCCCGAAACCTGCACATGTGTACTGCTACACAAGTTATCTCTAAACGGAAACCTTCAAATTATCAACCGTAGGCTCTACACCTCCGATAGGCAAGTCACCCTCTGCAGCAAGCCACTCCTCTGCCTCCACGCCATTGGGTACAATGTAGATCCTATACCCCAGCCACCGCATAGCTTCGTCATAATCCTCCAGCTGAAGAACAGAACGCCAGCGCATGGTCAAAACACGACGCGCGCCCTTCCGATCCAAATTGTCACGCTCCGACTCTACACGGAAAGACAAAAGACGCATACCCACATCCAAAAGCCAGTCTGCACCCTTCGGACGAACATGAGCATAAGAGTCATAACTCCAATGTTGACGTATGGCATTAGCAATAGCCCAAATATCCGACTGCTTCTCGGTGACGAGCTTCGCAGTATAAATCTGCTCAAAAGGAAAAGTCCGGATATGCTGAAGAGTGCCGTCGACGTCAGTCTCATAAGAGTCGTAAGGAACTCCCGATACAATGTCACTATCCTCACGTGAATAGATCAACGACGGATACTTAACAATAGCATCCTTCGACAGAAGCTTATCAATATCAGCCGCATAAATCATCTCACGCAACTTAGGATAAGCCGCATGAAACCATTCTAAAACCGCCTTCTCGTACTGAAGCAACAACATGACCTATGCAATATAAGCTAAGGAATCTATGAAATCGTCATAACTGGAAACACTCGACACAACGTCTAAAACATAATCAATGAAAGACCCAAAGTCCCCATATGACCAAGACGACGCATCAAGAACTACTGCATCACGATCCACAGACGGCTTAGCAATCGTAATCTCGTCCCCAGAAAACCAAATTCGAAACACATCTGACCCCGAAAGAGGCTTAACAATAAAGGATGTACCTGACGACGAACCCTCCACAACTGAAATATCAGGTATAATAGATCCAAGAACCCGCGCCAAAACCTCTGCAGACGGACGATCTGACGAAGCCGCGTCCGCAACCTCCTCACGAGCCCGCTCGCGCAAGTCCTCCAAAGACGGAACATGAGCATCCGCACCACCACGATGACGATGATACTCCGAGAGACCCAAGCCTATCTTGCGACCATCACGAGCCTTCTTATTAACTGACGCAGCGTTATCACTATCAATCACATCCTTATAAAACACCATGACACACCTAAGATTAAATGCCCGACGAATAAATGAATATAGACTCCTTCAGCTCCTCATAGCGACTCCGGCATGTAGACGCAAAATCGGATAAAGCATCCAAGTTAACCTGACCATTATCCGCATCAAGAACTACCGACCGAAGAATAGACAACTCCTTCTCGGCCATCTTGCTCAATACATACATCAAAGCAAAAACAAGCTGATCGCCTGCTAAGGTATCAAGATCTGACAAACGCAAATAACGACGGTAAGTAACACGAGCAGGAACATAGCGACACAGAATCTGATGAGCACCGCGATCCAACTCTACACGAACACTCCGGTTACCCTGAAAAGGAAAAGTGAGCTTTGCATTAACAACAGCAAAGACATCCTCATCAACATACGTGGTCATGGAATTCAAAACCATGTAATCCGTGATATACAAGTCCGACCGAAGCTCGTCAACGCAAGACGCTATAAGAACATCCAAATCCGAAACCGCCTGCGTAGTAACACCGTCGCCATACCAACAAGACGCCGTCTGTGGAATGACATACTGAGACCACAACTTATCCTTAAAAGAAACTGCCATCGCTAACCAACATAAGTCCTGCTCGTGCAGGGAGTAATATACATAACACCATCTGAGTCAAGTAAGCCATTGAAACCTGCCGCCACGGACGCAGACGACCCACAAGGACGACCGCCAAAAGTGAAGCCTACAACCTCCCCGGACTCACCCCGAACGAATAAACGTGACGCCTTATTCGGAACCGTGACAGACGACGTCGGAACAAACGGAACCCACGTCTTCTTATCCCAAGACATCTCAATAGGATAACCACCCCAGATAATCTGCATAGCAACCTCCTTGCCCCAAGCATCCTCTAAAGAGACAGGAACAAAGTTGCTATGAAAAGACACAGAATAAATAGCAAGAGAGTCTATAAAATCCCTACGCTCAGGGTAAACCAAACACTCAATAACACCCTGAGAATCTCGATTTATAGGCTTCACGGCAGAAACAGAGTAGACAAGACCGTCAAGCAAAAACCGATCATCAAGCATAGGAAGCCGAGGTAAACCTGTACACGACATGTAGATAACCCACGGAATAATATCGCCATCCTGAACCATAGCGTCGTCGCCAAAAGACTCCTGAACATAAAACATGTCCGGATTCTTCTTAACAATACACTGCTTCAAGACCCGAGCCTCCTCATGAGAGTGACCATCCTGATAAATGTCAAACTCAGTACAGTTGACTATAAAGATACAATCACGCCGAAGCGGATGCCGGGAAATCCGAACATCCGCCATCTTAGCAGTATATTGCTCTAAAGCACTAAGTCGAGCGTCCATGCACAGATCCGAATTTCTTGGATATATAATTGCAGAACCGCCGAAGCAAACGACCTATAAAAACAACAACGTCGCAAAGAATCCACAGTACTGCAATAATAGGAATTAAGTACATGAAAACACCTATAATAAAGTCTGCCCACATAACCTACTTCGTGTCTAAAGGTTGCAAGGCTTCTAAAATAGTATCACAACCAAAAAATACAACCCTTGAATTGGACCTCAAGTGCTTCGAATGACGACACAAGGGATAAACATACAAAAAATCCCTAAACTCAATCCACAAATAGTTGCTAACACTAAAACGATATATCTTCGAAGTACTCGCGTCCTGAAAAGTCATTGCAAAGCACACAATTTGAGGACAGAATGCCACAACACGCACTCTAATATCCAACTTCCAACCCGAACGCAAATAAAAACCCTTAAGCAAATACTCCGAATCTATCTTGAGATCTGAATAAGATACCATAAGATTGTTATTTTACACTCTCTATGCTCGTCAAACCGACACACTGACGACAATACATCAGATAAATCATCATACACCTGTATAAACAAGACGTTAGTTTGAAATCGGGATTAGCATATCCAAAAAATCATCACAAAGAAAAGGTACAACCCTCGAATTAGACTTCAATCGTTTCGAACAACGAGATAAAGGATGATTATGAAGATAATCTTCAAAAGAAATAACATTATACAGAGTCTTACTAAAAAGACGTCTCCGGCCCGTAGAATCCTCGTAAAAAGTTATCCCCAAACAAACGCTTTCTGGACAGAACGCAACCACGCGTACCCTAACATCCAAACGCTCGCTATCTCCAAGATAAAAATCTCAAATCAAATAATATGAATCTATCTTGAGATCAGAATAAGATGCCATAGTTAATTGTTATAAAAATTTACATACTCAGTCAGCAACTCACGAAGACGCTCAATCACATAGCAATCCTGAAAGTCTAAACACTCCGTATTGCTAACACGCGAATCAGAAACCAACTGTGACTCGTCACTCTTATTGAAAGGATAAACATTATCAAACCCCCTCCCAATATCTGGAATGAAATAAGAACCACTTCCAATGTTCACAAAGGTATCACCCCAATAAGAAACCTCAATCCCATGAGTATGAGTATAAAGACTCTTTACAACGTCTATGTTGACGACACTTGCATTCCCGAAACGACAACCATTAGAAATCTTAACTCCCTCCGAAACAAACGAATTGCGACCAATAATAACATCAGAACCTACTGAAGCATTAGCCATAACAACAGTGCCAGATCTAATGATAGAATTAACACCCACTCGAACATTGGAGCCAAGTTTGCACTTAGACTCTACAACACAACCATGATACAGACAAACCTCAGCACTCAACTCAACATCTGAGCCCAACAATATGTCGTAGTAGCTTAAAATAGCACTCAACTCCGAAATGGAATCATAGGTAAACCGTTTTTCTGTCTCATCAAACCCTATAATGGAAATGGAATTATTACGCTGTACGGGAGTCAATTGATCCAAGACATAATCTCCAGCAACTAAGACACGATCCTCGACATCAAAAGCATCCGAATACTTAATATCCGGATACCTACTAACAACCGTCGACGCAGGAATTCGGCGAATAAGGGACAAGACTGCATCTTCTCCAGAGACCTGAAAAACGAGAACGAGATTCGAATCGAACAGGCCCGAAGAACCCATACCAACAAGAGTGAAAGAAATCTTGTCGGAAAAAGACTGCATCCGATAAACAGACCCTAAAGTTAAATCATCGTAAGTCATAGCCGCCTAAAATTGAAACAAACTGCCAAAAACAACCTAAAGCTCCTCTAACGAGCTAATCCCAATAGACCCAAAACAAAAAACAGAATCTTCCAATGAAGCAGAGGAATCAATATCAGTAATGTGGTAATACTGTTCATCCAAATCCGAAATGACATCCTTCCGATAAATAGACATATCAACATGACGCCCACTCATATCTATGACATCCGTAGATATGGCAATAAACGGAGATTTACCATCAGATAGAAAACCCACTGCAACAAGATTGACAAGTGCAGGTCGGTCATAACCAACCAACCCATGGAAGATATAAGTTCGTCCAACCTTCAAATCTGAAAAAGAAAGCATAATCGTAGAAAATTAAAAAACCAGAACCCGCCAATCAGTAACCTGCCTTCGTCTGACGTGTATTAGCAACAAAGTGCTTGTTGGAACCCTTCAAAACAATAGGACCAATAGGCTCCCAATCGCCATTCGACCATACCTTCGTAATTGAACCTTTGGCATTATGCTCCTTCATAGCCTTCTTAGCAGCAGACAGAGAATGAAAAGTCTCGTGATAACCCGTCTCGTGATTATAAACCGAATAAATCTTCATGACTTAAAATGTTATATTAAATTCAACAATCAATCGTAATCCCTATCGATCACAACACAAAGGTAGGAAAATTAATTTTATTCTCCAAATAAAATGAAAAAAGAGTTGTATTAATTGTGTGTCTCCTCCCGAACCCAAGCTTGCTTGGCCGTATCCCATCGAACAGTATAAAAATACTCCTCATCACCATGAATAGACGTCGTCAACTCATAATCAGGCAACCGCTGCTTCTGCCAACCCGAGTAAGTAACTGCCAAGAACAAAGTAACCAACAAGGATACCTCAGAACAACTCCAGCGACCTTGCGCAATAGACAAAACCCGATCAATATCAGGCTCCACAATCTCTGGAAAGCCGTCGTGACCCCGGTAAATATAGACAACATTGGCATACTCGTCTATGAATCTAAGAGAAGCACGTGTACTCATGACTGTTAAAATAATTGTTGTTGACGCTGATGCCACTCTAATCTCCTAACAGCATCAGCATAATAATCTGAATCAAGCTCTATGCCAAGCATCTCAAAACCAAGACCGTGGCACGCAATACATATAGAACCACTCCCAAGATGAGTATCCAAAATACGAAAACCCGGCTTAGCGTAATTATTCAAAACCCACCCATACAATGCGACAGGCTTCTGAGTAGGATGGATACGCTTCTCCTTATGCTTCATGTTACCCTGAAGCATGCCCTGCCAACGGTAACTAAACATACGAACCGACGACTTAAAAGACGTCCATGCAAGCTCACAATCGGCAAAGTCGTTCACGCCGTTCTGCTTATCCCAAACAAGCCAACAAGACGAAGGTGGAAGAAGATCGGCAAAGTAATTACCACCCCAGATGATCTGATCCTTGCTGACACGACGAAGCTCCTTAAAGTACTCCGCAGACGGACGCTCACTATCCCACGACTTGACAGCATAATTAGACGCCTTAGCCAAGACACCTGCTCCACGCGGACGATCCTTCTTAATACCATAAGGAGGATCTACAACCGCCAAATCAAAAGAGTTATCCGCAAGGCCCCGAAGTACATCCATACAATCTCCGCAGACCAACTCTATATTACCTAACTTAATGCTCATTATAAATGCACTGACAAAAATAATCTAAAAACAGCCATTCCGGAACCAATACTCATGACCACAATGTCTGCAACAATGAACCTCATCCCAATCGTGAATCGTTCCATCCGGACCACCACTCAAATGCTCATTGCAACAAATAGGATATGTCTTAGAACCCACCACATAAAAGTCATCGCCACTCTCATCAAAATAACCACAAGTGGGACATGCATATGAACCATACCCAGAAAAAGGTCCGACGATAAGTCTATAGTAGGCAAACCCCACAAACGATAAGCACTAAAAGAACCCATGGCGAAAACACTAATTAAGACATAGAACCTATGGACGATAATCACTCACGCAAGGAATCCTCCGTCTCCTACGCAAGAGCATCATCCAGAAGCGACTCCAAAAGAGAAAGATCAATCATAAAAACCATGAATATTAATTGCAAAGATAAACGTAAGAATGCCTTATATCAAGGTGTCAAAATAGTAAAAAAGCATTGATACAGAGATCAATAAACCAGTAAGTATGCTAAAAATGGAACCATAAGATCAATTAAGGCGAGAGCCGCAAAAAGAAAGCCTAATTTAGAGTAGACACCCCCAATTTGTATCTCCATACCAATGCAATCATCTATACGTAAAGCCTCAGAGAATATAAAAATAACCCGCAGCATAAAAGCAAAACACGAAGCTACTCACAAGAAGCGTATCTAAAAGTATAACCTTTTACTGACTGTATCTTACCTGTACAACAGCATACAATAGAAGTGCGATTAATTCCCAATACCGATCCAGCCTCTGCAGAAGACTTAAACTGTGAAGTAACTCCATCTACAAGACGAGTGGAAATAACCGACTTCCGTCTCTTCGCGCCACAGTCAAAATAATCTGCAGGCAACTCTGACAAAGAAGGAGCTTTAGCATCATCAGGATACCTGAAAATATACCCCTTACCCTGCTTATAACGACCCAAACAACAACCCGTAATATGAGAAGAACGAACTCCGGTTGCCTTACTTGCCTCAGACAAAGACGAAAAAACAACAGAGACTCCTGAAGCAATATTTATCGCCTCTACTGATCGCACGCGTGCAGCACAAGCTACCGTGCGCAAAACGTTGGAATTATTAGCATACGGATCATAACACAATCGCCGGGCAACCTCGTCTAAATCCATAGAACGCAAAAAAATAAACCCGTACACCTTCGGCGGATTACCATCCACAGCATCCAAAATGCGAGAAACACGATTCTGAATATCCAACTCCTTAACCAAAACATGTACATTAGGCCAAGACTTAACGAAAGAGCCATCCTTGGCTGAAAACCCAAATATTTCAAAATCTGAGTCCTTCCGCTTAGGACGCTTATAAACCTTATTCTGAACATCAGAAAGAACCAACAAAGCATCATCAGGACTATCTTTATACAGAAATAGATAACCACATACAGATAAAAGCTTCCGCTGACAGCATAACGTAATAGACGCAGAAGCAACACCCAACTTCTCGGATGCTGCCTTAGCTCCATAAAACTCTCCAACAAACTCTCCAGTAGAAACCCGATAGCAAACCACAGGACGACTCTTGCGACGACGCGTCTCCCCCGACGCACGACGATTATGAAGCATTGCTATAACATGATCAGGCTGCTTAAATCCGCTACAACCATCACCTCCCTTAGTGGAATTATAACCATGAAGATATGTATCATAAAAGGCAATCCAATAAATCTCTCGCTCATTTAACCCTTTACTACGAGCTTCTATGGAGTCATAAGATAACCTCTCTAAAATCTCATAATCAAAAGACTCGGGGCCATACTTCCGACGCGCATTATCAATAGCACTCCTACCACTCGTATAAGTGGTACCTATTGACAAAAACTGACTATGACGTTCTTCCCCATCACCTATAGCCTGACCAACATAAGACCTCCCAGAAACCTTACAGGTGTACTTATAAATTATACCCTCAAACATAATACTTTAATTATGGCACAAATATAGTAAAATGTTTGTGTAATTCAAAATAAAGACATAAAAAAAGTGGAGAACATAAAAGTTCTCCACCAAAAAGAAACCGTAAATTAGTACTATACGTAACGAACGGTCAATTTCGAAATGCAATTGGCCTTGTGCAGCTTATAAGCTTCCATGCTTACCATCGACTGGCGAACGGTAACACCAATAGCTACCTGATCCGTCGGAACCAAAGGTAAGAAGATACCCATGTACATGACGGCGTCGTACCATTCAGGACCTCGATAGGTCATCATGACAGCATCGTCAGCCCTCCAAGGATCGTAATAGACCTTAAACGAACCAAACTGACCGATCTCACGAGCTGCTGACCACTGAGCCTGATAGCGCACAGGCTGGAACCACGTGTTGGGCAGTGACTCAAGGAACGACTTCATGTTCTTGCCTACAACCAGACGGTTGCCCTCGATACGGCCTGACGCCAGCTCGATCTGCGTAGCATACTGCTTCAGCTGCTGCATCACATTAGCTGCCTGTACGTCAAGAGAGATCGACGTCGACTGGGGAATGTTGATCGTTCCGGTAGCTCCGGTAGCGAACGTCCACATGGTGTCGAGAATGTAACGAACCTGATACTGATACATGAGGTTCAGTACGCGCTTCGTGTTCTCGGTGCGGATGTCGGTGCCGAACTGCGACTTCTTGAGAGCCTCAGCAAAGATGGTCCACTCCATGCCGATAGCACGCGGAATGGCACGCATCTCGACCTTCTCGACCTGCTCCTTGACCTTCGGAATGTTCTCCTGAATGGCGTAGTCGAGGTTCCAAACGTAGTTGGCGTTGATGCACGGAGCCGTCAGAGCACCACCTGCGTCTGCAGCAGCGATGAAGATACCACCCGAGCTAATCAGCATGTACGACGCCGGAGCCTGAGTGGGTGCCGAAGCCGGAACAAGGTTGATCTTGTCGCCTATAACGCCTGCGGGAATCATCGAAGCCTTCAGCTCCTGACCGTCGTAGATGTCCAGCTTGAACTTGTCGATGTAGTCGCCCGAAACGTTCAAAGCGAAGTAAGCTGTAACAGCCGTGATGTTGTTAGAAGCGTCAACCTCCAGCTGATCCGACGGAATGGTCTCGCCGAGAATCTCACCAGTCGGGTAGTAACCATTGATCTGACGCATACCCGTAGCGGTCTCAACGGCCTGACCTACAATCGTGGGAGCCTTGTTCGTGCCAGTAACGAGTTTCGAGAAGAACAGGAAGGCAAGGTCCTGCGACATGTCCTGAACCGAAATCAGGTCCTTCAGTGGGAAGTCGGGATACCAAGCAGCAACGATGGGGAATACCTCCGGAACGTAGGGACCGAAGTCACTCATCATGTTGACCTGCTGACCACGAGTGGCGGGAGCGTCAATCGAGTCGCAAACCTTCTCGCACTCACGCTTGAAGGTGTTCAGAATACCTGCCTGAATGCCACGATCTTTAACCGAAAGGGCCATGCCATGCTTCTTGGCAAAGGCATCATACCGATTCATGTATTCGGTAATACGCTTGCTCTTACGAGTGAGGGCGATACTGTCAGTAACGCGACTCATCTCCTGTGAAATAATATCAGTCATAAGATAAAAACTTAAAAAAAAATGTTAATAACCAAAATCTAACGAACTCCAAGACTCCGACTAACACGGTCCTTCAGCCGCTCTAAGTCCGAAATAACCTTGCTAATGTCCGCCAATAAATGATCGGGATTATAAGCATCGTCTACAGAATCTCGTAACTGATACATCTGCACAGCTTCTCTGAACAGCGGGGACGCCATAAGAGAATCCGAAACTTTCTCCAACCGAATATCCTCAAAGTTGGGCGACCGAACAAGATCCCATGTAATAACATAGTAGTTGTTCTCATCCAAGTACTCCGAAATGGAGTCCTCCAGATAGTCACCCAAAGCACGAGTGCTACAACCCGGACGGAAGCCTACGTCGACAAGAGCCTTGATAGCACAACCATCCTCGTTATTAAGCAACCCGCAGTCAATGTATGGATCATGTGAGGAATCATCAACCCACGCACGCAGCACAATATGCGACGCCTTATTCAAAGGAGTACGCATGTACTCAGAATCATCAAGTGGATGCTCAATCATCCCAAGCATATCACGACCCTCAACTCGCTGCTGAAGCTGAGAATCGTTCACCACCTTATCCCAAAAACCCTTACGATACCGATAACCCTTCTGACTCCGAACGTCACTATGGGACGCCGCACCACGAATAATAGGAATCTTCACTCCCGTGGTGGGATCCTCCTTCGAGTCGACAACCCGGAAAGAACTGCGGTACGTAGATAAAACTTTGTTAAGCATCTCTGAAAAAGTTTAAGGGATATATAATTGCTTAGAGTGTCCTAAGGCTGCACCGCCGGAGCAACTGCCCACGGCAAGTAGATAACCTGATTAATGCCCTCCGGAACAAGAGTCCCCTCGATAGCAACATAGCCGTCAGCCTCGGCCTTATAAGACACCTCCTCGCCCGACTTCAGAATCGCAACCGCACGATCCTCAGTACTCTCGTAAGCAACTCTCGAAATCGTAACCTTGAAACCCGCAGGAATGGCTCCCAGAGAACTCTGGAAAACAACCGCCGTCTGAGGCTCCTCGAAAGTAGCACCAGCCTTGCCTGCAAGAATCGAAATGTTGTATGCCATAACGTCCAGCATAGCAACAGGCGACGTGAAACGATCGCGCTCCATGCGCCGCAATTTTTGATCTGCCATAACTAACTATAAAATTAAAAAGTGAAAAATTACTTCTTCTCGGAACCGCTATGCGTCGATGCATCGACAACATCCGGATCCAACGACGCAACCTCCGGATCGGACTCAGCAGCAGAAACGGCATCCAGAACAACATCGATAGTCTGAGTAGCCGAAACGGTCACGGTAGCCGACTTGGTAACATAATCCGTCTTCGAAACCTCGTAAGTGACCTGTGAACCCTTGTCAACCTCGATAGACTTCTGCTCCACGTTATTCAGTTTAACCGTGGCATCTGCAGGAGTAGGATTAATGGTGATAGTCACCTTCGCAACAGGAACCTCCTCCAGAACAACATCAACCGTCTTGGTCGAATCAGCTACCACAGAGCCACTCTTCGGAGTGTAGCCATCCTTAGATACCTCGTAAGAGACAGACGACCCAGACTCCACAGAGATAGATGACTGAACAACTCCATTCAGCTTAACCTCAGCATCCGACGGAGTGGGATTAATCGTGATAGTATACATCACAGGCTCCGGAGCAGGAGAAGCAACAGCAAAACGAGGCAACAAAATCTCCACATTGACACCAGACGCTACAAGAGAACCTGTAATATCCTCAAAGCCCTCAGAACTGATGGTATAAGAGACTGCCGAATCGCGCACAACCAAAGCCTCCGCACGCCCACCAACAGACGCAAACTTGTCAGACCCTACCGTAACTGTGTACTCATTGCCGTCGCCAAAAGCACGATGGAAAACAACAACCGAAAACAAATCCGAAAAGTCAACACCAAGCGCGGCGGCAAGAACCTTCACGTTAGAAGCAATAACATCCATCATAGCCACCGGAGAGGTGAACTGCGTCCGAATCATCGATTTTAACTGTGCCATAAAAAACAATTTTAATTTTACGGATATATAATTGCTACAGGCACGCAAAAAAAGAAGAGCCTACAAGACTCTTCTTAAACAAACAAGAACCATAAACTACTTCCACCGACCAATAGCAAGCCACATGAAGGTATTACCTGAATTGCCGTACTCCGACTGAGCATTAGACAACCTCTTAATATAACGAGGCTTCATGGTAAAATAAGTAGTGTCAACAACAGCTGCGCTAGCTGACTCTACTGCAGAATCTCCAAAACCAGTAGACGTCGTATAAATACAATATGGAGTAGTATAAAAAGCCGTAGCGTAATATACCGAAAGTGACAAAACCTGACTTCCTAACGAACCCCAACAAAACATCATACCGTCAGGTGCCTTATAATAACCAGAAGGACCAAAACCCTTCGTTAAAGTAACATTACTCAGAGTGGTATTAGCGCAAGAGGTAAAAGAAAAAGATGTCCCTCTTCTAATTCTGTCTAAAATCTGACTGTCCGTACCAGAGGCTAAACTGGCTTGAGTATCTGTAAAAGTGTTGCAGTAAGCAACTTTGGTTTTTGCCTCGTAAACAAAACCACTATTACTACCGGAACTATTATTAGCCCAAGCAACCCCAAAATAAGGCGCGTTATGAATAAAACGAACACTCCCCGTATGAATGAGACCAAAAAGACGAGAAATAAGATCGGTGATATTCTGATCCGAATCTAAAAAAGAAGACCAACCCTCCCCCTCACCAAGAGAAGAAGCCTGCATCGTCAAAGGAGCCTTCGCAGATACAGACTGCTCTAAAGGAGTCACCTTAGACAAAAGATCATCAATCTGAGGACCTGTATATGAGCTAACATAATCCGCCATAACACATAAATAGTTTTACGGATATATAATTACCGACCCGCCAGCTAAGAAGATACAGGTCTAAAGCCTTCTTGCCGTACCACAGAATATTTAGGTGATTATATACAATTTTACACTGCACATATTGGCGATTCTACGACATCGTAACCTCCGTCTCCACGCCCGTCAAACCGTCCCACCGACGGCGATAATTTTGCTAATCCTTCTTTTAGAATATTGGTCGCGGCGGTAAGATCCCGATCATGGATCGTACCACATTGCGGACACGCCCATGTCCTATCACTTAACGTAAAGCCATCGTTCTTGTAACCGCAACATCCGCAGGTCTTACTACTCGGAAAGAAACGGTCGATCTTCAAAACTGTCCTACCAAGCCAACGGGCCTTGTAATCCAAGACACGAACGAACTCAAACCAACAAATGTTTTGGATGGATTCAGCTAAACTGTGATTACCCATCATACCTTTCACATTTAAGTCCTCGATAAAGACGGCTTGGTTCTCACCCAATATCGAGTTAACCGTATGATGGATAAGATTATTAATCAAATTGCGTTTCTTAGCATACAGCTTATTAATTTTTAGCCTTATCTCCGAACGGCGGCGACTGCCTTTTTGTCGTCGTGATTCTATCTTCTGCAACCGAGAGATACGACGGTCTATGACATCCGCGAAACGCGGATTAGGTATCTTCCGACCATCGGAGGTGACTATAAAGTCTTTTAAGCCTAAATCAAGACCGACGCACTTGGACTGACTCGTGATGGGCTCCGGCTTTGGTTCTTGAACACCTGTCTCCACAAGACAACTCGCCCAAAAGCGTCCGCAACCGTCACAACTAACCGTAACATTCCTAAGCTGACCCTTAAACCGACGATCCTGCTTATACCTAACCAAACCGATCTTCGACAGTTTGACGTGACGACTATCCTGATCGACGCTGCAATGAGTGGAAGGAAATCTGCAAGATAGCTTACTCCAATGCTTCGTCTTGTGCTTCGGAAATCCTTGCTTCGTCTTGAAAAACATCTGGTAGGCACTACTCATGTCGCGTACTGACTGAACCAAACAGACAGCGGGTACATCATACAACCACCCGTACTCGGACTTCAAGCCCGTCATCAAATTGATACATTCGAACTCCGATAACGAGGTCTTATCTGTCTCGTAAGCTTTGATCTTAGCATCCAACGTAGCATTATAAACATATCGACAACAACCGAACGTCTGACGCAACAAAACCTGTTGTGTCTTATTGGGATAAAGTCGATATTTATAAGTGCGCTTCATGCTACAAATATAGTTATTTATTTACGTCTATGCAAGATGGTAGTGTAAAATTATATGTAGTCGCCATCTGAAAAACGAAGAGCAACACTCATAAGACAATCCTTTAATATCAACCTACCTATTTATCAGCATCGAAAAAATAACGCCAGCCAACAATATTTAAGCATCCAAAAGGAATCACATCTCCTGAGGCTGTCTCCCAGTAATCATTACCACGATAGAATCCAAACACTATATGATAGTTCCCATCCTTGTGAAGACGCAGAAGAACACGGGTATCAACGTCGGGATAACTATCAACACCCGGAGTATGCCACCGAGTCAGAAAATTATAGGCCCACATAGCCCCATTCTCAAAATCCATGCTGGCAATTTTATTAGACCCACCAGCATAATCAGACGACGAGGACTTTAAAACGTCAAAGAAATCTATAGTATTAAATTTATGTTAAAGCGAAGCTTACAAAAACCCGCATAAATTATAAAGATAAAAGTAAATAAAATAATCTTAAAATGCAAAACAAAATGAATAAAATTACTTTAACGCGCGGCGGAAATAATAACCCTTCGTAGGCGAATCTCTATCAAGACCATACGCTACTGTAGACAAACCAATACCCATAACTCGAGACGCCTCTGATATAGATGGAAAAGACCCATATAAAGAACCATCTAAAGTAAAAACGTCAACGTCAGTAGACCAACCATAATGATCCTTCTTAATTGTATGTTTAAGCCTATTCATACTCGTGGCAGCCCGAGCAACACGATTCGATATATCCTCTGCAGACGCACCCGGAAAAGCCCAAAGATAACCTCCAGCTGACGCACGATCGCATGTACCCTCCGCACAAAACATAATAGACGCATTATCGGCTCCAGAAGCAATAGAAGCCTGATGATACGATGGATAAGAAGCAACAAAAACACCGTCTAAAGTATACTGATTGACGGCAACCTTCGTGCGATGCAAACGCTTAGGCTCCCGCAAGACTCTAACAGGAATGTCAATGTCATCTCGACGCCACTGATAACCACCAGCTGACTGTAACTCTCCTCTTGCAGCCCGAGCTATAAGAGACGAATCAAAATTAATCAAACAACCTGCCTCTGCCATGCTAATATAGCTGCGAATAAATTTACCCGACATGGAATACTGCGAAACGGAAATCGGCTGATTACTCTCTATTACTGAAATCTCCTCCGCAGACAACACACGCGCCGACTCGCCTGCCCAACGCCACTGAAAACCATTATGTGCAGGACGAAGCCCTCTACAACACCGACAAATACTCGAATGATTGGAACCAGTCTGTGACGCGGCCTCCACCGCACTCTCGAACTGACCAACCAAACGACCAGCATAGTCATACTGCCAAACAGCCTTGGCCCTAAGTAACCCTAATGCATGGCGATCCTCAGCGGACGCCGCGGCCCACGTAAAACCAATGCCTCCAGAAACTACATTGTAACCAAACGACGGATTAGTAGCCTTATAGAAATCAATAAAGTAAACCTCCTCATGGGCCAAAGAATCCAACAAACTGACCACATCATCCATCTCAAAACGACGTAGAACTCGATACTCCCAAAGCTCAGGAGAATACTTCTTACGAGCAGCAGCTACCCTAAACCCAGAATAAGAACCCGAACGAAACCAACATGCGCGACGTCTACGCTCATCGATAGTTATTCCAATATACACCTTCTCCTCCGGAGAAATGTACATATATACAACACCTCTGTACTGCATAAAAAAAATCTGCAACAACAGCACAGCGTCCATTCCATACTGAAGTTGCAGACAAAACCATTCAAGAAAGAATGGTGATGACTATATCAACGTATACACTAAAATGGACGACGTGCTAACGTTAAACTTAACTGAAACAAAGATAACATCTCCGAAGACAAAAAACAAATTTTATAGATCAATCTTTATGCGTTTGGCGGCAGCAGCTATTGCATCTGTCACCTCTTTGACTTGATCCATATTATTGGACCAATACTTTCTTAAGAACTTTGAAATCGAAGGAACCCAAAAAGGCAACGCCATACAAATCGCTCTGCAGTGCTTGCAGCTCGACTTGACCAATCTTGGATTCCTTATCTTAGGATAAGAGACCCGCCACGAACCAAATGCTGCATAATTATACTTAACAGCAACATACTGAAAAAAATAATAAAATGCAGCACAAGAGCAGTACAGTTTTATCCCCGAGTCCAGCAGCAGCTTATTCAGGTTCGTCCGCTTATTAACAATCAAGTCCGGACTCAAAGGATTGAACTGCAAAATGACCGTATACTTCTTACCCGGAGTAGTGACAGAGTTGCACTGAAAGCGAAGCTCGTTGGCAGCAGCGTCAATGCTAATAAGGTCAATGCCGTTGACCATCATGGAACGCTTCTTGACCTTTAGGAACTCCGTCTCCGAAAGTATCTTCTTATAAGTCGTCGTAGAGAGCTTAGACTCCGGCTTCATCCGAGACGACGGCTTAGGAAGGGTGCTTCCACTTTTACGAGTGGACGCATACTTCCGAGTATTAGCCTTCGTGAGGCGAATTGGTTTATTAACCTTTGCCATAAAAACTGCTTCTACTCGGGAATAGCGGACGGAGCACCCGCGTCGGCAGCTCCGGCGGCTAAAGCAGCCCCAGCAGCTATCTCCTCAGCATCCATGCCTGCAGACGCTGCAGCCTCTGCGGCATCAAATCCCGGAGGAGTGGGAACATCTCCCGACGCGGAAGATTCGGACTCCAAGAGCCCCTCAGCGGCAGCCTGCTCGCGGTCAATAGCGTCAAACTTATCGTTCACGTACTTGCGAATCTCCTCAAGCCAACTCTGAATGGAATGAAGATTGGACGTATCATCCAACAAAGACTCCAAAGACGAAATGCGAGCTAAAGCCTCCTCGCGTGTCTCACTCGCATTCAAAGTATCAAAGAAGGCATTCGAGAAATCTGCAAAATTGGTGAGCGTATCAACAACATCTGAATCCTCGGACGTAGGAAGCTTCACGAGACGGAAAAAAACATCCGACTGCTCCAGAACATCTGCCGTAGACCGAAACCAATGATTGATAGTATCCTCCATCAAAGACCTACAAGACGCTACCATGCGAGAGTAACGAATATCACCTCTAATCAACGAAACCGTGTTGGAGTCAAGCTGCTGATTGAAATCGGCATACGTCTTAGGAAAACGCATGGCAAGAAAAACGCGCCCAAGAGTGTAATCCAAGTCGGCCATCTCCTTGATATCAAAGGACGGAATATCCGTCACAATCTCAGGCTTACCAACACCCTTGCGATGAGGATGTACGGGAATGCCATCATCGAAACTCGCATTAGGCGTCATGGTAGTCTGTAACGACAGAGAATCTGCATTCAAAGTCTGAGAAATGTCATCAATAATCTCCTGAGTCCGATCACCCTGAGACGTGCCAACGTCAACCGTAGCAAACCTAACAACTCGAGCAAGCTTCTGACGATAACTATACATCGACCGCTCAACAGCGTACAAGTCCTGAGCTACAGAACTTATATTCTTTAACTGAATAGGCTCCGGAATAACCCTATACTTAATCTCCGACCAATCAATTCCGTCAACATCCTCGGAACTCATATCTGACGTGATAATCTCCAAAGACGACTTCGAGTAATTCAAGAAGACCAATACATTCTCAAGAACGTGCCCATTACTATCATAAATGATAATAGTACCATCCCGACGCATATAAATACCAACGTCCTCAATAAATGGAACAAGCTTAGCCTTCTTCCGGCGGGCAACAGCATCATCATATGTATGCAGAACATACATAGACAACCCCGTCTTCAAAAGATCAATAGCAGTCCACTTAGCAATACCATTCAAGGCGTCGCATAAGTCAGAAACACGCTGCCGCAAGACAACACTCTTGATAGTATCCAAACCCGAAACATAGACAGGAGAACTACCTATACAAACATCGTCGGCAGTAATGTCAACCATCGAGTTGATGAAGTCATGAGTCTCAATAGCATCAGCAATCCCTCCAGTCTGATTCACCGTCGACGACTGACCGTTAATACCCGTGTAAGTCTTACGAAGCGTGACACCCGGAGCAATGCCAAGAGTCCTGCCAATCATCAAACCAAAAGCCTGCAACGCGCCAGTATACATACAATCTCCATTTAAAAACTCAAACCAAAAGCGGCGGCACTAAACCGCCGCTATGAAAACTAACCTATAACATTCGTGTGGCACTTGCCGTCCAACTCACTGAACTTGGCGTTCATGCGAGAACGAATAACTGCCGACGGACGCTGACCACCTCCCGTAAAGGTCCGAGACTTAATAATATCCGACGCAGACATCTTAGCAACCTCGCTGCCACGAACAAAAGAGCCAGAACGCTCCGCGATAAGCTGAGACATACTAACTCGCTCACCCGGAGCATGCGACCCCGACCGAACCGCAACAATGTCCGAAACACAACCGCCACCAAAAGAATCTGACGACGCGGACGCAGGAGAAACATCTACAACACCTGCAGCTACCGGATCAGGAAAAGAAGCCATAATATCATCATCCGATACAGACACACCCGGCATATCCATAACAGAATCATCGGGAACAACATCTGAAGCAAACGATGTGTCATCCGACATCACATCCGCCATAGACTCACCACCTACAACAGGCGATACTGCCGGAATATCAGGAACTACCGCCGGAGCGGAATCCATAACAATGTCTTCGGGAACACCATCCCCAGCAGCAACCGTCGGCGAAACAAAAACATCCGACTCAGAAGAAACCGCAACAACTTCATCTGCCGACGAAGAAACACCTGAAACAACATCTACCGAAACATCGGCAGACACACGAGCACCTTCCGTAGAATGTGCAGCTTTACGAGCTCGTCTAACCATAATACAAAAATAATTTAACGGATATATAATTGCTTAACGGAATCTCAGTCCGACGGCGCATCCATAGCATTCAAGATGTCCCAAACACCTCCTCGACGACGAGAACGCTGACTCATAGCAACAACATCAGACGAGGTGAAAGACGAGCCTGTAGACGCTCGACCTGCAATCAAATCTCGCATCCGAGAGCTACCAACATCTGGAACATCCTCCGCATAACCAGAAACCCGCGAAACGCCATGCCGACGATCGAAGGACATCCCCTCATAACCAAGACGCTTCATCATGCCCTCAATGCTCGTAGCACCACAAAGATTTATGCGACCATCGTACAAGCTACTAAGGTCGCCATCCTGCGTACAAACCGTCTCCGACAAAAAGAAGGCACCAATGCAAGTCTGGAACTGGTCGTCTGTAGAACCATCGCGCTTAACAACACGATGCTTCGCAATATCATGAACAGCCTCACGAATCTCGGTATCCTGACGCTCCAAATACTGCATATGAATACGAGCATCGACAACCATAGAAAGCCAAAGCAAATGCGGAATATCCGAACTATCCAAAGACATGCGAATATTCGGTAAATCCAGCCGCTCACAGACATTTTGTCGTAGCTGGGCGGACTGGAATGCGTCGGAACTGAAAACAACGATATTTAGCCGATCTGCAAGCCAATAAAGCAAATCCTCAACCTTGGAAATCTTAAGCATCCCCGGAAACTGAGGAGGAACAAGATCCAAGTTGAAAACCTCCGAATGCTCAGCACGACCATCATCCATGAAACCGTCAAAGCGAACACAACACAACGACGCATGGTCGCCCGTCAAGGACAAGTCAAGGCACAAAGCATGCGGCCTATCCGTATCCACAAACTTACGCTCATCGAAAACAGAATTCAAAGGAACATCATCCTGATCCGAAACAACAATGCTATCCTGAACCAAAGGACATGCCCGTCGAAGAGAATCAGAATAACAAGCCTTAACAGCGTCATAGTTCGTAATAAAACCTCCCTTAGACGCCGTAGACCGCCCACAATGGTTCTGAATAGCCAAGTAGATATTCTTCTTAAACTGAGGCTGCAAGTCAACTGGTACCTTCTCAAAGAACGACTGTGCCTTAGGACGCGGTAAACCAATAGAGCGAAGTAACGTATCCTTATGGGCCTTGCTCTGAACAACACAAGGTGACAACTGCTGATAACCACAGAAAACCTCGAACATCTTCTTAGAATAGTTCTGGGGACAAATCTTATATTGAACAGCCGTGACAACTCGAGCATACGGATCATGCTCAAACTCCTCTATCTTCTGCTCTATAAAGGAAGACGCATAAGAAGCTGAGGAAATATAACAAGTAAACGAGATCAGCTTACCTCCTTCGCGAGTGAAACGTGAATGCATACGGTCCTCCAACTGCTGAGCCAAACGCTGAACCTCTGTATACTCGGACAACATACCATTGCCAACACCACTCCTAAAGTTTGCCTCGTCAAGAATAGCCCCAACAACATTCAAACCAATAGCATGACTCTCTCCTGACGCAAACTCTATAGAAAAATTGTTGCCAAACTGGATAGACGACTGGATATCCTTCCGACGCGGAAAATGATTCTGAAACCACGGAGCGTTATCTATCATCTGACGAAGCTGCTTAAAACCAGAACGCTCCGCGGCCTTCATCGAAACCGAAAAGTATAAAAAGTAAATAGGAGTGCCACGCAAAATGCCAAAGTAGCTATACAAGTCGCCCTGCATAAACCACCGATACAACCGATAGCAAACAATCATATTAGCGTAGCTCGACTTGCCCGATCCCAGAGACCCAGTCAATATCAGCGAATTAACATCAGAACTCGTCCGCTTAGCCTCCTCTAACCAAAAAGGATAGACTCCCTCCAATGCCATATACTGAGGATCGGTAAGAAACGTGTAGAAATCTACAAGCTCATCCTCCCCGGCACCCAAGAAGTCCTTGACCGCAGAAACCACAGACCCTCCACTACGCTGCTTAAGTATATCGTCTATCCGACCCATACATCTAAAGAAAAGCCCCAAAGGAGGAGGGCCTGCACTCCCTCACTCCCCGGAGCAATACACATCCATCAATCTAATCTACTATCTGGCGAAATCCTCGTGCAGAAGGACTATATAAAAACTAAGAACGCAAGTCAGCCAAGAAGTCATTAAGACCCGATAAATGATCATACTCGTCCGCCTGAATCTCCTTAACCAGCCGCTCCGTCGTGTAGTCACCCAAATCCCGAGACAAATCAATAATCCGCTGATAATGACGAATAGCGCACTCCTCGGACTCGATATTCTGCTCCAGTATAGGAACGAGCTCCGAAACATTCTCCGGCGTGTGATACTCACACTCAGCTGTCGACTGAATATTGGCAAAGTCGAAAATGTGCGTCGGAACATACTGAAGCTCATTCATACGATTGAGAAGCTTCACAAAATGATCATCAAGCTCATCTTTAGCTGTAGCATTGAAAAACTCCTCGATATTGGCTCGCTCCTGACCCACAAGATAAGGAGAGACGACACGATAAGCGTAAAAAGCGAGAATTTCTTCTGCCGCTGCAATTTCGAGCTCATTGCAAATAGACAGACGAGACTCGTCGGGCAAAATATCATCTAACGAGTCGGAAATATACGAAGCAAAATCCCTGACCATATTATAAAAAGATATATCCGGTAAACCCACATTGAATTTACTGGATATATAATTGATTGTCCCATGCAAGCTACAGGTCGGCAAACTCGTCGAAATCCGACACACCACTCGACGCAGGAGTAGAACTAACAGACTCCGCAACACCCGGAATCGACGAATCGAAGCCATCAATAACAGGAGGTTCCGGTAGAGTAATACCAGCCGGAGCAGGCTCCAAATAATCAGCAGGCTCATCAGTAGCCTTAGGCTCAATAGCATCCTGACGAGGAGCAACCGTCTTGCCTTTAGGCTTACGAACCTTCTCATCCGGAACCGCAGTAGTCGACGTGCCTACAACATCGGCAGGCTGCACAGCCGAGAATTCATCATAAGAAACATGATCCTCCGAATCAGCGGAACCAGCAGGAGCGTCGAAGCCATTCTCCGAACCAAACTCACGCTCAATAATAGCTACGAAACGATCCTTCTCCTCACGAGTCTTGAGACTCGAGAAAAGAGCAAGCAACCGACGATCCTCAGGAGAGAACGTGTCCTCAGGGAACAACGACTTGCCCTGAGCAATCTTAGCCTCCAACTTCACAACCTCAAGAACGCGCTTCATGAGAATGTCGTACTCAACAGAACACTCCACACGAGTAAGCGTAGGCAACTCCTCAACAAGAAGAGTGTTGTAACGCTCATCCAAAGCACGCATCAAAGACATGCTCTCCTCAGCCATACTATGCATCTTCTGCAACGCAGAACAAGCCATAGTAGAGACCCCAAGCTGAACCGCCCGAAGCGCAACTCCCTGAGCCTGCTCGGACTCCATACCAAGACGTACCAACTGCTCCAAGTTCATAACAGGAGCCAAAGACTTATTATCCTCCATGAAAAAAAACTAAATATTATTGCAAAAATCTACCATCATATCCAAAACAGCCTCCGTAGCCTCCAACTCCGACTGTCGCTTATGAAGACCACGCTGGCAAAACACAAGCAACGACGGCACTAAACGCCGCGGAACATCAATACGTGAGAAACCAGCATCGCCAGAAAGATAAGGAAGCAAATCGGAAAGCTCCGACGGTACAATCTCCGGAACCTTACCCTTCGACGGCGAAACAGACTCAAGCCTATCTTCACGGTTCAATCTACGTAACAAATTGCCAGCCTCATTGCGAATCATCGTATAAAGATAATTATACGGTGACATCGACTTATCGAAACGATCGTGACGCTCCATAATAGTCATCAAAGCCTGACTACGCAAATCGTCAAAGTCCTGATAATACTTGCCAAAGTGAGTATTCAAAACAATACTGATAACCTTGTGAATCTCGTCAAGCTCCCGAGACGTAACCTCAGAAACAGGATGAAGATAAAACTGAAGAAGTATCTTCTTATCTATCGCAACACGAGCGGTAGAAGAACTGACAAGTATCTCTGACGAATCACACATGGCTGTAGTAACTTTTTAAGTAATCCAAAACTCGAAAACGTGTGGTCCTATCAGCTAAAGGCCACCAATAAACACACTTCAACTCCTCTTTATGAACATGAGGCTTACATCGGTAATCTACAGTAGTCCACGTGCGGGGCTTGAATGAACTCGTAAGATGCGGACGTGTAAACTCCTCTATGACATCGGACGTCTTTAACAACGACGGCAACCAAAAAGGCCGTGTATCATCAAAAGATAAACACAGGTGATTATATACAATTCTACACTGCACATATTGGCGTTTCATCGACTTCGTAACCTCCGTCTCCACGCCCATCGAACCGTCCCACCGACGGCAAAAACATCGCTAAACCCTCTCTCAAAATGTTGCTGGCGGCATTTAAGTCTCGGTCGTGGACCGTACCACATTGTGGACACGCCCAAGTCCTATTGCCTAACGTAAGACCGTCGTTCTTGTAGCCGCAACACCCACAGGTCTTGCTACTCGGGAAGAAACGGTCGATCTTTAAAACCGTCTTACCCAACCAACGCGCCTTATATTCCAAGACACGAACGAACTCAAACCAACATACACTCTGGATGGATTTAGCTAATCTATGGTTACCCATCATGCCCTTAACATTCAAGTCCTCGATAAAAATGGCTTGGTTCTCACCTAAAATACCGTTGACTGCATGATGGATAAAGTTATGAATTAAATTACGTTTCTTAGCATATAGTTTATTGATTTTTAATCTTATCTCCGCACGGCGACGACTGCCTTTCTGTCGTCTTGCTTCTATTTTCTGCAAGCGGGATATCCGACGATCGATGACGTCCGCGAAACGCGGATTAGGTATCTTGCGACCGTCGGAGGTAACCACAAAGTCCTTCAAACCCAAGTCCAGCCCGACACACTTGGACTGGCTTGTGATAGGCGTGGGTTTAAGCTCAGGAACACCCGTCTCGACAAGGCAACTCACCCAAAAGAGTCCGCAGCCGTCGCAACTTACCGTGACGTTACGTAACTGACCCGCAAACCGACGATCCTGCTTATAGCGTACTAAACCAATCTTCGATAGTTTGATGTGACTACTTTCCTGATCGACACCACAATGGGTGGACGGAAAACGACATGATAGCTTGCTCCGATGCTTCGACTTAAACCTTGGAAAACCCTGATGCGTCCGGAAAAACATCCGGTAAGCACTATACATATCTCGAACCGACTGAACCAAACAAACCGCAGGAACGTCATACAACCATGCGTACTCGGACTTCAGGCCCGTCATCAAGTTAATACATTCGAACTCCGACAAGGACGTCTTATCTGTCTTGTAAGCCTTAATCTTAATATCAAGCGTAGCATTATAAACAAACCGACAACAACCGAACGTCTGACGCAACATTGCCTGCTGCGTCTTGTTCGGATAAAGCCGATATTTATAAGCACGCTTCATATCACAAAGATAGTTATTTATTTACATCTATGCAAGACGGTAGTGTAAAATTGTATGTAATCACCTAAACACAAACCAATACGCTGATGCGTAGTGTAATAATGCTCCGCGCGACATATCCAACGACATATAATCCTCCGCCGCCAACTACCAACACCACTCAGAATACTCCAAACTATCCTCTTCATCTCACCTATGACAACCTTAACTTTTGACTGTATAAATCCCTCCAAAAACCAGTTTCCGAAGCACGACTCCTCTACCTATTTCCAGACCGCGTGCTCACAGTACGCTCTATTAACGACCTAAGCAAAACTTCAACACCTACCTCCGACCCCAAAGCCTGCTGAGCCAAAGGAGAAAAGAAGAACCCAAACAGAGTCTTACCCAAACCTGCCTTCTGAAGCCGAAACTCAACAGAACCCTCATCAGTAGTAGCGTAAATATTACGCAACAACAAACCAACGGACATCCGAACATCTATAGTCGGATACAACAGCAACTCCGAAAGAAGAGACGACGGATCTGTACCCCCAGACTTCGAAAAGCAAGCAACAATGAAATCACGGAACTTGAAGTAAGAACTATCCAAAGCACGCGGACCCGCAAGCTCATAGAACTGAAGAAGCTGAAGAGCATTACGCATATGACCCTCCGACTTCATAGCCAAAATGTGAAGCTCGTCCGCAGACAACCGAGTACCACGACTCGCAGCGATCTTAGCAACATGAGCCTCAACCAACGGAAGAGGAATAGTACTAATGTCGATATTCACACACCGAGACTTCAAAGTAGGCGAAATATCCTCCGTACCACAAAACATGAAAATAGTATTAGGAACACCCTCCTCAACCGTCTTCAAAAGAGCATCACTACTACTACGAGAAATGGCCTGAACCTCGTCCAAGACCACAACACGACGCCCTTCCGGCACTACCATAAGCTGCTCCTTAAGACGTCTAATCCCCTCAATATTGCCCACAACCGTACCATCAAGCTCCCAGTAAAGACTCGAGTTGGACGCAGAAGCCTCCTGACACCCAGCACACGCATTACAAACGTCGTCCTTGTGCTTAAACTCCGTACAATTCATAGCTCTGCCAAAAATACGAGCTATGCTTGACTTCCCTGAACCGAAGCTTCCCTTCAAAAACAAGGCCCGGGCTGCAATCCCGTCAGCATGGGCTATACGCTTCAGAGTCGTAACAGCCAAATCCTGACCAACCATCTCGCCAAAGGTCTTCGGCCTATACAAATTAGCTAAATTCTGATCCTGCGCCATAAACTACTCCTCCGGCTTGAACAAAGAATAAAGAAGATCTGCGTCCAAGGAAACCCAGAAATCTATATCAGCATCATGAAAAACCTCCGAGTGCGATATCCACTCGTCCGTGTCATGGTAAACAACTTCAACGATAAAACCACTCGTGAGAAAAGCTAAAACCGAAGACCCAACACGAGGATGTTGATCAGAAGGCTTATAAGAACGCACATCCGGACCGAAAAGATTCTCAAGGACCGCTATAACGCCTCGCCGACACGAACCATAACTCAGAAGCCGATCCAACTCCGAAAGCCTCCGGGCTATCCCATCAACAAATGAATCAAGCTGCTTCATTGCCTTAACCCAAAAAATATAGGAGTTATAATTGCTACTCCCTACCTAAACACTTGAATAACTTCTCAATATGAGATACAGCTGCACCCTCCTTAGAGTACATAAGATTACGCTTCTCGTTGGACCAAATAAGCTCCCAACGCCCCCAATCCGGCTCCGTATACTCTGAAAGATAAACATCACAATGATTATCGTCTACCTGGGAACAGGCCCAACGGTAAAAAGCAGCATGATCAAAAGCATTAGACTTCCCATCGCCTGTCTTGTATCCTGAAACGCTGCGGTAAGGAATATCATTGTAAACCATTGATTCTGAGGGTATTACGAGATCTCTGTAGTCTCCGCTGAACAACTTGACGTCACGCATGCCGCTATGATACTTCATGGTGAACTGACGATAGATAGATGCACGGTTCCGGTCCTGATACATCTTCCCTGCGTAGCCCTGAAAGTAAGTGGCCTTAAAGGAGCAGCAGAAGCCAACATAAGCTATAAACCAAGACTGATACTCGTCCTTATGAGCCCGGATGTAAAGGTAATCCTCCTTAGAAACCTCCTCCGGAAAGGTGTCTGCAGGAAAGCACCACTCACAGGTGCGCTCATCGAAGTAAACCTTCTCCTGAAGGTATTTGAACATGTCAACAATGACATGATTATACTCATTGCCCCAACGAGGACCACTCATGGCGGTAACAACATTGAAACCACCACCAAAGGCATCCACAAATAACTGATCCGGCGAACGCCTACGAGACTCCAAGATTGGAATTATCTGCTCAAGGATGCCTCCCTTGCTACCCATGTAAACCACTGTAAATCTGTGTTTTATAAAGTTTAACTGAACCTGAACTTCAAATTAGACAAAAACTGCTCCGTAAGATCATTAAAAGGCATGTCTGGAAACATTAACGTAACACGCTTCCCATAACTGCTGTAAAACGACTGAACCTTAGAACCAGCACGAAGACCCGTGTTCGTCTCCTTGCCAAAGTCATTATCACAACAATAAGAAATATCATCAAACAAAGACAATACAATATGAGTAGCTTTTCGATTGCCTGCCAAGGACGTAAAACCTAAGACATTACGATCCGGAAAACACAGCTTAGCAGACAGGTAATCAGAAACACCCTCAGTGATAATAACAGAGCGATCCTGTAGATTTAATAACGAAAGACCTACAAGACCAAAATGATCTATAACCGTATCCTTAACCTTTGAACCAACGGAGCGCGTATACCAAAAAGATACCCGCGCTCCAGATGGATTAGGAAGCCGCTCGATCACATCTACAGAAACACTCTCCGTAATAAGATTATTACGAACCTCAACACCTCCGCGAACCCCGCCCCACAACTCCAGCAACTGAAGCCACTGGTAGTTCTTAAGACGAAAGCCATCCGGAAGACGAATGTGATCAAGCGGCAAAAGCATGACAACTACTCTGACGCCTCGCCCGAAACCCCAGCAGCCTCAGCAGACGGCGAAACAATAGGCTCCAAATAATAGAACCCGCCCCAACGACTCCGAATCTTGAATACGTCGCCGACGAGATGCTGAACCTTATTCTTGATGACACGCAAATTGCGAATCTCGACCTCTAACTTCGTGCACAAGTCCGTAACACTCACACGATCCCCAACAGGAACCTCCGTCAAAAGACGCCAGAAAGAAGCCTGCATGTGAGTAAGATCAACACTTACACCATCCTTCAAAACTACACTCTCACGATCTACACTTCTTGCCATAATTTAAAACTTTTGTTAAAATAAAATCTATAAAGACATCTAAAATGGACTCCAAGCCTGCATAAGGACAGTACGGAAACCTAAGCTCACCATACTGTGCGTCGCAAGACCCGCTAAGTAAGCCCTCAATCTGTAAAAACGAATCGTCTGAAACGCGTACAAGCCTAATGAAGCCAAAGACACCTAAATCGTCCCAGCCAAAACTTACACAACCACGAGTTGGGATGACAGGAGACAACAACGGCGACTGAGGCTGAACTATAAGGACATTCATCAGCTCCCACCGCAAACGACGACGCAACTCGAACTCTAAATCAAAATCCATAACGCAAAAGTAAGTAGAATAAAATTGATAAACAAATTGTATCTACCGCATTGACGCTAAAAAAGACTTGCTAAGACACTCCTCGCACAACGTGAACCCTTTGCCGGAACCCACATCAAGCACTGCAGGACGGCCACAGCACTTACAAGAATGAAACTCACGAGAACGCAAGGTAGTAACGCAATCAACTGCAGTACCCCTAAAAAGCTTGTTCGGGTGAACACGCTTCGGACGTAAAACCGCCTGAATGTAATACCACGGATTACAACGCACCGGAATGACTAAGACACCCTTAGATCCTCCGCGACCGTCTGAGACGACCAATGGGGCGGAAAGCGGCCCAGACCTCAACATATATGGCTTATACTTGTCTCCCTCCAAATGTAAGGTAGAACCGTCATACTTAGGAAGCACAAAAGACCAAACGTCCATAGGCAAATCCGACCGGAAAGAAAACAGATTCAAATCATCCAACGAAATTGGAATATCAGAAACATCATCTGAAACCCCAAGAACCTCAAAGGACACACTACGGGAATTTAACCCCTGAAAGAACTGACTAACAGCCGAAACATCATTATAAGACCGAAACTCCAAGTCCACAAGCTGGCTCCCGCCAACATCCCAATGACTATCCGGATAACTCTGACCATAAAGAGAATTAACCTGCGACACCCGAATAAAAGAATCACAAAGACCCTGATTACACCTTAAAAGACTTGACGCAAAAAGATGCGACGTGGCGCGCGGATTTAGAATTCTGCCATAGGACGTCCTCTTTAATCTGAAACGCAGAATATGGGCCGCCTCTGGCTTCTTGTGGGCCTTTATATCGTCGGCGGAGATGGTCGAAGGCAAAGAACGACGAGACGCAAGACCCGAACGCCCGCAGGCATGGCAATCTGAAACACGAACACCCGGAGAACCTGAAAGAAAACCATCAGATCCTAACGAGACATCCGCAAACTGAAAGACCGGATTATTCGAAACCAAAAAAGACGAACAAACACCCCTACACGAATCGGTGCGCAAACACCGAGGCATGCTGAAATCCGGAAAACCTGACGACGAAAGACCCTTACGCTCCTGATACCGACGAACGCCATCCAAGCTCGTATGAACCCAATGCAACAACGATATGTAACCATTAAATGAACGCTTATCGAAGAAGCCTGACTCATCACTACCAATCATAGTACGAAGAGACTTAAAGAAAGGCAAGTCGCGTAAAGACCGCAGCTTATACAAGTTCGAACCCGACGCAACCTCCCGATGAAGCAACGGAGTCAGACGACGACCAAAGGACACCAAAGCCTGCTCAAGCAGCGTGCTATAACGATAACCATTAACCTCAAAGCGAACACCAAGCTCGTCCGTGAACCGAGAATACCACTCAGTCGAAATCCACTGACCGTCGTCAAAACTAAGACGAGCAGCGCGCTTCTCAATACACTCCAAAGGCGTCAACGGATACTGAACCAAAGGCGTAGCCTTAAACCGTATAGGTAACTTGCCCCCACGACTTGCAGCATACGTAAGCCAACGCTTCGTGAAGCCATAAAGCCACTGCCAGTCCGACTCCTCCTCGTAACCCGAAAGAACAAGACCAATCTTAATATCCAAGCAACCCCTATGAATCATGAAGCGCATATAAGACTCCAAAGCCTCCTCCGAAAGACCCTTATTATAAAGACTGTTCCATATCCGAGGACTAACACCCTCAATAGGAGCCGTGCCGCGACGAAAACCTAAGGCGAAAAGAAGCTCCATAGCATCTTCATCCTTCCCAAGCTCCTCCATGCGCATATTGCTGAACGTAACCGTAGGAAACACATCCTGAACCTTAGCTACCGTGCCCTTCCAATCCGTCAAATAGTTGAGATTATAGGCGGCGAGCTTAACCGTATCCGACGCACTCCGAAGCTTAGCAACACGCGCCATAGAAACAATGGTATCCTGAGACTCCTCCTGTAAGCCACCCGCAAGATGACCCTCAGCACAGAAAGAACAGTTGCCCGCAAAACCACAACCCTCGGCGGCCGAAACCATAGCCAAATTGGTATTACCACCATTGCCGCGAATATAACCCGCAGCAGCCCCAAGCAAACCCTCAGGCTTGGACGAACCCAGACAGAAAGTAGCATGATCTGGAGCATCTGCACGAACACGACATGTAGACACAATCCTATTACCGCACCACTCAAAAGAATAAGACTGCGGCTGGTAAAAACAAAAAGAACCTTGACTATACCATAAGTAATTCAAATATTGATCCACCGTAGTAGTAGACCGTGGAAAAGAACCCATAGCGTCAAAAAGAAGCTTCTCGTCCCACGTCTGACCCAAATACATGAAGTCTAAGTAACTATAACGACCGTCACCAAGAGACCCAAACAAAACATCAGCATAAACAACAGACGCACCTCCCGCATAAATAAGAGGAACATCGGTACGACCATTCCGCTCCGTGTACGACAACGGAATAGGCTTATCGCACCTGCTGAACGTAGCAAGCATCCACGGAACAACCGGAATCTCATAAAGACACGAAATACTAAAACCAACAATGTCAAAATGAGACGGATCGAGATGAGACGAAATACCAATAGCATAAGGAACCTGCTCCTTATCATACCAGCGTATATCATCCCTATGCGGTAGAAACGCAAAGTCTATAAATACGCCCGGACAGCAAGTCTTAACCCAGTCGAGCAAGACCGTAGGAGTCATCGAATGAGTCTTATCAAAAGACGACGACGGAAAGACTATAAGCAACTTCAGATTAGAAGCAGCATAAGCGTCCATAGACATCAGACCTGCATCCGGGTTGTAAAACTCACACCCGTCATGCAAGACTGACTTGTAACTCTCTATAAACCGCTCGCTACGTGTCACCGCTTATTGAAGTGATAAGATAAACCATAGAGCCCATTACATGGACTATCATCCAAAGTGTAGCCATAATCCCACATGGTGTTAATCTGAGCCTGCGTAGGATAACCAACACACATAGGATGACGATAAGAGGCATCAACCTGAACAGAAATATAACCTCGCTGAGTCATGTAATCATCCGGATGAGGAACAAAGGGAAAACGCTGCTGAGCAATGCATCTATGAAGAGACATTATGCTAACCGCTATGAGCTCCGAGGTATCACCATCCTCCGGCCTGTAGTACAGCACATTGCCATCCGGAGCAACCCAAAACTCGTTACGAATCCGACGCTCCGCCTCTAATAACCACTCGTCCTCAACACCCGTACCCATCTCCTAAGCTTAAAAAAACTACATATCCGACAAGTCGTAATCGCACGGCACGTAACCCCGAGACTCCAAAGCTGCGGCCATACGCGCCGCGCGCTCCATAGGCCAGTCATAACCCACAGTCTTCGGCAGAAGAAGCCACGCGGAAGACAACAACGTGTAAACCTCAGACTCGAAATCCACAGAACCGTCCGTCGGCCGAGAAAGCATGTACATGTAATGACCATCGGCGGACTTCCCAACCGACCGTCCGTAAGCATAAACGTTAACTACAAGACAATTTACATCGCCGAGACCATGCAACGTAGCATCTGAACTCTGAGGACTCCGACGAACCAAAACCCTGAGCTCGCAACCATCCTGATATTCATCGTACTGACGCTCATCAAGATATCGATAAGCGTCTCTACGAATGCAATAAGGGTCATCGAAGGCAAGAACGCCGCAGATGCTACTGTCATCATCCGCACGGCTAATAGTCATGTTAGGACATACAGAAAGCCGCGCCAAACACATTCCAAAATCGTTTTTCATAGCACATTAAAATGGTATATAATCTCCAAAACTAAAATAGCTTCAACAATCAACAACACATGGCTCGACGTAAGCTCGAACGTAAGATATCGCAGCGAAGATCGTAATTCGGACACCAGCGATCACTGACTGCATCGAGTGTCATCAAGCGGTTACGCGGAACCCCCTTAGGACTACGTGACAAGTAACGTACTGAGCAATAAACATAGCACACAGAGTAACCAAAGCGTACACGATAGATGCTACCACGAAGGCAATCCCTATCGGGCTGCTTATCATAACCATGCAAACCGCAAACGCACTTCACGGTAGCAGCAACCCCATGACCCGGAAAGCCTGCGGATATACATGTGGAGATAACAGAGCGGAGGATAGACTTCTCACTCTTAAACTCACTCCCTAACAAAGCAGGCGATAAAACTCTCGACAAAGATTCCATCTCGTAGCTAATTATACCACAAAGATAAAAACGTTAAATTAATAAAACAAATAAAAACCATGGAAAATTGCTTCTATCGCAAAAAAAGATGGATGGAGACATACGACTCCATCCACCATCGACTACATTTGCAAAGCTCCTAAAAGGAAGCTACTACCATAAACGTAAACTAATCCTTCTTAGGCTCGTAAGACTCCGGAGAAACATCAATACTCGGATAAGCTGCCTTAGCGGCATTAACGATCTTCTTAACAAGACCCGCAACATCAAGGTCGCCGGAATACCAAGTAGGTTTCTCCGTCATCTTATTCGCGTAAGCAATAGCCGCACGGGCGCGGGCAAGACTGTTCAGAGGATAGTGACACTTGCCGTCATTCACATCCGGAGAATCCTTCGGGAAAACACAATCCGTCCGAGGAGCATCGGCAGAATCATTAACTGCAACCACATTAAACCCGTCGAAGTAAGAATTCAGAATGCGAACTGCGGCAGCAATAGTATCTGAAGCGTCGCCTCCAAAAGCCTCAAAATCGCCAAGCAAGTCCTTAAGTTCCGAAAGACCCGGCGTGGGAACTTTCCACGAAGCTACAGTAGCATCACCATCAAAAACCGAGATATGAGCCACATTAAGTTTACCATTCAAGGCAGACCGCAAACCCAAATTGGTGCTCTCAAAGTCAAATTTGACACCGCCAGACTCTACGGGAATAAACACCTCGATAGAACCATCCCCAGCCTGATCGAAGGTATAACCTTCTCCGTGGAGAAGCAAAAGCAAATCTGTCATATCAATACCCGGATCATCTGACGAGTCTACAACCCACTTCATCGAAGAAGCATAGTAAGGATCATCTTTATGCTCCTCGACAAAAGACTTAGCCTGTGCCAGATTGTGGTCGTAATCCTCCTTGATCAACTCGGAAATTGAATGATTCTTACCATTGGGCGAAAAATACTCAATCCCATACAGATCACGACCCTTCTCATCCTGCTTGCCAAGACTACCCAAATAACCAATGGTCTGACCAAGAGACATCAAATCCACACCATCCCAGTTAATCGTATCGGATGTCTTCGCCCAATCGGCATCCTGATAAGGATTCACAACACCCGGACGAACAAACTCCGGTGTAAGACCCGACTCCGAAACATAAACACTATCCGAAACCTTCGCCGAATCCGACACGCCAATATTAGCCTTCTTTACACTCTGAACAACATCGATAAAGTCATAGGCATCATCTGCTGCCTGCACAAACCAAAGAAGTGCCAAAAGAGACTCAACCTTCTTGTAAAAGTCAAAAGGTACGACAGTTTCATAAGGATCAGAATCTGCATCTGACGGATTCTCGTAAGAGTAGAATACAATCTTATCCGGATACAACGAAATATGACCCTCATTGCCGTCGCCAAGCTTGTAGTAACCGGAAACAAGGTCCTTGGTATCATCCTCGACTGTAAAAGCACTATCCTCATGAAGACGCTTAGAAACTGTATCGAACCACAACGAACGATCGATATCTCCTGATACTGAAATCTTAGTATCTCCGTCGGAAACAGCAGAGACACCAACCCGTTGGCCCTGATACCACCGAGTAGGGGTCGAGTCTTCAACCTTCCCAAGCGACGCCAAATCACCATACACATGTGACGCCTTAGCGTCAATGCCGTAATCGAAACCACGACGCTTGCCATCCGACGTCCGAGCCTCAACCGTAATCTTAGGCTCCTTGTCCTTACTGTAAGCCTTAACACTCACAATAGCACCTCCGAGGTCCTTCAAATCCAAAGTAATACCCTTAATCTCTGCGGGCTTACCGGAAACCTTGAAGTTCTCCTTCACAAGCTTCAAAGCACCCGAAATCTTAGAAAGATCAGAAGCCTTCGAATCCGAAACCTTAGCGCGCTGAACAGGCTTGCCTACACGCTGACCTCCGTCCACCTTCGAAATATAATCCCGACCCCGAGTGACTCCAGAACCCGAAGGACGAGCATGATTGACAGGACGACCCAAACGCTCTCCAGACATATAACGAACAGGAGAACCACCATTCCGATTCTTGGCGTCCACATACACCGCATCAGACACCTTCAAGTCCTCCAGCTTATCTACATCCTCCCCGGCATGCTTCTGTAAGACGTCAATAAACCGACGGAACTTATTGAGCTTCTCGCCAGCCTCCTTGCCAGAAATACCCAAGAAACGAGCCAAGTCTCCCATCTCTGACTCTGACAAATTACGCTTACTCGAACCCTCAACTACCACGGACTCCCCGTCCAAGTACACATCCACATAGACAAAAGGAGCATCCGGCTTCTCGCCCGTGTAAATACGATACCCATCACGACGAGGCATAACCGTAACAAAAGACTCAAGACCCGCCTTACGCAAAGCACCCTCAAGGTACTCCTTAAGACGCTCGTTGGAGTCACAAACACGAGAATAGCTGTCACATACAACCTCCTCGAAAAAACCACCCTGTTTACCCATAACAGCTGAAATATAGAAATAAAACAATAACTACTTCTGACGACCGGAACTACGACGATTCGCAGGGTAACGACCCGGAACACTCGAACCAATATCCGACATCCGAGTAACACCGTCGGAACAATCCTGCGCCTTCATAGGATAATCCCCATACTGATCGATGTAGATAGCCTCGTAACGGGAATTGTCATCCTAGAGAAAACCCTCCTGAAACAAAGACAAGGCGACATCATCATAGTTTATTTTTTGATCTGCAGACTCTACGGCCGAAAATAACAACGTAGGCTTGCCGGACGCTGCATCTACTGCTACTACATGAACAAAACCTGCGTCTGCGTAAATGTCGCCCGAACGAGGTGTATCTCCCGTCACAAACTTAGGAACCCCGGCATTATCTACACGAATAAGTCCATTCGTATACCCATCGCCAAGAGGAGCTACAACAAAATAAGCCTTATCGCCATAAACACCATCAAGCATAGGATCGCCGAACTCCTTACGAAGATCGCGCGCAGCACCCTCCAAGAAGTCATTGGCAAAATCCTGACCAACGCTATCTGAAACACCATACTTGCGCGACGCGTCCCCCTCAAACTCAGCGTAACTATAGGCTACATCGGAATCCGGATAATCCCCATACTTCTCCATGTAAGCATCCTCGTAGTACTCCGAGTCCTCCGGAAGAGCATCCTCGTCCAAAAGAATCTCCGCAACACTGGCATTATCCTCATGGCTGAAGTAAACCTCGTCAAGAACTTCGACGGCACCCGACTTACCGTAAACCTTCACCAAATAAACACTCCCCGGAATAACCGTAACATCTGCATCCGTAGACGCAGGACAAAAAGTACTATACGGCTTACCATTACCGTCCACACGAACCACAGCCTCAGAGACCCCAGAAGTGTGAGGAACACCCAAAAAGTAAAAGGTATCACCGTACTTGTTTTTATACGGGAACCCAAACTCCTGCATGAGGCGATCGGCCTCCGACAAGACATCAGCCTCCGACAGCTGAATATCGCTCAACGACATATCCTCTACAAACGAACTCATAACTATACAAATTTTTGTTTTGACAAAGCAAAGTTAATTAAAATAGTGCAAACGTCCAAATCATCGCTGCTCCTTAGGCATCCGGGCCAGCTTAACATCATTCTTAAAAGGATTCAAGACGGACAACGTGAACTTGGAGCCACTCTTACCTGCAGACCCGGAAACATTCAAAAGAAAACCATGATCCATATCATGCGACGGAACATAGGTCATCTGAAGCTCATAATCACCCGACACCGGATTGGCCGAAACATACTTGAGAAAATCCTTGCCCTTAAAGCTGTCCGTAAGAGGCTTGTTGACAACCCGAGACTGAAGATCCTCCAAGGCCGCCTTATCCTCCGCGGAAAGACGCCCATCCTCCTGACGCGACGAAGCCTTACCCAACGCCTCTATGAATGACTTGTAAGCCGACCAATCCAAAGCAAGAATAATAGGCATCGAAAAAGTCATAGACGACAAAGACGCATCGGTGACTCCTGACGCACCCAAAAGATAAAAACCCTCCGGAAGCTTACAAGACCCATAACCAATCATGGTCGTCTTCGTAGCATCTAAAGCACTCTTAGCGTCCGCCTCCTTAAGCAAAGAATCGATAGCCTTCTTCTGCTTCTCGTCCCAATCCCTGTCAGCCTCAAGCTCCTTACGGATGGACTCCCAGATGCCCCAAATACCTAAACCCCCAAGAAGACTCTTGCCAACAGCTCGACGAAAATCCTTAAACTCACTCTTCAAGGCCCGACCAATAGCACTACCCTTTGGCTTATCACCCGACGCATCTACAACAGAAAGGCTGTCCAAAATGCGAACCGCATCCTCGACAGACAAATCCGAGTCAAAACCCGAAACACACTCATAGAAATTATCTCCCATACAAACTACCTCCTACGAGACTGACGCAACTTTCTATAAAACGGCATGACATCATAGTAACGAAGACGATCAGACCCTAACTTATCAAAAGCAAGATCCAAAGCAGAAGACCATAAAGACTGAGACATCTCCGGATAGGGAATCTTGCTAAGCTCCGAACGAGTCTGATAAACCATCCAACGCCTCTTCGCATCCGGAGAAACGCCCGACGAAACACTACGAGAAGGTGACGACGGACGAGAAGACGACAAGGACTCAGCAAAACTGCCAAAGTCGCCAACACGCGGCGAAACAACAGGATCAAAATCTATATCCGTGCCATCCTTCGGGAAAGAATGATAACCATCACTCCCATCCTCCGGAAACAAATCCTCAACAAGCCAAGCGGTATCCGTCTCTCCGCGAAAACGGTAAGTGACACCATCAATCTCAACCAAAGAACCTACAGAACCACTCGACGCATCCAAAACCTCATCCGACGTCAAAAGTGCAAAAGCCGACGAGTCCGAAACACGGCAGAGACTATAAACAACGCCACCACGAACACCATCCGAACGCAACGACGAAAGACCCCGACGACGACACTCCGACGCACTCAATCCCGAAAGAAGCTCTATGACCATGAAGCTACGTTAAATTTAACGGATATATAATTGCTTATGCCGCAGACGAAAAAACTGCCGAAATGGAGAAGATCTCGGCGGAAACAAAAACATAAAAACAAAAAAAAGAAGCCTAAAGGCGCATAACCTACTGCTGCATGAGAACCGACCGAACGCAGTAAACAGCGTCGCCCAAATCTACAACAAGACTACTCGACGAACAGCTGTACTTCGTGTCTGCAGTGCTCTTCGACAGAACACCCAACAGAACCGGAATGGAGACAACAATAGCTCCGCCCGAACTCTGACCCAACTTGTATGCAAACGTATACTTCGCGTCCTCGCCATCCTTACGATGGGCCGTGACAACAAAGTCATTTGGATTGAAATCTACACGAACCGTGTCCGTAAAGTAATCCAAAGAACCGATAACCGTAAGAAGCTGACGGAAGGCACCATCCTCAACAAGAACAGACTGGTCATACAAAAAAGCACTCTTAAAAAGAGGACTCATGAAACGACCAACAGCCTCACCCGACGTGTAAGCAAAACGAAGATAATGAGAACCACCGAAATTCATCGACATGTGATCATCCGAAAAACAAGCCGAAGTGTCGCCGTCATTCGTCGCCGCAAGGGTGGACACCACGTCTACTAAAATGCGTGACAAAATACAGTCGTGGGACCCAAAGAAAGACTTCATGCGACCCAAGATGGACCCGATGTTGATATATGAGTACCCATCACGCGTAATCAGCTGACGCTCCGACGTACGCTCCGAGTAGGCAAGCAACGACGAAAACGTCAGGAGATTCCGACGAATATGATCCCCGTCCAGCTTATCGGTCATCTGCTCGTACTGAAAATCATAAACAGACGCGTCGAAAGGCTGAGTCTCAACATAAACCAAGTTGCCCGAAAAATAAGCATACAACCCCGGCTGACCAGAACCAGACGACGCATCCTGAGACACCAAGACAAGATGAGCCACAACGTTCCCGAAAAGCTTCTTCAGGTGAACAATAGGAATGGAAAAACCACGAAGAGTCTTGCCAGACGAATTCACAAAACGATACACAAGCTGATAAGCCGAATTGTCGTACTTGACATAAACCCAATCCGCCGTAGCGTAAAGGTAAACATTCTTCCCAGACAACGACGCAGCGAGCTTCGACAGACAATCCAAAACATGAAGCATCGGCGTAGCCTCAAGCTTCGGAAGCGAAACATAACTCTCGTAAGGAAGACCTGACGTAACCTCCGAAATGCCGGAAATCACCTGATCAACACCATCGCCATCCAAACCATCCAAAGGTGACATAGGATCGAAACCCGACGAACTCAAATCCTCAACATTGCTCATATAAAATAAAAGTTAAAATTAACTACTTGCCCTTCTTCTGAACGGACGCAGCACCAAGAATACCATCACAGTAACTAACAACATCGTCTGGAGCAACCATACGCAAAGCGTCCATAAAACTCAAGTCCTCACCTCCGCTGCTATTACGAAGCAACTCCAAAAGAGTATCGTAACTCATAATAGACGGATCGGAAGAGGTAACCGACTCCGTCTTAAAACCCGAAACCGAAAAAATATCCGACGCGGAACGTGCCACAGAGACCTCCAAAAGACTATGCCGTATCGAGTCGTTCTCTACTTCAACGTAAACAGCCTTCGGAACCCTATCCGACGTGGAAACACGACGGTTCCGAAACAAACTACCCGGACGAACAACAGTGATACGATCATTAACAACATAGTCGGCATACTCGACATGATCATGACCAAGTAAGACCAAAGCAGGAGACGAACAACCAACAAGGTCGGAAACCGAAACCGTAAAACGACCATCCTTCTGCTCCAAGAAACCGTGATAAACCAAAAGCTGAGGCTTATCTCGTGTCTCCAAAGGAAGCTGGCCGCCAACATAGCAGTCCGGATAAGACACAACCGTGTTATCCATAAAGCCTACAACCCCCGACGCGCCCAGCGTGTACAAGGCACAACGCTTAGCGTTCTCGTCCGCCCTATATAACATATCATGATTACCCCACACACATAGGGCGGTATAACGGCACCCGGACAGAACATCCATAACACCATTCACCGCCTCATAAGGAACCGTAGCCTTATCGAATATATCACCACCAAGAAGAAGTGTAGCATCTAACTCGTTGGCCTTAGCAACACACCACCGAAGCTTCTGCAACACGTCATCCAAAGGATTGCCCGTCCGAACAGCACAAACCGTGTTAATATGTAAATCCGTGACAAAAAGAAACCTGCTCATAGGCTAAACAAGCGTATCTGCATCAACCCCAAAAATACCAAAAAGGTCTGAAATCTCCCTATAGGTAATACAAGGACCACTAAAATCCATAGTAGTACTTTCGTCCCGGAAAACACGAACAAAGTTCTCGCCACCCGGAAAGGTGACGACAAACTCAACGCGAACCGTCGTAAAGTCAGGAAGACAGTACTCTAAAATGAAGTCCCGACCATCTCTAATCAACTTGAAGTCACACCCATACTCCTCAGACAGAAGACGAACCAACAAAAGAGCCCGATCAAAATTAGACCCGCCAATGAAAGAACTCGAAAAACTACCAAAAGTCATAACTAACCCTCCAACTTTGACTCCAACTCAAAATAATAACCAAAAGTATGCTCTTCCGGGACCCCAACGGCGGTAGCTAACTCGCATAAGCACCCGTCTAAAGGATCACACACGTCATATAGAGAACAAGACTGACCACAAACGAAATCAGGACTATTACGAAGAACATGACGGACGCCGTCAATCTCTACAACTACACGATCCATAAGCAAATACCAATATCTACAACCACGAACCTTGTGAACATAAAGAACAAGACCGTAACATCACAACTTAACTACACTACGAACTACACGTATCTCAACATGACACGCGCCGCGCAAGTCAAAACCACGAGCCTGAAGCTCCTCCAAAAGCTCTCGAGAACTAATCCCAGAAAAAAGAGGATTGACAGCCTCCTTGGACTCCAAAGGAGCCGTACCGTCAACTGAAAGCTCCGTGGTGACACGCGGGGCCGAAACTGGAGGCAAAGACGAAGAATCAGCCGCAGTCGCCGACAAAGGCTTCAAGTTCTTCGGAATAGACACACCTGAAACAGGAACGCCATTCCGGGCAACAACGCGACGAGACGGAACATGTAAAGAAAGACCATCCCGAACTGCCTTATTCCGCAACGCCGCAGCGCGGGACTTATTACGAGCCTGCGCGTAAGAAGTACAACACGACTTGCACCAACCCTTATGACCATCCCTATTACGAGGATCTGGCGAAAACTCCGACAGTGGCTTCACTGTCTGACAACGAGCACAAAGCTTGATATTCTGGGCACGCATATCTGCCCTCGACAACAAACCTAAAGCATCCCCACTCAACGACGAAACCGACGGCGTAGAACGAGAACCGCACGCCCGACGAGACGACGAACGATTGCAAGCACGCTGGCAATCCTTACACCAGCACTGAAGACCATCCTTATTCTTGCTCGACCGCGAAAAGCTACTAACAGGCAGAACTCGACCACAATGAGAACACCGCATTACATCACTCATGACAACACTATATTAAAATCATGGAAACAGCTCCACAACGACAAAGATAATTAATGTTATTTAATTGTCAAAATGTAGAGGCCATAAAACTACACAACTTGATCACCCCAGTACCTACTGACGCGACTCAACTTCTTACCGCACCGACTACAACACTTGTAGAAAACAGGTACAACACGCTTCTTACAAGGAGAACCACCAAAGGTAGTACTCGTAGACCAATGCGAAGCCCGACAACCACTCGAACGACGACGGGTAGTAAACACGTAAGCCACCTTATGACCAAAAAGACAACACCACAACCTTCTAAACATAACCCATGAAAATCACTCACCCAAAATAGCGTCCTCAAGAGCTCGAGAAACAACGGGATGAAGAGCAATAGTATCCGAGGACAAATCGCAAACGTAATCCAACAAAGTCTCTGAACTCAAAACAACACGCTCCCAAGCACCACACATGCGGGAAATCCGTGAACGAACAAAAGCCTCGAAAACAAGACGATTGTCAACATCAGCCTCATCGCAACACTCCTCAGCAGCAAGCATGCGCCGAAGACGAAGCAACTCCTGCTTGGCTGGATCGTTGGCATCCCAAGAAACCCACTCATCCGAAAAATCCCAACGAGACGCGTAAAGGGCATCCAGAACACTAAAGAAACTATAAATACAATCAAAGTCGTCCTTAGACGGACGAGCCAAACTTACTCCTTTCATAAAAAAAGATTAAACGTTGGAACATTAACGCATAAACATAAAAAAACGACGCCCGAAAAAGACGTCTTGACATACTCCCACGGCTAAAGCCGCGGGATTCTTGACTCAGACATGGCCGCCACCGAGGTGGGCTTACTACCACTAATCAACGCGTCCATGCCCGAACGCCGAATGTTTAACGCTGCGTTGAGATCACGATCATGATGCGTTCCGCACTGCGGACAAAGCCATGAACGGTCAACCAACCGAAGCTCTTTATTAACGTACCCGCATCCACTGCACAGCTTGCTACTCGCAAACCACTTATCGACATGCACAACGTTCGTGTTGTACTTAGTAGCTACGAACTCCAAGCGCGACACGAATGATGCGTGGCTGAGATCCGAAACCTTACGGCCCCATAAGCGACGCATACCATCAAGGATCAACGTCTCCAAGCAGATCGTAGAATAACACTGACAAAGATCATGCGCTAAGCGCCACTGATAATCGTCACGATGGTTGCTGATCCCACGATAGAGCCTGCTGAGTTCAAGACGCCGACGGCGGTGGTTATTTGAGCCTTTGACGGATTGGCTCAACCGCCGATGCGCCTTACGGATATCACGAAGCGTCTGCTTAAAGAATTGAGGGTTCTCGTAACTGCGCCCGTCGGATAACGTCAAATACGTCTTCAAGCCAAAGTCAATGCCTACAACCGCACCATCATGTGTCGTGTTGCTGGATTCTACCTTAGCGTCGGTTACGACGTACAACCAAAAGTCGCCGCACGGAGCACGCTTAACGCGAACCGTCTTTATCGCACCATCAAAATTACGGGATTTATGAAATTTATAAGTCTTCTTAAGTCTGTTGATTGTGAAGCAATTGCCGTCTATCTTATACCCATAATGCAGCTTATAGGCAAAGGATTGAAAATCCGCGGCACATCGGAACTTAGGCGGCCGCTTGGCAAGCTTCTTGAAGAAACGTTGGTACGCAGCAGCAAGTCGCTGCAACACCTCAATGCTATTGTGTGAGTACAATAGATGCCGCTTGATGCGCTTTGTAAAATGCTTCTGCATGTCAACCGTTGAAACGTACTTGCCATACATACGGTAGTATCTACGTTGAAGCGCAAGTGCGTGGTTCCATACAAACGCACACTCCCGAAGCATCCGGTCCAACCATACGGTCCGATGTGTCTTGTAGAGTTTGTATTTGTATGTCAACATTACTGTACTCTTTATGCCACAAATATAAGAATAAAATACTATCTTTGCAAATAAAAACTATGCGTACACGTTGGCAGACGAATAAAGGCTCCGTCTATAATGTAGCCTATCATATCATCTGGTGCCCCAAGTACCGGAGGAAAGTTCTTACAGGAGATATTGCCGAGCGCTTCAAGGCTTTGCTCTATGAACAAGCCGCCAAGTTCGGATGGGTTATCGAGTCGCTGGAGGTCATGCCTGATCATGTACATCTATCCATTAAGGCTAATCCTATTGATCCGGTTGCGCGGATTGTGGCACAGCTTAAGGGCTACACGTCACACATGCTGCGGCTTGAATTTCCGTCGCTTCAGACGCGCATGCCGACCCTCTGGACGCGATCCTATTACGTCGAGACGATAGGACACATTTCAGAGGATACGATACGTCGATATATTGAGGATCAGAAGAAAAAGTAGGCTGCATTCATCCCATGCCTAAAGGCATGGGCTTTCTGCAGCTTTAATTCGTAAACTATACAAAACAAAGACGCTAACGCTCCGGCGCCCCAAGCTCGCTGAAGCCCCCGAAAGGAATCGAGAAACCACGCTCCAAAGGACCTACAAGAGTGACAACAACATCTGTGCCGTCGGGCCGACACTTGCCGTAACAACCACCGAAGATAGGAACGGCACGCTGGCATAAACAAGGAGAATCCCGAAAGACACAAACACTGCACCAGCAGTAAGGCAACGCCGTAACCTCCGACGAATCCGTAGGACGCAACAAATATAAATCCGACGCGCGCGTAACCGCATAAATGTTACCGCACAACGCAAAACGACCTCCGGCTGGAACGAAACCTCTCATGGTATCCGGATATATAATTGACGGCAACTGAAACAGACTCTACTCGTCTAAGGGCAAGCAAGACGGCTCTACTGACAGGGAGGCAACAGGAATACCCGTCAAACGAGCATCGTGGTACCAGCATAAGTCGTAAGACGACGATAAGGACAAAAAGCCCGGCGACGCGGCATCTACCACTAACACGGAGGAGTCAAGAGTAATGCAAACCTCCGTAACATCCAAAGAGAGAGCACACGAGGGAACAGCCCAACCATACAACACACTAAACTCCTTAAGCAGACACCTGCGGCCCGAAAAAACACGACCCGTAAGAACTCCATTCTCCGAAATCCAAACACTACCTACAGACCACCCAGAACTCTTAACAGGATGAAGCTCTAAAGACAAGTTACCCAGACGACGAATAAGAGTAAAACGACAAGTAAAAGCGTCAGTAACGTAAGGACGAAAAGAGTAAAAGGACCGATCCCGGAAACAACTGCTATAGCGTATGTGCTGAAAAACACCCGAGCCGCATTCATTCCACATGGAGTCCTCGAACGTCAAAGGACTAAACGGACAATAAGAACGCGCCCGAGACACATAGTCAAGCAAAATACCAACATCGCTATAACTCTCACTAAAGCTATCTACCAAAGACAAAATAGCCAAAGCAGAACTACGCAAAGCCGCATTAAACGAATCGTTGAAAGCAAGACCGCTAAGGTCGAACTCCTGACGCGCGTAAGACGTAAAACCGCCCGACGAACGTACTACAACATCAGTATCCATACCAACAACTATTTAACACGATGGGCAACACCGTCACTTATCTCGTAACAACGATCACACATGTCATCCGTCAAACGAGCGTCATGCGAAATCAACAAAATATCAAAATCAAAATCAGAGCATACCTTACGAACAAAAGACAAAAAACGACCATAATGAGACGCACTGACCTGAGTCCACTGCTCGTCCAAAAACATAACACGACGGCTACCAAGCTTCAAGATCAAGTACAACGTGAAAACGAAGCTCACAACCGTAATAACACCACCACTCTGAGCAGTCGTCAAATCGCTAACGCAACCGTTACCGTAGTCCAGAACGAAGCAACCTCCGTCACTATCATAAACAACCTTAGCATCCAAACCAAAGATGCTCTGAACTCCTACAGTAGCCAAGTCCTCGCACTGACGCAAACTCGAACACGTAAGCAACTCCTTAGCCTGACGTAAGTAATCCTTGCAACTCTGACATAACGTAAGCTCCGACGATAAAGAAGCACGCTGACGCTGGTAGCTATCAAGACGACTCGAACTCGACGACGCTAACTCCCTGCAACGCCGATAAGACGAAAGAAAGGAACTATAACGGGACAAATCCATAACCTAACCCTAAAAGTCGTCAGAACCAGCAGACGCAAAAGACCCGGAAGCACCCCCAACCCCGCCTGACGGAACGGACGGAGAACCAACCGACGGAACACCCACAACAACTGTCTCCGACGCATCTGACGACGACAAAGACGCAAACTCACGCTCCCAAGACTCTATCTCCGATAAACGACTCGACAACTCACCCTCCAAACGAACACGATCCGAATCCAAACGCGACAACTCACTCTCCAAAGACTCAACACTCGGACAAGAATCAAAACCAAGACTTATACACAACTCCGAAATCCGACCGTCAAGCTGACTCAAACGACCCTCAGCATCCCGAAGCTTCTGCTCAACAACTGACCGACGACGAGCTATCTCCACTAAATCAACCATAAAAAAAGATATATTAAAAATTAAAAACCAAAACACTATACGTCCGACGAACTGCAACCCAAAGAACCGCCACACAACGGACAAACAGCCGACGACGTCAAGACACGAAGACCTTCTATATGAGACGAAACGTCACCCCGGGAACGAAGCAAACCAAGAAGATCGGACAAAACACCACGACGTGACGAAATACTAACCATAGAACGACAGACAGACGAACAAACACCGTAAGACGAAACACCAACCCCAAGACTCGAAACAACTCCCGACAACGACGAACGACAAGAAACACTGCTCCGCAAAGACAACAAAAGGGAAATACGAGCAAGAAGAAGGCCGTAAGAACCGTCAGAACCTAAGTCAAAATAATAGCTCGTATAAGCTGATAAAACACGACGACCGCAAGAAAGGTAAGACAATAAAAAAACGCGACTCGAAGCAATACCTCGAAAATAAGAAACCCCTACAACGCGACGACAAACGGACGAAAGACTATCAAAACAAGACAAGCAAGACCTATAACCACAGACAACCCGAAACAACGACGAACGACGACCCAAAAGCAACAACAGCTGATAAACACAAGACCGACGTGACGAAACCGTGCCCAAAGACGATAACATATCCGATACAACCGAAAACAACGACGACCCAGACGATAAGCAACCACGAAAACCCTCCAAAACAGCACGCTCCGTGTCAACCAAACTAGCCAACATACTCAAACCTCCCCGAAGCTCCGACGAACGACGACGAAGACCGTCTACGCACAAACCTAAGTCGTCCAAACCACGACCACTACCCAAGAACTCGCGAACCCTACTCTGACTATAACTCAATAACAACGGACTACGAAACTGAGGCCAGAAACTCAACGAAACGATATCGCTACCGCTGCCCAAACTCCCGAAGCCAAGAAACGACGAAACACAACCCGGAACGTCGCGGCCAGGCTTATCGTAAACAACACCGTCCAACTCGTAACGAGCACCAACCTTATTCCCCTTGACAACCCGAAGAACAGGACCAGCAACGCTGAAACGAACGCTAACGATACTACAAGAACAACCCCACCGAACGCAACGACTACTCCACCGATTAGTAAAAGCACTAACCAAACCCCGGAACATACTACTCTTACCGCTGTAACTCTCACCTCGAACAACCGTAAGACCCCGAACGCCTATACGAACATCGCGGCAAGCCAAGTAATCCTTAACTATCAGATCAACCATAAAACTCTACAAATAGAGATACAACCAGGAGAAACGACGACGAAGCCGTAAACTAACACGACGATTAAAAAGCTCCTCGTGAACTACAAACGACGCGTAATCAGACGAAGCGACATACACGAAGTCAACGGCGCCAACAAGGCGACGATAAACACGCAGGCCAAACAAACGCCAGTAAACATAATACTTAATATGACCCCTATAAGGAGAAACCGAAGAACCATCGGGCGGACGACAAACAACACTCGCAAAAACAAGATCACTTATTACCATAGACGAAAAATTTGTAAACAAATCAACGTAAAACAAAAAATACACCGCAAAGCACGAAGCATGCCTCCTACAAAAAAAAACGGATATAGAATTGCTCCAAGCGGAAAAACTAAACTCTAAAATTCTGGATATAGAATTGCTCCAAGCATGCATAAACACCCTAAAACAAGAAGCTATACACAAAATTCAGGATATAGAATTGCTGAAAGCAGAAACTAAAACAACACACAACAGATAAATCTCGGATATAGAATTGCTGAAAGCAGGCACTAAACAACACATAAATACCTGAAGCTGCACTTCATATAAACGCCGAAAGGCGCAGAAAACCAAAAGAATAGCTTGTTGATGGTGCCCAAAGGCTACGCCAGAAGCACTCAAAAACCAGAAGCACTCAAAAACCAGAAGCGAGGAAACAGCCCCAGACACCCGGACCCACACCCCCGGGCCCACCGCCCCCTAAAATCCCTAAAAGAAAAGAGCTCATCTAATAATAGATAAGCTCCTAAAATCTACATTTACGTATCTTTTGGCATATGCGTGATCATAGCTCCTGAATCACCCCGTCAGAATCTACCGGAATCTCTGGAGAGGAGACAACTGACGTCATAGGGGAATATCCCGCAACGGACTCAGACGTGCCTCCCGTACGCATAAACTCATACAACCGAGAGACAGACTCCTTCGGCATGCCATAGAGCTTCTTCTGACCAACGTACTTCTCGTCCGCCCACGGCATAAAGTAAGAAACACCTGACTTCCGAATAACGCCTGACTCCAAGGCCATATCAATAACCGCGTAACGCTTGTCAACACCACGACCAAAAACCAGCTTCACCTTCTTCCGTACAAACGGCTTGCAAAACTTATTCTTCGTAGTCTCCATGTAAAGCTCAACACCGAAAATCTCGTCAGGATTAGACGTCTCCGAACTCGGATCATCCTTCAACTTCGTACCAACGGAAAGCTTCGTAATAATGTCAGGGACGTGCTGAGCCGCAAATCCGCCCGCCTGACGCTCTTTCGGAGCGTAAGGGTTAGACATACCCATCTGAAGATTCGCACGCGCGTGAAACAGCCACAAAGACGAAATATTGGCATCCGCAAACCAGTTCTTAATAGCAGGCAGCAAATTCGCCTCCTGAAGAGCCTTGACACCCGGACGGCAGTCCCGAACAGACAGATTCTTGTCCGAATAAGCGGCAACCTCCGACATACTATCAATAATAACCAAACGGAAACCCCCATCATCACTGAGAACCTTGCAAACGTCCTCAAGCTGACCATAATCACGAACCGTAAGATGGACCAATAAACCATCCATCTTAAACTTAGCCAAACCGAAAGCGGTAATCTGAGAGTCATTCCAAGCACGCTCCGTATCAATAATAGCAACCTTATAACCCTGACGACAGAAGCTACGAGCGATCTGGGCCGATATGGAAGACTTGCCACAGCCCGCGACCCCCCATAAGCCCAGAGAATAACCTACTGGTACTCCACCACCCCAAATCTCATTCAAGGCATCAATCCCTGAATCAATAAAGGTATCAGGATTATCAACCCCATACTTCGCCAAAACATCCGACAAGGACAAACCTTCCTTCTCCTTTTTTGCCATAAACTTAAGTTGTTAAATAATTATTGAAATGAACCCCGAAACGAGGAGCGTGCAGTCTACACGCTTTTAATTTAGAATCTTCAAACCTTTTGACCAAAATTAGCCCCTAAATTTAAGCTCCACCCATTGGGAAAAAGTGGAAATTTAGGATAATCTGATTGCTTTTATAAATCTGAGAAGAACAACCAATCGTCATCCTCGATACATACCGACGGAGTAACAACACCTTCTTCTGAAGGTGAGGAAAGCACACTATCTGTATCTACAGGAGCTCCTGTAGCCTCGCTATTCACTTCCTTGACCATAACATACATGATGATAAAAAGTTAGACGCTCGTTGTAAGCACTCGGATATATAACCAACCCGCTCCAGAAGCCTGCCTACAAACACATAAAACCACCATCCTAAACCACGAGGAACAAACCCACGCATCACTACTCCATGTACCAGCGATTACACAACTGGTAAGTATTCTTATACTCACCACGAAGAATCATATAACCTATATAAGCCAAGATGACCGCAGACGCCTCGTCATGATTCAAGCGCAATCCATACTGAGCATCCACCCAGTCCACAATCATCCGCTTACCCTCCTCCTTAGAAATCTTATGAGGAGGCTCCTCTGGTATCTCGCCTTTCTTGGGCCTTTTCTTGGCTTTCTTTGGCCTTACAATTGAATTGATAGCTGTGGGCGGGATAAGATAAAATGGAACGCTGTGGGCATCTTCCGGTGCGTCGTAGGACGAAGCTGACAATACCGACTCAAACTCCGTGTACATCATGCACTGCAAAGGAAGAAGATACGGACCCGATTGGGAACTAAGTGCACTATATTCCATGAACACAGCATCAAGCCTCACAGCATACTCATCAACCCACTCCTTAATAGCTCGTGCATGCCACACAGCAGCCGGAAAAGAATTGGAAAACTGAAAAATTGTACCCTCCTTATGAACCTTAGGAACGGAAATAGACGTAGTCGCTATTACTCCATCCTCGGAATCCAATAGACACACCCCCGTCCGACTAAAAGAACCATCGATACTCATCACTATCATAGCTCATCAAATTAAAAACCGGAGCACCATCGCTGGCACTCCGGCACTACACAACAAATATGCTAACTCAAATCAGAAGCCACCGTCAATAGGCATGTCACCAAAGGAGTCGTCAATAGGAGTAGCCTCCTCGAAGCCTATAGGACCCGGCATCTGACCAAAAGGCTGCGACCCTCCCATAGGTGCTCCAGCAGGTGCAGGACCTCCGTAAGATGGTGTCGGAGCACCTCCAACCGGAGGAATAGGCTGACCAGTATAAATCGGCTGACCCGACTGAGACGGAACACCCGCAGCCTGACCGTAACCTGACGACGGATAAGGCTGAACAGGAGTACCCTGAGGAAGCGAACCCCCATGATAGGGCATCGCCGTCGGTGCCTGAGACGGCATCGGAGGAAGCTGCTGAGCAGGAGCCGACGCAGGAACACCCTGCGGACCAACACCACCCGCCTGAGACGACAACCATTTACGATAGTTCTCTACCGACTGACTCGTAGTGGCGTCAACCTCCTGAAACAGACGGTCGATAACCTCCGGCTGTGCGCGAAGCTGCTCAAGACGCTGAGCAATACCCGGAGTAATGTTGAAACCAGCGAGCGTGTACTTCAAGGACGAGACATCCTTCCCGTCCTTATTCTTCCGAGTCTCCTTCGTGAAAGAAACCGCCTGTGCCTGCGGATTGACCTCCCAAGCACGCAGGTAATCCTGATACTGACTCTGAGTCAGACGAATGTACTCAACCGTGATAGACTCCGAACGAAGCGTAGCCTGAACAGACTGAATATCCGTATCCAAACGAGCTACCAAAAGAAAGTAGTAATTCGTCGGATTGAGCTTAAACTCAATCATCGACTCCTGATCGACCTCTACAGACCCGAAACCTGAAACATAAGCAATCTGCTTAGCCAGAACGTCCCGAACAAGAGGAATGAAATAGCCCGTATAACCCGGACCAATGTCGCATCGCTTGATGCCAAGAGTCGGAATACTCTCACCGAACCCTAATCTCTGTGCCATGTAATAATGAAAAATTAAAAGTTAACTACCCAAATCTACGTACCTACTGCCGCCAATTGTTAGTATATCTCGTCCGCTGAATCAACTCGAAATCTGCCCGCAACTCATTCAAACGTGCTAAGTAAACAAGAACTGCGTTGAGCCGCTCCTTAAAAGCCTTCTGAATGGCTACGACAGGACCACCTGATAAAACCATCTGAATAGACGAAAGCTCTGAAATGAGCTTGCTGCGCAACCTAACAAGCAAGTACTCTGTACTCATGACTATATCATTCTTAGCCGACAAGGATAAGCCCATATTGCCTAACTTATCCAACTCACTGTCAAGCTGAGAAAAAAGCCCACTCAACATACGCTCCTGAGCCTCGAACTTCTGCTGACAACTCCTAAGAGCATCAACAACTGAAATCTTAGCTGACCCACTACTCTCCATCGGAACCCGTCAACTCTACGACCACAACACCTCGACCATCCGACCGCCGAGTAGGCAGACACGGAAACATTGCACAAGCAAACTTATCATAAGCAAAAGCGCATGGACATGTTCCATCCGAACGCACTTCACAAGCCTCATCCAAATGAAGTGTAAAAGTCTTGCCAAGTACACTCAAGCAATCATAATGAGCCAACAACTCGTAGTCCAACTTAAAGGGCTCCTCTATAGAAATAGAGGCACACGCTTCTACAGACTTCAATACCTTAACCTCTGACATCTCCAAAATAGTTTCGTTTCAACAAATGCATATAAAACCATAACTGACTCAAGTCCCTAAAATGCTTCCGGAAAAAAGGAGAAACAGAACGCGACGCCTCAACCGCACCTACAATACTCGGACGCAAACTGCTCTCCAATCTAACCTTAGCACGACGATAGTAAACCGAGTCGACGGCACTCAATACACGTATAATAAAAGTGTCCATACTCGCACTAACATGGCCTACGGACGTAACCCAACACTCCTGAATAAAACGAGGCAAGAACCTAACACTCCCATACAGGTCGAATAACTCCGTAAAACGAGACGCCTCATCCTCGTAACAACGACCCGTGAACATGAAGTCCAAACACTCATCTATAAAAGAAGATCCATCAGAAGCCAGCGTCTTTAACGAACGCTTACGGGAACCAAAGACGCGCTGTGCGAAACCCAAAACCTCACGTCGAATAACATCTTCTGACCATACCTCGTCGAAAATCTGACGCGAAATGAAAATACAATCAGAATAATCAAAATCTAAAGACTCCCGCTCCGAACGTGACTTGATGTCACGATACTGAATGAAAGACGACGAAATAACAGCATTAGGACCTACAACACTGTAACCCGGAAATAAAAAAGGCAGAATACGAAAGTAATCCGACTGCCCTAAAGAGATAACCCTTACGTTGCCCATGATTTAGAACGACACGTAGACCACCCATAGCAAAAATGCCAGAAACCCAAGAGCTATGATAAAAGCAGCGACGCTCAACCAACCGCTCTCGACCTCAGCGTCGTCGCGCCGACGAACATACGGTGAATAGTACTCATCCCTATAGGGATCATCATTCCGCCTGAAAAAATCACGCCAGTTACCCATATCTACTCTATTTTAGATGCCAATGACAACAACGAAATCTCCGTCTTGGACCCACCAACGGCCAACAAACGAAGCGTATCGGAAAACTCTAAATGTTGAACAGCACTCGAAAAAGACCTGTCACTACCCATGAAGTCCTTCTCGGAATGAACGGACGTCAAAGATAGCGGTGTCTTAACAACCTCCGTAAAACGGCTTAACAGCACAGGGTCTACAATATCCAAAGACGAATAACAATCCACCATAGGATTCTCCTCTATGAACTTAAGCAACATGGAAAGCATCTGACCCGAAAAAGTGCTAATGTCACCCAAGACAATAGACGAACCCGGAACGTAAGCATCCACAAAATCCCGCAAGCCCTGAACATTACTCACGAAATTAATAAACCTACTTCTATCGCGAACAAGCAGCTTCATGACTGAGCACTATCGGAAGCATCGAAATCTAAAAAGTGAAGTAAGGCTTCCTTACAGGAATACCAAATCATACAGCCTACGACCAGCAAGGAGAACACACCTATACACCCCACCAAGCACAAGGATAAAACCGTGAGAAGCAACTCCCACCACGACAACCCATCCGGCAAAAACTCTACCATGCACTAATCAACAATAGACAACACCAAACGAACTGCAACATCGGCAAGACCATCTAAGTTGGAAACAAGCAAGCTCTTCTGCTGAAAGCTCGTCAAGTCAAACTCCTGACGAAGAGGATCAACAACACCCATGTATACTGCCGAAATAAACGTACCTTCAGACAGACAGCGAGTAGCTCCATAAATGCCCTGTAAGACACTATCATAAACAACCGCCGACGTTCGAGGCCACAACTTAACAGCCTCAGAAACATCCTTAGTCAAACCGAGACCACCCACAACAGGAACGTAATCTACTCTAAAATCCGCAGGCGTCGAAAGAGAATAAGAGCAAGCGTCAATAGAATGAAGAACAGACCCCACAACAATCTTGCCCAAAACGCTATCATCAGGCAACGTCATTGGAGCATAACCGACGCGAATAACAATATCGTAGCATCTGGCAAGCTCGGACGACGTGTAAGCACAAGCATCAAGAGCTAACCACCCAACAGACTCTACGCGCCAGTAAATGCCCGAAAGACGAGAATCCGCCAAGAACAAATCCCGAAGCAAAACACGCTCGTACTCAGACGAGACTACAAATAAAACTCTAAACATAGCCACACATTATCTATCCATTATCTTTTTTCGTATCTCCTCGCAACGCTCGTAAAAAACGACGGATGCTCCATCTGAACTGAGAATCTTCTTAGCAACAGAACCATCTATACTGCCGGGACCATACAAGTCCGAGTCCTTCAAAATAATAGGATTATCATCAGCATCGAAAACTCTACTCAATGCCTCCCGCGTATGATCAGAATCCACGACCTCCTTATAAAAATCTTTGGCCATAACTATCGAATATTAAAATAACTCCACTAATCAAGCAACTCATCTGCCTGCCACTTCTTGAAAAACCTACGACGCGACCGACTCAAAAAACGCTTCAAACCATTCCCCTTCTTCTTTCGAACATGTTTCACCCACTCCCGAAGAAGCTTCTGATGATTTAATCTTAATGATGTCCTACGTTCCATAAGAACAAAAATAACAAAAAAACTCTGAAAACCCAAGAAGAATGACCAACAAGGTCATTCTTCCGGACAAGGCGTATTAACAACACGCCGACTCAACGCCTGACAGAACTCCAAGTTAGGAACAGAGAAAACACTCTGACCCCACGCGGCAAGCTGATCAAGCTGCGACAAAATGAGAGCCTCAATCGTAGCCGGATCACACGGAGCACCCCACTCCTTCCGACCATGATGACTGTAGATACAATGCACAATTCGATCCAAAAGACCCTTCGAAAGCATAGAACCGTATTCCTGTACAAACACCTCCGCACTCTGAACCGAATGAGGACGCAACATCAAATCCTCCTCGTACTCGAAAGTATCCGAGTTGTACTCAAACAGTTTGCCATAGTCATGATACAAAGCCGCAAACGTCAGAACGAACAGATCCACATTCCACGGAAACCACTTCCGAAGCCCATGAATAAATGTCAGAATCTGATAGGTGTGGTTAGCTAACCCGCCTGCCCAATTGTCATGAAAACGCTTAGCAGCAGGCATCGTAGAATAGGACTCATATAAAGCCGGAAGCTTCTCGAACAACACAGCAACCATCTTCTCGCGGACGGTCTCCGGAGCACGGACAGCCCCAGACTCGTCGGCCTGCGGAAGCCACGCCGAAAGCAACGCACGCAGAACCCCCGAGAACTTCTCGTAAGACGGAATTGGATTCACAAAGCAAGCCCACGCAGGATACTGCGACTGAAGCTTCGCGTCCTTCTGAAAACAACCCAAGTCACCAGCAATACGTGACTCGTCAAACCCTATGAAGCCCTTCGCGTTAGGCTCCGGAATACCATCGAAAAGAATGAGAACATGATCAGACAGCCGATCGGTACATTCCCACAAGTAACACTGCTTCTGAACCAACTCCGAGTCCACAAGCTGAAGAATGTTATAAGGCTTGCCATTAGACGACATGGCCGACGTACACTCCCGAACGTAATAAGCTACATAAGCTCCCGAATCTGACATGATAAAATGAAAATTAAATTCAACAATATACCGTAGCCAGCCGACTACGGTACAAAGATAGTAAAATTAAATTAAAAGCGCAAGAAAAAGTTGTATTAAATGTTCGCATGGTAGACCGGAGTGGAACCGTCGAAAGCCGAAACAATAGATAACTGCTCCTCGATAGAGAGGTCATCGAAAGACCTAACAATACTACAGTGACCACCAACAACGGAACTACAGTCCTCTACGAAGATGTCCGGACACCCATTAAGACCCTCATCACGGACCCCGACGACAAGTGTGCTCGAAACCAGAAAACTCGTGCCTACCGGAAAGCTCAGAAGCAACCTGCGCCAGTCAGACACATAATCGACATAGACCTTCTGGAAAACACCTAAAAGAGACTCCTTTTTCATTGTAACAGATATTTGACATCGAATTAGTAGTTGCCATCCGCAGGCTGGAACACTGTACATCCGTACTCCCGCCACATGGCGACGCAAGCCTTCCTATCCTCGAAGACTATAGTATGTGCAAGAGGTACTCCTCGACGAAGAAGCTCCTCGGCAAACTCACGCTTCAAAACATGATCAGGACGAAAGTCGTTATTCCCACGACAGAAAATGTCGCACTCACAAGGAAGACCCTGCTTCCGAAGCCACTCCCGAGTGGCAGGAATAAACCGCTGAGGACGACCTGTACAAACAATGCAATGATAACCCCCAAGAGGCGTGTCGCGTCCTAAATCTACAAGAGAACGCACAACATGAATCACAGATTCGATAGGTGCGTCATCACCCACAGCAGCATAGAAAGAATCGTAATCCTTCTTATTGCCCTGAATAAAGTGAAGCCTATGACTCAAATCTGCAACCGTGCCGTCTAAGTCTAAAATTAAGTAACGAACCATAGTTGTAGTAATTAATGTATCACAATGATAGTAAAATTAATCTAAACCGCAAAATGAAACACAAAAAAAGTGCCTCACAAGAGGTACTTAAACAGACAAACACAAAGGGCATCAAAAAGTATAAGTACAACTACTGTCCTCCGTAGGAGACACACCAACTATCGACGATCGGGTATCCCCATCAGTCAATGGATATAACTCTACTCTTGAACCAGCAGGCATAGAATAGGTCTCAGAGCGACTGCCTGAAATATTATTGATAATGGACACAGACACCGCAAGAGTAGAAGCTGGAGCCTGTGGTAATGCCGACAACCGTAACGTAGGAAGAACTCCTGTAGAAGAACTCTGCAAAAGTCCCCTAATAGTCACAGTGGTTTTAACTGCCTCCCCTGCCTGAACCACATTAACTCTGCCTAACAGACCAAAATCAGGTAAATTATATGAATACACATCCAAATAGCCTGTCCGATCTTGCCCAGTAGTATTAGCAGACCCAGACCTTACAAGAACCTGACTCTGAGTTGCACTATAAAATGGATTCTGGCTATCAACAACGAGCCAAGAAGTAGCAGACGTAAAGGTAACAGGAATAAACCTACTTGAAGTATCTAAACTCCCGGACGTAAAAGTGCAGATACCCGTATAATGAGCATACCCATACTGAGAAGACGCGGCCGCAGACGTTAACCGTGGACCATTCCAAGAAACGCGACTTATATCAGAGATGCCTACAACCGAATTAGCCTCCTGTTGCAACCCTGTTATAATATCACTGCCGGACCCAGAAATGGCATTCTCGGTAGCAGCATCTAAAGAAGTGGTGGAAATGCCAATAGTAAAAGTCAAGTTGGAATAAGACGGAGTAATAGTAGTGCCTAAGGAACTAAATAAACAAGACTTCGTAGTATTATTACCATTTGCCGTCCATGCTGCATCTGACGCAGAACCAGAATAAGATATCATCCGATAATACTCACTCGGATCATTCTCCCATAAGACACCTCCAACATAAAATGTGTCACCGATAGCCTCAACCTCCGTAGTAACCACAGCTCCAGAGGCATAAGTATCAGTTCTATCCTTGAAAACATCAAGAGTCAACGCAAGATTACATACACCAGCAGGAAATGTGAAAGAAGATGCAGAATCCACAATATTACCGTTGCAAACTAAAAAAGCACCCTTAATCTTAAGAGGACCATAGGTGGTGCTAACAATAGGATCAATGCCCGACTGAGCAATCTCTATCACAGCATTACCTCCCGGATGATTCGGAGTGACAACAATATTCATAACACGAGACGATCCCGTGTTATTAGCAGTAGTATAAACCTTAATCGGCTGACTCTTAACAACAGGGTCCCACTCTATAGTAACCTTATCGGAGGCATCTGAACCCCACGGAAAGGAAGACGACGTAATAGCCATAATACTAACTCTGTTTTTCTAATGTGAACAAGTCGTTCGAAGCAATATAAGCATCCTCTATACCCTCAGCTGCGCCTACAAGAAAATCATTAGAGTCGGACGTTACCAACTGAGACCCATCAGAAACCTTAAAGTAAATAGCCTCCTTAGACCCTCCAATAGGCATATCGATGGTGTATTTTTTTGATACAGCAGACGCCTGATCTGCTCCGACATATACATATACAGGAATACCATCCTGTGTAATAACAACACTCTGAGACACGGCTCCACTATAAGACGCCGTGACAGTTATACTCCGCTTATCCATAGACTGATTCTCCGCAGCAGTAACTGTAGTGCCCGACAAAGCGAAACCTGACGCAGAACCAGACAAAGTAGGAGTAACAGACTCCGTCTCTACAATACCTGACGAACCGGACGAATATACTGAGGTCTTACTCCTACTACACGAAGCTGAAATCGTAGAAGACCCACCCCCGTAACCAATAGTTGTAGGATCAGCCGAAATAGATATACCCCAAGCACCATAAGTATAACTCTCAATCTTGTTCTCAGCCTGAGTTAAATCAGCAGAATCTGTAAGAGCACCTACCGTCACAGTCAAAACTCCGGACAAAGCTGAACCTACAACAATGCCACGGTCGGACGCGACCACAACACCCGCCCACAAATAAGAGGCTGACGGCTCCCAAGAAAAACCTGTGCCAGAAATAGACCAAGCTACTCGGGACGCATCTTGCAACTCTCCTACATAAGCTGAAGAATAGGTGGCCCGGCAAGTTGCGAAATGACGCCCTCCAGACGCCGGAAAACTACCATCAAAGGCAGCACCTCCTGCACTTGAGTATATCTTAACTGACTCTATCTCATTCGCTGCCTGATAAACATCTACAGTATCTGTAGCAGTGCGACCGCTGTAGGTGGCCGTAACAGTAAGCTCCCCAACCTTCGTTCGAACCTTTTCTGTAAACCCAAGAGTCGAAGCTGTGACTGGATCGGAGTAAGCATAAGTGACGTCGGCATACTGTGGAACCGTCTCTGAAGTGTAATCACCCGATGTATAATAAGTACGCTTCTTCTGAGTACAAGACGGATTACCCGAAGATACAGTACCACCAGAAGCAGGAATATCTGCAACCGTAAGACTTACAGCCAAATTGGTGTAAGAATAATGAGTTATCGAGTTAGACGCCTGATAAACCGTAGCTGTGGCAGCACCACTCTGACCATTCATCGTAACGGTGGCCGTCAAGGCACCAATCTCTGTCTTGGCCTTCGCTGTAGTGCCTAAAGAAGGGGCTGATACTGGATCAGAATAAGTAACCGTACCACCTGAAGTCAAAGGCGAAAGTTCCTGAGTAGCTCCAGAAGAATAACTCTGAACTCGAGACTGAGAATAAGTTACAATACCTGAAGATACGGTTCCTCCCGAAGCCGGAATGTCCGAAACCGACAAAGAAACAACAGGCACGCCATAAGTAATCGTCGTAGCTTCATTCTTCGCCTGCGTAAACGTCACAGAAGTCTCTAAGCCTGAATACTTAGCTATCAAATCTGCCGTTCTAACCGAACCTACCTCTGTGCCTCGAGTGAATACATCTATCACTACATAAGTAGACTCTAATTTCCTTGCAGACATCATGTCTAAATCAGTCGAAACCCACTGGGTATCCAGCATTGGAGCCAAAGAACGAGTGCCGCTGGTATAAGTCGCATACAACTGACACCAGTAATTGTACATTCCTGCTGCGGAAATATTGAGCTTTAAGTCTTTGTCTCCAATCTCTCTAATCGCTAAAGAAGTGACACCATTGGCAGCCTGAGAAATAACAACAGTCGATGACACAACCTGACCATCAAACGTATTAGAGTAGACCCCCGTGACCGTAATCTGACGAACTGTACCAGAAACTGCGCCTCTATTCTCGGCCGTTACCACATCTCCTGAAATAGAAAAACCATCGGCAGAACCAGACAAAGTGGGAACTACCGTCTCGCTACTGACCTGAACACCATTCCTGTAGGTTGCAAGGACTCCGCTGACCCTCGACGTGCCTCCTCCGACTCCAAGCATAGACGCAGAAGCGTTTAAAGTAAAAGCATAAGTATAAACCGCCTTCTCCTGAGTCACGCTAACAGTACAAACACCACCAAAAGCATTCTTAACCAATAAAGATGCAGTCCTATCTGACGTGGAAATATTCTCATCCGCAACAACCGTAACTAACTGACTGCCCGAATTGGACGGAGCAGACGCCGTCCAAGAACCCCCATCTGAAAACTCGCCTGAAACCAAATATGCCATAGCAAACTAAGCCCATGTGGCATCTACCGTTACATCCAAAACTGATGATGTAATCCCTGTGTCAAAAGTACAAGTCACAGAACCTCCCGGAATATAAGTACTCGCAGGACATACATCAACAACAAAGCAATAATGACTCAAAACATCCGTACTTGATTCAGCATTCTTCTTCAACTGAAAACAAATAAAAGAATCCGGATGAGAAGAGTCAAAATACCAACGCCACTCATGAGCATCATAACTATTAATGCCCTCATCCGTCACTGACTGGCTAAAAGAAACATCGACTGACGGATAACACTCTATCTCAACACAAGCCCGACGATCCATAACATCCACCGAAACAGAAGAGCTGCTCAAAGAAACAGAATCATCCGGAACAGGAACATCAGATGGCTTGTTAAGCAATACACTACAAGTGATATAATAATCACACGTAGGAATGGAAATGCACGACGCGTAAGGATTCACAAGCCCCGACGCATACTGAAACTTATTTACAACAACATCTGCCATAACCTACACCCTAATATCTAACAACTCATCCGTATGAACAACAGACGCAGTATCGAAAGACGACCCAACATAATGAATGCCGCATGTTAAAACACCCGGAGCCAGATAACGCAAAAAATCAGGAGTCATAATCAAACTCCAAGACTCGCGACCCCGAACAATATAAGCACCCGAATCACCCTTCTTGCGATCCGACTCCGGAACAAAACCGCGACTATAATCCACAACCCATAAGCGAGTACTCAACTGCGACGTGTAAACACAAACCTCAATATCGTAATCCCGAACGTAAACAACATCAGAGCACTTATGAAGCGTGAAAGATAAATAAATATCCTCCTGACGATAAAAACGCCCTAAAGAACTATGGAACACATCACAACCCATGAATAGACCTCCGGAATGATTTGTGGGATATATAATTGCATAACCCAAAAGACACCCTAAAAGAAAAGACCCCAGAGTGAAAACCACTCCAGAGCCTCATGACTAAAGAACGCACAAATTAAAACTGCTTGCCGCCATTACGGAAACTGCGACACTCATTGTAAAGCATCTTAGCCTTCACGTGCCACAAGAAATCCCACGAATTGGCCGCCATCCAACGATCCAAAAAGCGCAACGCCAAGCCTAAACGATTCGACGCCGGAATACCCATCCCAAACAAGATGCGATAAAACTCACAAGCACAATCCGTAGGATGAGACGAAGCAAAAGCTGCCTTATAAGTGGCGTCGCACAAATAAGGCGAAACTCGAGCGACCTCCAAGGATCCCGTATTTGCCAGTAAAACATCGCCCCCCGAAAGCTCCCGAAGATAACCCGTACTGCTATTGACACACAAATACTTACTGCCAATCAAATCCAACGTGTAAATAGCTACATCCGCAAGCTCCTCCTGAGGAGTGCCCTTCAAAAACTCCTCGTAAGCCGACTTATACACAGGAACAATAGAGTCAGTAAATGAAATAATTCTGTCCGGATCAACAGTCGAACCAGAAGACACTCCATCTGCAAGCTCCTCGGACGACACGAGACGACGCATAAACAGATCCTCGAAAGACGTACTACCCGACGAAACCTTCTCCGGATGACGACGATAGACCTCAACGACCTCCGACATCTCACAAACAATCATAGCCATATTACGAGACGTCGGCCAGTCCTGCTCCCAGAAGCCATGTGAAGAGCTAATGCTATAGCACCAATCTGCAAGACGCAGAAACTCGACATCTGTAACAGAATAAGGTGCAGGCGAAGCATCCTCATACGAACGACTCTCGAAATCCGTAAGAACAGACGTAAATAATTTATTTTTCATGAACACTTGTTGTTAAAAAGCCGAACAACTCGAACCCGAACTTACCCACCCATTAGGCGTAAACCGAACCCAAAAAACAAAAGGTAAATCCGGAATGGTAAAGCAGACAACCGTAGCAACAAGACGACCATCTGGTGCATAATCGCGCTCCGTCTTAGCATGCTCTAAACGACGCCCCAAATAAAAACCAGAGCAAACATGCTGTATGATAGACGCCTCGCTAATACCGCGCATACGCTTATGAGGAAAGCCCTGCTTAACCATGCAACAATAAACGTAAAAAGCCGAGACACAATATCCCGGCTCTCTGGAAACAAACAAAAAACGCCTACTGTGATAACAGCTCCTTCAGCTGAGCAAGACTCATGCGAAAAGCATAAGGACCCTCGGAATCATCTGCATAGCCTACAAACCATACCTTATCCGCAGCAAGCCCCTGACTATTAAAAACCGATAGCATATTAATAGGAGAAACCTGAGACTCTGAAACCTCACTACCAGACGACGCGCGTGAAACAGTATCTGCCATAACCAATCAATTTAACGGATATATAATTACAAAAATGGTGCCGGAGAAACCTCGTAAGAAACCCGGCACCTCAAATGCTAAAATACTGCGTCTGGGAAAGAATCAACTACAAGAAATCCAACGCAGCTGCTGAAATCGTATCTCACGACAAAAACCCAGCTTAAAATATCATCACTAACATTTCAACATGAGTGATGTCTCGTATACGTAAGAAAAAGCTCCTGATATGAATCAGGAGCCCACACTACAACAATATGGATCGAACTCGCCTAAGTCCATCCGGATATATAATTGCTACATTGAGCCAAACCTACTCCCGAGGCAGACTCCGAAGATAGGTGGCATCATAAATGCACTCCGACGCCGCCTTATCATTGCGGAAACGAATTAACTGTGGATTACGCAAGTGATAATACTTATCTAACCCGCACCCCTGAAGCTCTGCCACCATACCCATAAACTCTGGATTAAGCCGAGCAACACCCGCGTCCAAAACAGTAGCACGCTGCGACAAATGACCACTCAAAGGCAGAACTGCAAACAGCTGAGAATGCTCTCTACCATCCTCGTCGCGGCAAACAATACTAAGATCCAACTGTGTAATACAAGACGCAGGACCGGAGCCTCCAGAAACAAAGACATCAAAAGTATCATCAAGAACCTGTGGCGAGATGTCAGTACCAATGCGATGCTTCAACTTAACCCACACATCCTTAGAACGAGAACCCTTAGAGTTATAAAAAGCATCCCCATTATGAAACACAACACCCTCACCACCCCGGTTGAGAATAGAATCCAAAAAGGAAATCTTCTCGAATCGAGACCCAAGCACGCGAGGAATAGCACGCGCATTGACACCCGCGCGACGCAACATGTCTACACAAGACGAATAAGCATCCCAACCCTCATGAATAGGACGGTTGAGGTAATTACGACGCCCAAAATACAAAGGACAGATAACGTTGAAAGTCAACATGTCGCGCCCCAAATGCTCCCGAAACCAAACCTGACAACGACGCGCGTCATCAGGAGACATAGAAAGCAACTCGTCAATAACCCCATCCTCAGTGCCGCAATCAATACCAGCCGACTTTGCATCCTGTAAAGTGCCATTCAAGGTCAACTCAACGTCAACTGCAATGATAGTATCAGACGGAAAATTGTGATTGCTCCAAATCATAGGAGTGTAATCGATAATAGAACAGTCATCATTGATCCCACGACCAAAGATAAACCAATCCAACGAACCCCCCATCGTATAAGACATCAATAACGCCCGAACGCCCTTAATCTTCTCCGTAGCCAACCACGCGGTAGAATCAAGGACAACATTTCTATCCTCCTCCGAAAGATCACTAAACCGAGAACATAGACAGAAGCTATCAATGCGCAAAGCATACCACACACACGGATGGACTATCTCCTTAATAGCTGACAAATCCAAGACCTGTAGGCAAACAGGCTTTGATACAGAGTAACCCTTCTGAATCAAAGCCTTCTCGAACTCCGCAAGATAACGCAAGGCGCGCTGATAATCCGCTATGACAACCTTCCCCCCACGACCCGACGGCTGAAGCAACGACGACAAAAATGACGGCTGATATAAAGCCTGCTTAGACGCCCATAAACGCTCGTAATCTGCCTTGACCATATATTAAAAGTTTTTCCAAATAAGCAAAATACCATTATAAGTGCTACAGAACGCTACGGCGACTAAAATTACAGAAGCCATGAAATCAACGGAGTTGAAGTAGCTCTGACGGAACAACCCAAAGAATAAAACCCCAGCAGCCCCAAACAATAAAAGACCACAGACGAATAGCAAGAAGCCAAGAAAAAGCTCTGAGACAAATCGAATAACCATAGCTGTTACCTCCTAAGACACCCAACACACTTCAAAACCGTTCGTAGCTCGTCTGCAGAAGTCACCGTACCTTCAAATACGGTAGCTAACCCACCAAAATCCGCCGCATCATAATAGTCACTTGCCAAAATCAGACAATAATGACCCCACGGACTACCCCCTGTATTCCCATCCTCGATGAGAACAAAAAAGCCTCCGCTGTAGTCAAAAGCAGAACAGTGCGCCACTATATCAGCATAGCCACAATTCAAACCATCAGTAGCCACTAACAGCTCATCCACATCCCGAAGATCCTTCGGAACCGGAACAATACCTGTCTCATCGTAAAACTGCCTCTCATTAGAGGTAGCTACATCCAACCAATCCATGAAAAATTACTTCTTTAGAGTCTTCTTCTGCTTAACAGCCTCCTTACGGACCGTATCCATAGCATCCTGAACAACACCCTGAATATCACCACCCGTTACAGAAACCATCTGATCCTTATCGAACGCCGGACGCATCCAATCATCAAACAAACGATAACGTCTATGCCATTCCGGATTATAATAAAACCCACCTAAAGAGGTGTTAGAAATAACATGAACATCATGCTCCTCTGCAATAACCATCAAGGACTGCACAAAGGAACCAACATCAAGTAAAGACATGCTCTTAGCCAGACTCGACGAAAGACCTACATGAATATAAGTGAGATGTGGAGCTAACTCCGTAAAGACATCTAACGCGGCCCCAATGTCTGAAATCGGGTTGAGGTCCAACCACGTTAAGAAACGAGCCGTATGGAGAGATTTGAGACCATCAACGAGGACCGAACGAGGCGACGCTCCTACGCGCTGACCAAGCATGGCAGGAAGAGTCGTGCCGAAAGAAACAATGCCGCGACGAATACCAAGCATCGCAGCATAACCCGGATACTCCTTAGCCCAATCAAGATGATCCGTAACAAAAGTCGCCGGAACACCCATAGCATTACACAACGAGAAAGAACGACCTGTAAGCTCCAGAAGCTCTTCTCGCATAGGGTCCGCAACCATAGAGAAGAAGACACCACCATTAGCCCGAAGATCATCAAGATTCTCCACAAGCTCCTTCTCAAAAACATGATAAGCATCCTCCGTGTTCTTAAAGCACCGCTTCAAAACAGGAGACAACACAGGAGTGTCTAACCCAATGTTAGACTCGCTGTTAAACCAGCAAGCAGACGTCCGCTTCCCAAAAGAGTAAAAGTCACACGCCCAAGAAGTGTAATCGCAACCGACACCAACCGTCTTATGTAAAGCCTTATTGGAACCCATAATATTAAACCAAACAAATGAAAAACATTACCAACTTCAACGTACGACAGCACATAAAATCGTCAATGAGTTGCAAACCAGTCGCGAATGAAGTCAAACACCTCGCCAAAGAAGGGAAGAACAGACGAAACAGCCTCCTTTTTGTCGGGAGTAGCAAGGTTCCATATAAACATAACCGTTATATAGACAAACCAAAAGCCAAAGCAATAAAGCAACCGAGCCTTCAAGACCTCCCACCGAAGACCTAAATAACTAACCGAAAAATAGTACTTAATAGGAATAGCCATCGGCACAGCAAAGGTGAAAAGAGCATAAAGAATAACCGACAGGATAACTCCAACCGTACACTGATCTGCCGTAAGGCACGTATCTGCGTCAAGAATAGGATAACACGAAATACCCCAAAGCAAGAACGACAACAAGGCAAAAATAACCAGCGAACCAGACTCTACAACAATATTGAAAAGAATCTTGAAAAGAGAAGAAAGAACCCCACCAATACCAGACGACTGCTTCTTTGAGGACTCCTCATGCAAGAGAGCTAACACTGCATCATCAAAACCACTCTTGGCCTTAGCTTTAGCAAACATAGAATTGAAAATTAAAAGTTAAACACCTACTTAAGTCACTGCAAATGTATGTTAATTAATTTAATCTATCAAATAAAATTAAAAAAAAGTGACCCGAATGTCACTTTTAATTACATGTAGGTGATTATATACAATTCTACACTGCATATATTGGCGTTTCACCGACTTCGTAACCTCCGTCTCCACGCCCCTCAAACCGCCCCACCGACGGCAGTATCTCCACTAAACCCGCACGCAAAATGTTGATGGCGGCATTTAAGTCACGGTCGTGGACCGTACCACATTGTGGACACGTCCAAGATCGGTCCTTAAGTGTAAGACCATCGTTCTTATAACCGCAACAACCACAAGTCTTGCTGCTCGGGAAGAAACGGTCGATCTTTAAAACCGTCTTACCAAGCCACCGCGCCTTGTAATCCAAGACACGAACAAACTCGGACCAACAAATGTTTTGAATGGATTTAGCCAAACTGTGATTACCCATCATACCCTTAACATTCAAGTCCTCGATAAACACGGCTTGGTTCTCACCCAGTATCGAGTTGACTGTATGATGGATAAAGTTATTAATCAAATTACGTTTCTTAGCATATAACTTATTGATTTTAAGTCTTATCTCCGCACGGCGTCTACTGCCTTTCTGGCGGCGGGACTCGATCTTCTGCAGACGCGATATGCGGCGATCTATAACATCCGCGAAACGCGGATTAGGTATCTTACGTCCATCGGATGTAACTATGAAGTCCTTCAACCCCAAGTCAAGACCAACGCACTTAGACTGGCTTGTGATAGGCGCGGGTTTAAGCTCAAGAACACCCGTCTCCACAAGACAACTAACCCAATAACGTCCGCAACCATCGCAGCTCACCGTGATGTTACGTAACTGCCCTTTGAACCGACGATCTTGCTTATATTTAATCAAACCGATTTTCGGCAATTTAATGTGACGCGTTTCTTGGTCTACAGAGCAGAAGGGAACCGAAAATCTACACGATAATTTACTACGATGTTTGGACTTAAACTTTGGGTAACCCTGCTTGATCTTAAAGAATTGCTGATAAGCACTATCCATGTCATAGACTGCCTGCGGCAGACATACATGCGGAACAACACGCAACCACTCATGCTCTTCCTTAAGACCTGTAATTAACTTGATGCAGTCGAACTTAGACAACGTCGTCTTATCCGCCTCATATGCCTTTATCTTAGCAGCAAGTGTGGCGTTATAAATGAACCGACAACAATCGAACGACTGACGCAACATCGCCTCCTGCGTCTTGTTCGGATAAAGTCGGTATTTATAGGCACGCTTCATGATGCTAATATAGTTGTTTATTTACGTCTATGCAAGCTGTTAGTGCAAAATTGTATGTAATCACCTACATGTATTTCTGCTCCCAAGCTTCAAGAGCTGATTCTAACTCAGGAGGAATTAATTCTGAACGATCGATATCCCTAATCGTAGTCAGAAAAGACTCAATGCTACTAACCAAAGGACGAGTATCTGTCAACAACTGAGCCTCAGCAAGATCAACAGCCTTCAAGCAATCGAATCTGTCAAACTTGCCAGAAGTATGCAGAAGAATAAACTCCTCAGCATCTGAACTATAAGGACGACGTTTCATCGGAGACTACCATGAAGTATTTACCCAACTTGTTCTTGGAGATGAAAGCCTGAAAGGCCGGATCATCATCCTCTACATCCGGAACCTCAAAAACATAATCAAAGAAGGTCTTCACCTCCGGCTCCAAGCCTGAACGCATTTTTATATAGGCTCGTAAACTCTTCCGAAACTCAGCAGGCTCCGTGTTCCGTAACTGAGAAACAACCTCAAAGCACTTCTTAGCTACTCGAGCATCCGACCATACGGTAAGGTCGGAATCCAAGGAAGCATCCTGAACAGAATACAAAGCCATCCGAAGAAGAGTGGAATCCCCATGAGCCTCTTCCATAGCATCAATAGACAACTTACGACCATCGGCACTATAACCCTTAACACCACCACGAATACCATCAAGAAGCCGATTCTTAACGCACCCACGGACATAAGTCTCAAAAGATACATGTGTCGAATTGGCATACCGATCGATCAATGTCATATACGGAATGCCGTCGGCTGCTGCTTTGGCATAGTCACCATCAAAATAGTACTTCTTGCCGTTATAACGACACTTAGGCTGTAAGTACTGCTGGTAGAAGATGTAGACCAAATCGGACCAGTCTCCACCAAAGGTAGGCCAGAAACGATGGATGTCCATCTCGATAGCATCCTGAATGAGCTTAAACATGTAGGCCCGAAGGTCCTCTAAAGACATGTCGTAGCTGCCAATGCCACGACGACCTAAGCAATGAACCCAGATATTCTTCTCGGTATACCCTAAGCCCATCAACTCAACCTCCGTATGACCACGGAGAAACTGATACGATTCCTGATTCATGTTGTGTAGTATAGAGCTGCCAGCAACATCGCCGACAGCACCACAAAACTACAAAATAGAATTCAAAAAAACAAAGAAAAGTTGCTAAAACTATGACACTTTCTTCTTAGAACCGCCGAGAGGCAAGCTAAACACCTTCGATAAGTCTCCCGTAACTGACAACTCGTCAAGAACATTCATGACATCAGCAGGAATGCCAAAAAAGTCGCAAACATCTAAAGAGCCAAAGAAATCGCCCGAAACATCCTCCTCGACAAACTCGACGGACGAAAAAACCGACGACGGCCAATCGTCAAAGATCAAATCAAACCTATCGCTCTCTACGGACTCCCGAATAAAAGCATCTGGAGAAACACGACAGGTGCGTAAGGAGCACACAGGAACACCCTCCATAAGACCTACAATAAGACCATCTAAAATGTAAGCCAACGTGTCCTTAAAGAACATCTTAAAGGCATCCGGGAAAACCAAACGACGAACATTAGCAGGCAAACCACAACGCAAGGCATTCACGAACTTCATAGTATACTCCCGGATGAGATCCACAACACCTATGAAAAGCGTAGAACATGGCCACTCGGACTGGATAGTATACGCCAAAGGAGAACCCGGAGTCTGAGTTAAAGAAACACCATCCAAAGCACGACAAAGAGTCTTCATGACCCACACCTCCCACTCAGACGACACTACACCAACATGGGAATGTGTGCCCCTATCAAAAATACCTCGAAGCAAATCATTCGAAACGTCAATGCCAAGCTGGAATCCAAAGTCATACGGATGAACGACACTTAAATTAAGGCTCCCTAACAGGCAATCAATAATATCACTGGCATGTACCCCATAAAGAAACGACGTCTGCAACTTAGCATGCTTAGTAGTGTCACCATACAAAACTAAGTTCTCAAGAAGAGCCTTGAAGCCCTCAACTGAATCAATACGACCATCACCAAAAAGAACCGAAAAGATGACATTATGAGTAGCCGTAAACATTACCACCCAAGTACCACGATCCGGATAATCATCAGACGGATCAGGAGTGAAAAAGCCTATACTCCCAGCAGATAAGTACCGAAACGCCCGAACCCCATCGACATCTGCCTCGAAATAATCCATAACAGAACTGTTCAACCCATCAGAATGAGCGATAAACCAGTCGGAAACCTTCTTCATCTGAGCCTGAACAGAATCTAAGGTGAAGTCCTCCTTAAACAGAAAGCAACACCCGTCCACCGGACGACTTGCAAGATCACTCATTAGACGGCAAGAAATTAAGAACAACAGGCGACAACGAGTTACCCCACTCCACGGACGTAGACCGAAGATGAACCAATAATGACTCCACAAAAGCATCCGTGAACTTCGACATAGTACTTTCGAGAGTATAAAGAGTATGTGCCTCAAAAGCCTTATCGAAACGACGATAAACAGACTCGTACATCAAACGCAAAAAACGAAGCATCATCATAACCTCCTCCGGATGAGTGTCAAGCCGCAACTCAGAGTAAGTGCTATAAAACAAAGGACAAACCTTCTCCATGAAAAAGTCTAACCCCTCCAAAGACGACGAACCAGCATCCATAGGAACTCTAAAGGTAGACATCAGACCAAAGAAATTAACCATCGAGAGCACACTGAAATACTCAGCGCATACCTCTGCGCATACCACAGCATTGGCATTGGCCAATGCAGGAATACACACATCCGGAGCAGCAGTAGCCTCAAGATTTATATTCCTGAAAACCCTACTCGTCCTGCCTCGCAAACGAGAACGGTAAACATCCTCCTGATGGCCCATGATATCACGATAAGAACCCCCGGAAACCCACCGCCGAAGCGTATGAAGATATTTCAAAGGCTCAGAACCCGAATGATGGAACTCAAAAATAAAGTAACCCCTATTGCACTTCAGTAAAACACGCCAAAAAACAAACTCAGACGATTCCGGCGAGCTAAGCGTATACTTCCGAGCCCAGATGCCCTCTTGAGGTAAACAGACAAAATTACCCACATGTAAGCCCGCAATGGGCATGGAATCCTCACTGCAATTAGCCGCCTCCCACCGAAGAACATCGAGCATCTCTGCAATAATAACATCCCGAGAAGTCGATAAGTCCCAACGACGATAAATATCACACCTAAAAGGATATGATCCTAAAACCTCTTCGCACATGACCATTAAAAATGATTGTTAAATTAATCGTCGGCGCATAAAGCCTTGCCGCGACGACCTCGGTGGTATCCACGTAAAGAAGCAAGCTCCTCAAGACGAGAACAACGCTCGCGAACAGAGGCAAGATACAAACCCAACTCCTCAGCAGTCATGAAAAAAGTGTAATTATCGCTCTTAGTCCAAATACTCTGCGCCATAGACTCTGCAATACCCGGAGCCTCCCTCTCTGCACCAAAACTCATAAACAACTCCTAAAAGTTAACACCCACATTAAGAGTCCAAGCATACTTATCATCGAACCGAATGCCTCCCAGACCCACCTTATACTTCTGCCGGAAATCCAAGCCCACAAAGCCTGTCTGTGTCCGGAAATCCAAACTCGTGCCCACCATAACCCACGGCGTAAGCAACCGAGGCTTGGAAACAACCTCACGGACAGTCATAACCTCCTTAAATAAAGGAACAATGTCTGCCGACGCTGCCTGAATCTCATTCTCGGAAACAACACACCGAACCTTAAAAGTCCCCGTCGTATCTGTACTGAAGTCCAACTCATAATGATATCGAGCAAAGTACTTCGACAAGACGGCAACGGTGTCAACCGGAACATAGACGGGAACACCAACCGTATCAACCCGCAAAGGACTGCCCTTATCAATGAAAACCGGAGTCGGCTTGTCGAAAGTAATCTTCACAGGAACACCCGGAAGATACTTCACGACCGTAGACTCCGTAACACTTACTGAACGAACCCCAAGATAGTAACCACTACCAAAAAGTAGGGCTAAACCCAGAAGCACGCAGACAAACTCCCATATATTACTACGTTTCATGTAGTAAGTAAACGTAAACTACAACACTAAATTACACCATCAACCTCAAACCACCCTCTGTCATACCTAAAGCGTACTCTCTGGCTTCGATATCAGATAACCCAGAAGCAATAGCAGAATCAAACCACCCCCAGAAATACTCCTGAATTTCAGGACTCCAAGACATAATACACTTATCAATACAATCCATATACATGAGATTAAAAACAAGACCCGAAACTCCCAAGACAGAAGAATCAGGTCCTGAATAATATGACAATAAAAGGCTACTCAAAAGTCATAACCAAAGGCTCCGGATACCCAACAGTAAAATTATAAGATTGAACCGCCGTGACATCCTTCAAAGCCTTGATGGTTATCTCATGCTTACGAGTAACACCGTAAGTGGCCATAGCATACGCCTCCAGCTTAGACAGGAAGTCTTTAAGCTGAACACACGTAAGTATGACTTGAGAACCATCGAAGCCATAGAGTGTAAACTCAACATCATCAGCTGAGTCCTGAGCCTGCAGCCGGAACAAAGACCGAGACGACTTACCAAGCCAAAGATTAACCCCATTAACACTACAAGTGTTTACCTCCTCGCTACTATCATAAGCATAGAGACCCGCAAGGGCTACCGCCTTTGCATCCTCTAAGATAATTACCGGATCACGAAGAACAGGACGACCATCCTCATCCTCTACAATCTCCTTACCTTTAGACTGACCATCCAACAGCGACTGCCACTCCTCATCCGTAAGCTCTATGCCATTTTTAATCTTGACGTCGTAAAAACCACCGTCGCCTTTCTTCCACCACATCATAACTATGTAAATTTTTTAACAATCACCCTGTATTAACGTCTATGCTATTCCTAACTTCGTCTTCAGCTGAGCAATAAAGTCTACATCCTCAAGCAACTCGTCAGCCGACTTTACCCCGATATTTGTACGAGCCTGTTGCTTTTGAACATCTGTTAGATCTTGACTTACATTATATCTTACAGAATCAAAATGCAAGTCTGTGGCACTAACAGCTGTGAACTGTTTAGTACTTATATTATAGGAAAATTGACTAACCAAACTAACACCACTCCAAGCATTAAAGTATATTATATTATATTATTAGAATAGACTGATTTAAGAAATACAGAAGCTTTTGAATAACTCTCAGGAGTATTGGTTAAAACTATACCATTGGCATTCTCAACAACGGCAGCCGTAGAATCATCCAAAATCGTACCCAGTAAAGAATAATCTACCTGTACGAAGTCTAAACCTATATTAGATAAGACCGTATTTTTTTGAGTATCAGTAAGATTCTGACCTTCACTATACCTTACAACATCAGTAGCATAACCAGCCGAAATCAAAGAAAGTTTTTTGCTGGTATGAGATAAAGTCAGAACAAACCAAACTCTTGCGTTAAACTCGCTGACAAAAGTAGTAGTAACAGTATTAGAACTACCCACAAAATACAAAGATGGCGCATTATTTCCATCCGGGACGTTCTCTAAAAACACACCTTTAGCGGTCAGTAACTTATTATAAGTACTATCATCCAACGTAGAGCCAATCAGTGAATAGTCTACGTGCACCAAAGGAAGCCCGATATTAGACAGGGCCATGTCTTTTTGAGTATTGGTTAGATTCTGATTCAAATTACTTACTACTAACTTTGATGTCTGAACTAAGCTAAGTGTCTTATTCGGAATGTTCAAAACAAAATAATTTATATCCTGAAAATTCTCGATAGAAGAAAAAGTAATAGTACTGACTAATTTTGACCCAACAGTAAATACTACTGAGCGTATGTAATCATCAGGAGTATTAGTCAAGATAATCCCTTTGGCATTTACAAGCTGAGACAGTCTATCGTCGGATAAAGTAGTCGCTAATTCAGAGTAATCTACAATGACAAAATCAAGACCTATATTAGACAAAGCCGTATCCTGCTGCGATGTGGTTAAATTCTGAACCTCGGCGTATCTTACCGAACCTCCATAAGTTAAACCGGAACTTAGACCTGACAATAATTTTGTAGACTTGTTAAGTGCGAATATAGAATACGTATTTCCCGTAACAAAGCTTACGAAGATACAAGACCCAGATGTATTATTGCCTTTAATGAAAACCGTCGGATTCCTGTAATCGGATGGTGTATCAACTAAAACAATACCTCGGGCATTATCAACAACTGCAAGCATCTCGTCCGACAGTGTAGTACCCAAAAGAGAGTACGGAATTCTAACAAGATCAATACCTATGTTGCCCAAGGCTTTATTCTTATTATCATCAGAAACACTACTCTGATCACGATCAAAAGAAACCGCACTCGGATCGTATAAGTATGCGAAACTCGAAGTAATAACCCCGGTCGCCTCATTGACATTCAAAGCCGTACAGAAACTGTTGCTGAACTGTCCGTAAAAACGACGGCTACCACCTGACGTGATAGAAAAATTATAGAGTAAGCCTGTCTCCTGCACCAATAAGGCGGTGGCCGAAAGACGTGCGGCTTTCTCATCGTCCGAAACAGCATCCGAGGAACCAATAGCAGACTCCGAGATCACATGAACCTTCCAACCTAAATTCTCGAACGCCTGTGATTGTTGTGCACCCGACAAAGAAGTAAGACGATCAAACCTGAGGGCTCCTGGATCATTTAAAAACAAATTACCATTAAAAACAAATGTTTTCGACGCCTTCTTATAGGAACAATATAAAGCCAAAGTATTAGACCACAGGCTATAAAAAATAGGCTCGGGTACACTCGCAAAATTGGAAGATGTGAAAATATGATTATCTGCATTATATATACCCACGCCAGTATTAGTACCATCAACAGTCAGTAAAACAGCAGCTCCTGCCAGTAACTTAGCATCCTCCTCATCCGTGAGAACGACAGACGTTGCACCCTCCGGGAATTTTAATACAACCAAGTCTAAACCTAAGTTTGACCAAGCCTGCTCCTGCTGCGCACTCGTCAAAGCTGGATTTTGGACGGTAAAATGCAAGCTCAAAGCATCTTGAAAATTGTAGCTATTAAGAGCAGACACCACGCCCGTAGATCGTGTAATAGATAGTATCGCAATAATAGAATTAGACACAGAACGAGTGAAAGTAATCCTATTCGAATCTAAAGTCCCCAATAAAAACAAATCCCCCGTATCAGTAAACAGAAGAACCTTAGAAGCAGCTACCTGTTCTATTTCCTCCGCCGATAAAGTAGACCCTAAAAAGCTACTATCCGTAACATAGACCTTCATGCCTAAGTTGGCAAACGCCTGTGCCTGTTCAGTAGCAGACAGAGTCTGCATTTTTATAGATACCGCATTAGGATCTATGAAACTTGCCGAAGTAAGAAAACGAAATAGTTTAGTGGACTTAGTGTAAATACACTGTAAAATATATCTGTTGTTTCTTACTGCCCAAAAACTTACTTGATCCCCTCCTTGATAGTCACTAAAATATATTTTAGTAAGTACCTCTTTGCCCGCAGCTACCGTGCCACGCAAGATAACTCCTTTACACGACAACAATCTATCCTCCTGATCATCGGTAAGTGTCGCCTGACCATTGACAAGATCGATAATCATCAGGTCAGCACCTATATTTTCCAATGCTTGATTCTGAGCCGAAAGACTCAAAGACTGGGCAATATCCGTCCTAACCACCTTCGAGGCAAAATCAGCAGACGTGACATGATCATTGATGCGCGCCTGAAGATCAACAGAAAGACAATCCCAGTCAATGGAATTCTTAAGAACCGTGGCATGGATGACATTATTCTCGTCTATAGAAATCTGAATCCGATCGCCAATAGAACCAACATATTCCTTGACAAAGGCACTAACCGGAATACTCGTGGTAGTACCATCAGCATTATCAAACTCAATGCTCTCGGTCTCTGCGTTATAACGTAAGGCCAGCTGCTCGATAGGCAAGTCAATCTCTACAGACGCACCAGCAAGAGTCGTGAACGTAATCTTATAAGACGACGAATCGTAAGCCGGAAGACCTACACAAGTATTAAGCAACTCGCGAATGTCAGCATGAGAAGTAGACGACGTATTATGAATAGATATGCTCTCCGTAACAGACTCCAAAGACGCCTTCTTACTCAACTCCTCCGTAACAGACGCCTGTGACATGATAAGATTAGAACTATTACCAGTCGTATCTACAACAGCATCAACACCAACCTTCTGGAGAAGCTCCTCAGTAACGGCATTCTGAGACAGGACAGCAGTAGTACTGTTACCCGGACCCTGAACAATCTCAAAAATATCAACCTGATCTGCAATATACTGCTTGAGGTTATCCGTAGTGACAAAACCACTCAGAAAATCTATAACCTCAGGAAGCGTGTCGATGCTCAAATCAGGAACTGCCGTAAACGAGTCAATAGTATAATCAAGATTCTGTGACAGCTCCGTGGAATTGAACGTCTTATACTTCATCTCCCCAATAGCCCCAACCTGAGAAATAAAGAGTAAGTCCTTCTCGTAAAGATAAGACACCGTAAGCAAGATAGGATAATATCCGGCAGCCCGCAAGGACAAAACCAAAATGCTATTCTCCTGCCCAAGAACGACTGACAAATAAAAAGCATCTGAAACCCCCGAAGCCATAGGCTCCGAGTCTACAACACCATCTACGCTCCGATAAACATCATACATGACAGAACTGCCAAACGACTGACATATACGAAGTAATACCGACTTCTCCTGAAAGGACAATGAAAGTGATTGGGCTGTAGAAGCAACTAAACCCGCAACGGCACTCATCTGAGCAACAGGACTCTCCAAGGGACGATAAGTTACAAGAGACATGCGCAACACAATTATTTAACGGATATATAATTGCTACCCCACCCTACAGACATTAAAACATAACTAACAAAAGCAGACCACATTAAAGTGATCTGTAACTCCTACGTAACTAACTCTCCTGTCGCATCCGTCGAAGAACTTCCTGCCACTCGCAATCCATGTCGCGCCAATAGGTATAACCCTCCGGAGTCATACAAAACTGAAAGGCCTCGAGAATGTAAAAAGGAGGCCGACTGACCGGATCACAAACATAGGAATGAAAAGACTGACGACCCAAATTAAACGTGAACTTCTCGAAAGCTCCTCGATCCTTCAGAAAGGACTCAAATGCAATAACAAATCTGTTGTTAACAAGCATGACCATTAATAGCTAACCCAAGTGAATGTCAACAAAAAGCATCGGCGTGAAGACAGTATTAAACAAATAAGCAATATCCTAACAGTGAGCCGACTCGACAACTCGGATGATACGTAAAACTCTAAAATGCCTACTCAACGTGAATTTGAATCCCACGACCAGAATCCCACGTAGACTTCAAAAGAGAGTACAACTTCTTAAACGTCTCACTGCTCTGCATGACTGCACCTACAACCGTATTGCGACCCACAAGAATACAACCATCCGTATCCTCCGGATAATTGCCGATATGAATGAGAATGCCCTCAAAGCCCGGAACCCCTACCAAACGTGGCAAGTAACCATCACAGAACGAATACTGAGCACGCTGAGAATACTTAGGTGACTTAACGTTCAATGTGACAGAATAAGTACCACGAGGAATAGCTGTCTTACCATAAACCTTCTTCGAAGCAATCTCCGACTCTGACATGTCAGCGGTAAGACCCCTATCCACATCCTCCATCGTGTCGCAGAAAAACTCACCATCGACATACAATTTCCCGATGGTATACTTCGGTCCCTTAAAATGCCGATCCAAAAACAAATGCAAGTCTTCCATATCCTCTATTCACTAAATGTTGCTGATATGCCATAGAAACCAACCGCCTTGCCATAACACAAGGCCACACGTGCAAGATGATCTACACCCGGAGGAGTCGTAGGCTTATTAAGTGTTAAAGCCACAGATACATCCCACACTCCAGCAGTAGAAGACTCAGCATAAGTAATAGCTCCTACTGAAACCCAGTAATCAGAAGCCACAAGCGCAGGTGCATGGCGCACAAAAGTAGTGCCGAGATCGTAGATAGAAGCTGACAACGTATCAACATGAGCTAAAAAATTGGGATATGATACTGTGAACTTAGCAACCTGCGTGGATGGATTATCACTATAAACATGCACATACTTATTCGACGCCGTACCTGTAATAACAACACCACCCTGTGTGAAGGTTAAAACCGACGGTGTAAAACCAGACGGAGGACTCGTCAAGTCAAAAGTGAGACGCATCGTGCGGGTATAAGACGTCAGATTATCTGTATACGACAAGGAAACAGACTTATTAAGAACATCCTGTGACGGGACGACCGTCACAACATCATCCGTACCATCATTCCATGGAATAGATAATGGCCCAGTGACCGATAAAACCTTAGCTTGTTTAACTATTCTTTGTGACATACAAATAATCCGTTGAAGATCCATACCTACCGTATACCAAGTTCGTCGGGTAATAACCATCTGACGGACGGAAATAAGTCCCAGTACCTACTGCCGTAAGACGATAGTACACCTGTACCGCAACAGTCGACTCCCAGAACTGCGGAACCCACCTATCCGACGACGCTACCCAAGAGTTAAAACCACTCTCAATAGTCATAGTATAATCCCCGGAAACCGCCTCCAAAAGACTGGAAATAGGAATTGCAATAGCAACCTGAGCCCCACCACTACTCAAAACAAGAATAGAGTTTGACTCAATAGTCCGAGTATGACCATCGTAGGACAATACCAATGTCGCCTTCGCGTAACTTGCATAAATAGACTCCCACTCACTCGTGGGAACTACAAAGTATAAACTACCAAACTCTGTAAAACCGCGACCAGTGCGATAAACACTAAAATGGTAAATTTTATTTGATAAATTAACATTGTTGCTGAAGGTGACCGTAATGGCGTTGTCGTACTCCACATATGAAGAGCCCCCACTTGAAATCACACGCCGCGTATAACTAAGTGTTCCCGGATAAAGACACGTCGAACCACCTGTAACAACCATACCATTAACAGCGGTATCCTTTACCGCCTTATAATGATTCGACGCAGAAAGAGAGCTTCCCACAGAAACATCGAAATCATCTACAGAAATAGTAGTATCTACTGTCTTAGTATAACCAGAAACGTATGTCAAAACTCCATGAAGAATGAACTGATAGCGCACAACGGCATCATAAGGCTCAAGCAAAATAGAAGTCTGGACAGGACGCGAACTACCACCTGCATCCAGATCCAAATAATACAAGGATGACTGCTCATCGTAAGTATTAGCATCCCGGGTGATATGACCCGCATCTAAGGCATAATATGACATAGCAGCCGTATAGGTAGCATGAAGACTAAAGTAAGCACCGAAGGATGCCTCAGGGACTGCTGGAACATTCTCGTCCGCAATAATAGGGCTGGCGCAAGTCAAAACATAATCTACACCGCCAACATCATTAGCCTCCGTAGTTAACCCAAGACCACTCCCATCAAAGACCATGGGATAATCCGAAAATGGATGAGAAGCCGATACTGACACTGCGAAGCCTTCCGGAAGCGTGACATCTGAACCTATATAAGCCTTCTCGATACTCCCATCTGTGTAAACCTTCTCCACATAGGGCCTATGAAACCGACAAGTGTAATTATACTGCCTATTGTAGGCATAACGCAACTTCCGAGAAGCATGGGACGGGGACGCCATAGGCTCCTGATTCAGCAAAGGCGCAAACTGATCATCATTGCTACTCGTAAGCGAATAAGCCTCGTAACGTATCCAACCCCAATTGCTGAAAGTAACAGCACCCTGTGAAACCGTAGTCGACGCCCGAAGCTGACCCTGCTGAACCCAAATCTCCGCAAAGTTGCCCGCAACACTCGTATTATCCCACGACGACAACGTCGTAACCGTAATCGAAATAGTCATCCCAGAAACAACAGGCTCCGAAACAGAATACAAACTATCATTAGACGTCCCATACTGAAGCCAGTTAACCGGGTCCTGATCCTCAGTGTAAATAGACGCGGTAGTAGTGAAAGTCAAAGTCGTACTAACACCCTTCTTTGCACTAAACACATAAGACGCAGCAGACGCAGACAGACTATTAGCACGCTGGCGAATGCGAATACGAGACCGAACCAGACTATCAACACCATCGGTGGTGTCGTAAATATCAACAGACCGCTCTCGAACTAAAGCAGAAAAGTTCTCAGGAGAATAAACCTTAACTGTATCCAAAGGACCAGTCGTGCCTGACGAATCCAAATAAAAAGAATCTGAACTCCCATCCCCCCAAGCATAACCTGACGCAGAAACCAAAGATCGCGGAACAGCTGCACCAGAACCAGAAGAAGGAATGTTTATTGTCTTAACAGAACGCCTGCGAGCCATGAATAAAAGGAATTTAACGGATATATAATTGCAGAATAGCCCCACTCTATAAATAAGCAAAGGAGAGTACCTAAGTACCCCCCCCCCTACTTGGTATACAAAAACGACCACTCTGTTTACGCAATCGACCAATCGCTATTAGAAATCACCTGAAATGAAGCCCCATTGTCGGAACCACCTTTCTGACCAAGAGTAATCGATGCCGTCGTGGTACCCTCCTCGTTGATGTACAGATAAGCGTCACCAGCATTCTGAGTAATAACCGTCGAGTGATACTGGCCTGCACCAGCAGACGTGCCGCCATTGTCGGCCACATTTAAAGTGGCAGTACGATTACTGATCGTGGTATTCTCCGGAACGGAGAAAACAATACTAAAGTCGTAAGCTGCTACAGCACCCGGGTCTCCCGTAATCGCTGCACCGTTAGTCACAGAAACCCCACCGGCAGTGTAATTCTCCGGAAGCGTAATAGGAAGCGACGGAGAAGCACCAAGAGAGAACGTGAGCTTGGTGGAATTCGATCTACCCGTAATAGTGAGATTACCTCCCCCTTTGCCGATAGACGACGTGTTAGAAGTAAAGGTCACAAACTCTGCCAACGGAGTCTGAGCAGCCGTTACAGTACACGGGGCAGGACCCGTAGCGGAAATCGTCATCGCATACGACCGCGCAACACGACCAGTATGCTCCGTACCAGTACAATTTACAGTTTCATTACTATTTCCCGACATCGGGACAATAGTCAACCAAGCAGGCTTTGCCATAACAAAAAGAGTTTAAACTAAAAAACTATTCTATATTCCAAGATCGATTGCTAAAAACATCAAAACTACCGCTCGACCCATTCGGGCTCGCAAGCCAAACAACGCTCGGATCAACATGCAAGTAACCATCCTTGTCGAAAATGAAGGCAGCATGCGGATTCCCCCTAACCGCCAAATCAAAACCTCCCGCACTACTCAAAAGAGGGGCATCATAAGCATCCTGAAAGCCTAACCACAACGAACTATCATACCACTTCGAAACAACAGACGACGCAGGAGGCGTAGTAGACCAAACATCACTTACAAGGTTGCAAGGAAGATACTCCCTAATACAGCGCAACGACGAACCCGAAACCTTAAACTCCGACGGCAGCACATACGACACAGGATCTCCCTGATTCCACATGCGCTTAAATAAAGATTCGTCAACAACAGAATTAAACAAACTGAAACGCTGAACAACACCACTAAATAAATCCGAACCTCCTAACCCCGAACCAATATTCAACTCCGACGAAATGAAAGACTCGGACAAAGTCGGAGAGTAAGCATAAGATACCCCATTTATGTTCAACGACACCGCGCCAAACTCTGAAATGGAAACCCCTACCACATACTGCTGATGAGGACGCACTACGAAGCTATACTCATCGTCTACAGGAAAAAGAGAAGAATCCTTAATGTAAATGCCAAAAGGACGACCCGCATAGCTTCCAAAACACTCAACATACTGAAGCGTGGCGACATCAGACCCCGTCGCAAAAACAACCCACTTGGTGAACGGAAACACAAAAGAACTACCTCCATCCGCCGAATAGAAAGACCCGGACGATGTATCAGCACCCTTGTGATGAGACCTAACCTGACAGGCTGCAACAGGTAACGACAAACTATGCGACAACACGATAACCCCTAATTAAAATAGTAAATGACAGCACGACCATTCAAAAACTCTATAGCATACTGTCTATTCGCTGAAAGATCCTGCCACCCCGCAACCGGAATCAAGGAACCCCAATCTATAGTGGTGCCATTAGACGACGTGGTGAAATAAACAACAGACAGCTTAGGAGAACTCTCTATAGACGAAAAAGTCAAAGAACTTAAAACACCGCAATTGTAAATACGATACCCCTCTACTGCAATAGTCGGAGTAGGACCATCGACCGTTACAATTGTAGGAGACGACAAAGTCGCAAGCTCCCGCGTGACTGCAGCCTGAGACATCACGGCAGTCGTACTGCTACCCGGAACCTGAACAACCTCAATGGACGAACCACCGCCACCCAAACCCGTTAAAAGCAACCACGAATCCGTAGAAACAACACTCTGCTGCTCGCGATTATAAACAAGACGAAGAACCCGAACACACTTAGCAGACGAGATAGTCTCTGTATCAAACCCCGGATTGCCAAACTGAACCGACAGAATATCAAAAACCCCAGACGCCGAATCGGACGAAACAACCCAGTAATAAGCCTTGGCGGACGACGTAACCGTACTCACACCAACACAGTCCAAAAGCCAACCCTCCCGGAACCAGTCACACAGAATATTAATGACCTTCTCCATACGAGTGTCCGGAACAGGAGGAGCCGGAGGTGTGGGAGCCGGAGGACAACAACATGACGAACAAGACCCAGAACCTGTCGCAGGACGCACAACAGGCATCTCATACTCCGACGTCAAAAGAAGATCATCCGGGATGTTATTCGTGGACGACGAACACACAATATGAGGTCGGTCAGACTCACTCCCTAACCCGGAGATCAACTTCTGGTAATCTGCACTCGTCAAGTTCCCAGACGAGAACATGGCGGTCAAATACGGTATTAACTGAGAACGAAACATGCCAACACTTTGAATTTATGGGATATATAATTGCTTAACCCCAGCAACAAAAAAAAGTGAGCCCAGTATAAACTGGACTCACTTACGATAAAAAAAGAAACGCCCCTAAAAAGCCGTCTCTACAAAATGGACATCCGCAAGCAACGCCGAAGACCGAAAAGGATAAAGACCATCCTCACGTGGCTGAAGAAGCAAAATACTATCAGGATACCCTAAAAGATCCCGAAAACAAGCCATTTCACCATCCTCGCACACAAAAGTCCCCGTAACCCACCGACGCGGATTGAATGACAGAGGAGCCTGAAGTAAATAACGACGACCCGGAATAAAAGACTTCACGCGCGTGTCATGCCTAACTGAATGCATAACTCCCCGAAGATCTGGTAAGACCTCAAATCTGAAACCACGAACACTACTCATAGCTACACTCTAAAACCTAATATTAAGATTTGATAACTCCTTAGAACTCAATAGCTTAGCTCGATCTGAGGAAATATAACGAAAATGTATATCTCCACAGATGACCCACAAAACAGGAGGCTGCTCCTCATGTGTCTCCACCAAAACAATTCTGCCTACATCGCCATCCTTCTAAGAAGAATAATTAGAATACGCAGAAATAGCATCCGGCTCAACAGTCACATAGGAACCAATTAACCCATCACGCATAGATCTACTTCATTGCATCGTGATACACCTCCTTATATGAGGACTCAGGAACTCTCACCATATCACGATGGATAGTCCGAAGCCACTCATCTTCTACGTTAACATACAAGCTATCTTGTGTCTCAATAATCCCCGGAATCTGACACTTAGGATCACGCAAACCTAAGAGCAACCCTACATAAGACATAGAAACCGTAGGTAGGGATTCTAACTCCACCCAAATAGTCCTACCAAGCTCCGACGACGAAGGAATAAAGTGATTAAAATTAGAACACTTAACCCAACCCGACATATCAGCGTCACTCCAAAACTCCGTAGGCAAAACCGGACCAACAACATGAGTGGATTTATGCTTATAGGACTTAATTGAGTACTTCCGCACAAAGCAATCCTCTAAAACTTTAGCTGCATCTCGACACTGAGCCCACATGAGAAGCTGACAACCAAGCTCAGACGCACAAGGTATTCGATAATAAACATTCATGGAACTAACTCCTTCCTAAATTAAACATATGAGGCAACAAACTAATCCACGTAAACCAAAAAGACAAGTCCATAACAGTTAGCAATTCAACCGAATCATCAGCATCCATACGAAATAAGGATATGTCAGTACCAGACAAAAACAGCAAATTATTCCTATGAAGAATACTCCATCTCCCATCAGGCTGCCGCTTAATCGTACAAGAAACACTCAGGTCGTAAGACTGGATAAAATCACAGATCATACGACACAAAGTATACAAGTCTGCCTCGCACAAAGAACGAGACTTAATATCACAGTAGTAAGCGTACTCCCGCAACTCCCTAAGTGAATGGTTGAATTTCCACATATAGAAATCAACCCGTGAATAAGTTAACTCGAAGTCTGCAAACCTCCCGAAGCTCCCACCAACATAGAGCAAGCTACAAGCACATAAAACCATCCGACGAGACGTCACTGAATCATACATCTCAGACCCATCGCATAACTCTGTGATAACAGTATCGTCGTACCAACTCGACGACAAAATGTCCGGAAGCATGTAAATCCACTTAAAGTCCATAGTAGCTGCACTATACCATAAACAACCACGGCGCAACACAATGAAACTATAACGAGTCAAGTAAACCTCAAAGACACCCGATGTATCCAACAAACGGTACTGGCGGAGACCAAACCGACGCAACATGCCACCATCTAAGAACTTGCTAATATAACGCAAAACTTTAGCTCCTCCAGCAATATCCCGAAAACCAGACAACGCCCAAGACTCTAAAGACGCCTGAACATGAGATAATAAATTACCATACTTTGAGTAATTATAAAACCCACGCTGAGTAGATTTAGCACACACAGACTCCAAAGGAGGAGACACATACTTCTTAATCTTCAACACACTCATGGCACTAACACCCCAAAATATTAAACCCAAGCTCCTGAAGCCTACGAATAAACTCCGAAGTAAAAGTCGCACGCCATGCAAACTTGTCAAACCTACTACCACCCATGTTCTTAATATGACGCCGAGTTAAAATATCATATACCTGAACCAAGTAAGAATAGACCGGGAGAAAGGCTAAAATCGACGCCTCCGGGCCCCGTAAATCAAATAAACGAGCATTACGAGACATGGACCCACGACACTCTACAAACTCGAGAGAAAACCACGAAGAACAAACACGCATGAGCTCCCGATGATTTACCGAAATAGCTAACGTAGGAAGAGAAACAGCACAACAAACAATACCCGACTCACTAAAAGACGACGACAAACGCAGAGACAAATAAGACTGAAGCTGACTTGAGACTATGCGATAAACATCCTCTACTCCCTTACTCCTAACTAAAGCATCGCCTACAAAGACAGACCCTAACCCAGACATATAAAAGTCTGGACTAATCCGTCTAACATCACTGTAAGGCTTCGATAAGGAAATACGACGATAACCCATTCTATCAAACAACTACTCTAATCCAACCCACGAAGAATATCTTCCCAAGCACACTCAAGCTCTACCCAAAAAGAACCACCCTCAGGCGTGGTGCTAAATACAAAGGCATGATAAAGAAGATCAGCAGCCGACGTGCGGTAACAGTAATCATTAAAATTCCTGCTACCCCAAATACCACCATTACGACGATCATAAGCCGCAAAGTTTTCTAAAAACTGATCATAGACACCGTGGATCTCCAGAAAGCCTATAAAAAGCTGGCACATATCAACTGACGCCATAACTACTAACTTAAATTAAATGTGTAACCTCAACTGCTGTCGGATCAGTAACCCCATCATTCGCATAGGTGACGTCCCAGACACCCTCGTGCAACAAAGAAGCATCAAATGACTTCGAAAGCCCCATTATAGCACGAACACACATATTACTACCGTAATATTCCCGTGCCTTAGCAATGGCAGACGATACACTCGGAAAACGATCCCAATTAGTCGGATAAGGAACAGATCCCTCATGTAAAAGCCTAAAGCTCCCGTCAGCATAACCCGAAAGAACTACAAAAGCCGTATTAACTACTTGGAGATGACAACGAATGAACTCACCCTCACCATTAGAATCCAATGAGAGAACATCATGAGAAACTACAGACAAAACAGGAAGCTCCAGATACTCCGCAACGCTCAGACCCTTCTGAACATTATAGAATTTATGACCGTTAATCTTAAGCATAACGCAAACACCATATTAAATTCAACAATCAATCGTAATCCCTATCGATCACAACACAAAGGTAGGA